TAGTCCGCTTTTTCTTCCGCGTTGCGCGTAATTGACATGTCGTTGGCCGCTTCCGCAATGCCTGTAGCACGTTGCTTAATTGCTTCTACAACAATGGGGTGGTGGAGGATCAGTCGCCAACCCTCCTGGTTGATACCCAGCGTCGTCGTGTGGCTACAGTGATATTTAGCGCGTGACGGGTGATCACCCTCACCGTCTTCGCCCTCTGGACCTTCCTCCTCACCTCCGTAGGCTTCTGCTGAGCCTTCGGCTTCAATACCTTCAGCACCTGCTTCTGCGCCACCAGCCTCTACGGCAAATTCAGCGATTTCTGGGATGAATGCCATTACCCAGCCCTCCTAACCCGTATAAGACCACCGAATACTTTGAAGAAAGTAGGCCACGGCGAAAGCGACTGATCCATTGGCAGGCCGTCAACCCAGAAGGCGATGCCGGTACCCGCGACGTAATTACCCTCTGAATCCAGGCTGGGGAACAGCAAAACCTGATCCATGTTGCCGTACACCATCGGGTCGCTGACAGTCAGGTGCAGGTCAGTCCTGACGCGCTGAATAAACTCTGGCGACATGACGTCGATGCTGGAACCCCTAATACGTCCGACCTGTGAGATGGCCTGCACTTTACGAATGACCGCCGTCTGCGCCAATTGAATAGGGTTGCCGGTGTCAGGGTCCACCGGCCCATCCTCGCTGCGTGCGATGTGGGCAACAGTGTAAGGTTCGGGGAAAAGCCCCACTACTTGACCATGCCGATACGGTACGTCGCTAACCGGTTTTTCTGCTCTGGGTTCAATGTCAATCCGAAATTCTGCGACAACTCTACCTTAAAGCCGCCAGCAACCTCAGCGGTTTTCAGGTTACCGCTGGCTTGCGTCATGGCCTGCTGCGTCAACTCAAACAAAACTTCCTTGACGTCAGGCGGTACCGTCGCATAACCATGCCAAAAAGTGATTTGCGCCTGGTTGGTGGACTGACCGGCTGGTAAATAGTATTGGTCATTGCCGTAGTAGTAGCCGGGTGTGAAGTAGTCCCAGGAGGCCATGTCACGCAACTGCATCCAACCACCCTTATGCCACACATACTTGTCGGGTGGGATGAGCTGGTATTGGTTGTCGCCAACGCTGAGGGACAGGTTGTCCACCCCTGTCACATACCTGCTAGGCAGACTGATGATGCCCCACGAACCGACCCGCTCATCACTCACAGTGACCCGCAGGTTGGGGTAGATATGCCAACCACAGAACCGTCTGATGGTTCGGCCTGCGGCGCGGAGGAACCAGTCGGGGTCGCTTGAGAGGAACGACTGCCAGTCGGGGTCTGCGCTCGTCGCCAAACCTGGGTACTGGTCATCTGCCGCTGGCGGTTGCTTTGCTAGCGCATTGACCTCATCAGTTGCCGTCCAGGTTGGCTCCGTCACCTTACCTCCCCTGGTAGGTTCTTTGTGCCCTGGTGGTCTTGTGTGGCTTAGGAGCTTCTGTCACTACTGGTTCCGGCTCTGCTACAGGTTGTGGTTCCGGCTCGGGTTCCGGCTCAGGTTCCGGCGTGGGTTCCGGTTCCGGTGTGGGCTGCGTGAAGATGTTGCTGTTGCTTCCCACGTCAGCTGGTGCCGGTTCACCCTTGTCCACCGTCACCTCTGCAACCTCAACACCGGTCGTTTCCTCAACCGCCTGGACAGCCGCCTTAGGCTCCTCCTTCAGCGCATTGAACAACGCCTGCAAATGCGGAGGAACGGGCTGCTTAAGGCTTTTGAGGAGCGCAACCTGCTCCCTAATCGCCTCTGCCCGAGCGAACAACGGACTACGCACGAAAATGTCACCCTCCGGTGGCGGCGACATGCGGCCACCGACTCCTTCTCGCGCAACGATAGAATTTTTTTCTTTGCGACCTGCCATAGCCATCAGCGTATCAATCAGCGCAGTAAGAGTCACGCGGCGCACTGGTGGAAACCATTTTTTACCGGGGTACCGAGTCGCCGGACCCCCGACTACAATAAGTTTATGGACAACCCTGTGCGATACCGACCGGTAAAATTGACAGACGTGCCCGACTTTGTACCTCTGCTGAACGTCCTCAACTTACCGTGGTTGGTGTACGACGAAGTCAAGAAAGACGTAGTGACAGCCCATGCAACGGAGCGGCAAGCCACAGACCAGGCGTATGCGCTGAATTATGGACTGCCTGAGTCGCAATACCACAAGCAGCGGTCTGAGGCCACGGTCCACCCCAACCGCAAAGACCGGAAAAAGGCTTACCACGACCCGAACAAGCCGTACCAGGAGGTTGCTAGCGACATTGACGCGGCCTTGACACGGTGGAGGGCGCAGCGTCAATGATTGTCAAACCCATGCTGGCGTTGAGTGGTGAGGCGGCGAACCTTAAGGCCGACGAGTGGGCTTTTGAGGGTAAATGGGACGGCTACAGGGTGATTGTTGAGGTTGACGGCGGCAACGTCAGAATTACCTCCCGCAGCGGCAGGGACGTGACCGCCGACTACCCGCAGTTGCGGCAGTTGGTCAACCAGAACGGCGCGTTTAAGCAGATGACCATTGACGGTGAAGCGGTGGTTATTGGCAAGAATGGACAACCAGACTTTAACGCCATGCAGAACCACAGGCGCGGCGAAGTCCAACTGTGGGCCTTTGACCTGCTGGAACTTGATGGCCGCCCGTTGCTGCATGTCGCGTACCGGGAACGGCGCAAACTTTTGGAGTTACTGGCGCAAACCCTGCCCATTACAGTCCCAGGTTTAATTGATGTAGACCACGGCGGTCAGGCGTTGGAGTACGCGCAGCAGCAGCAGTGGGAGGGTGTGGTCTGCAAACGCTGGGACAGCACCTACAAGCCGGGACAGCGCTCACCCCTATGGGTTAAGACAAAGAATTGGTGTACGCAGGAAGTTGTCATTGGCGGCTGGTTGGAGGGTAAAGGCCACCGCAGTGGCGGCATCGGCAGCCTACTGATGGGTATACCGAATGGCGGTGGACTGACCTATGTTGGCAAGGTGGGTACAGGGTTTACGGGCAATGATTTAGACGCGCTACACAGCCTGTATGCACCCTTGGCAACCGCCACCAACCCGTTTGGGAACACATTGCGGGTCGGTAAGGGTATGACGTTTGTGGAGCCGGTGACGGTTGGTGAGGTCCGGTTTATGGAATGGACTAAGGAAGCAACGCTACGCCACCCGAGTTGGCGTGGCCTACGCACAGACAAGGGACCACAAGATGTTGTACGAGAGTGACGACGACCAGGAAATCGAAGAGCTGACCAGCGAAGAGATAAGACAGATACTAGGCAGCGTCCTGCGTGCCCTGGACCCCGAACGCAGCGAAGAAGCAACAGAATTAGCTATCCGGTTGGTATTAGAGGAAAGGAGAAGGAAGTCGCAATGAGGTTAGCTTTGTTGGCGGGAATGTTAGCGACTGCCGTTGTCACGGCAGCACCAGCGAAGGCCGATTTGTTTACCATGTGCCCTGACGGGTATGAAGGGGTAGTCGGCGGTCACACCAGTTGCCATTTTGCTGAGAATGTCCGTCGCGCCTACTACGCCAGCGGCATGAACCAGGAATTCGTGGCGTACAGCCCGGTGACGGGTGAGCGTTATGTCATGGACTGTGTTGGCCGCTTCCCAGCCCACTTTATTGACGGTGAAACACTGGTGGCGACCCGATGCTACGGCGGTGACAACGCAGAGGTCGTCATATGGTAGCCACAGACAATTCCATCCGCGCAGCAGAGCAGTTGCTGCGGTTTTGTGAAGGTGACGCCAAAATGGCTGCCGAGATGGCGAGCGGCAGCAGGTTGACAGACGCATTACCGGCCACATGGCAGCACAACATTGTGAGAAACACCAGGATAGCTAAGCTGTGGCGATCCGTTGGCCGACAAACGGTGGCTATGCACCCCGGACTGGTCGCTGAGGTGTCGAAGGCGTCGTCGTCCACATTCGACCTTGGCATATTTTTTGCGATACCGTACCAAAACCCGATGGTGGTGTTCGCTGAACCCGTCAAAATAAAAAGCTGGCGAGCAGGCGCGGAGCCCATAGCAATGGCTAAGTACCAAGAGGCGTCGATGCAATTCGTCGGGTTTTTCGTTCACGGCTCACGGACACCGTGTTTTATACGGACCCCAAACGGGGATACCCGCTGGTTGACACCCCAGGAGCAACTTAACCCACCGAAAGACTCCGACGTTAGCCAATGGTTAGACAGGATTGCCACCGACACGTTGACCACACATGACCCGGAAGCCAATACCCTCGGCATCTCAGCTATTTTTGATGTTTTGGACCCCACCGGGAAACGGGTTGACGGTGAATGCGCCAGCTTCTCAATACCGCTGACTGGTACCTCAAACCTCAAAGACCTCGTAGCGGCGCAAGTCAAACGCTTCAACTTTGCTTTTGAGTCGCAGCGCGTTGAACAAGAAGCGTGGATCGCGGAGGTTTACCGCATTATTGTCGGCTGCCTGCTGTACCTGTGTTCCACTACCCTGGACGCGGAGCGTGTACCGGCCAGCGCCACCAGGCGTTTTAGCAAGACCATTGCCCGTAAACCTTTGAGTATGTACCGGGTGGGGTGGACGATTGGCGCTGCGCTGAGCAGATACCGGCAGTCCCGCATAGGTGAAGGTAGCCAGCAAGGCGACATATCCCACCAGCAAGACCCGCAGCACCGTAAATGCCACTTTAGGATGCAGTGGTATGGACCACGCAACGCCATACCATGCCAACTGATGCGCGGCACATGCCCCTGCGACGGCAGACACCGCGAATGGATTTTTATAGCACCGTACTGGACGCATGTGGAACGACTGGGACAAACCGGGGTAAACACGGTCAGGCGAACCAAAAAATGAGGCGGGTGGCACACCCCTTGTGAGGGTGTACCACCCGCCTTACCCGCGAACTTCGATCAGAAGGTCGGCGGGGTCAAGCCGGTGATCGCGACGATGGACTGCGGGTACCGGGCTGCGGTGAAGGCCAGGTAGTTGTAGATTTGCAGCAGCACCGTCAAGTTCAGCGCCTTGGTTTCCGGCAGAACGCGGGCACGGATGCCCGACTCCCACAGGATGAGGTCGCTGGCGCGGAGGACGTAGATGGTGTCCTCCGTACCGGTCGGGGTTTCCGAACCGGCACTGGTGGTGATGTTGGGGTCGGTGACGACCGGCAGGCCGTGCATCTGCCCAACAACCTGCTGGGAGGCCACGTCCGACAGAACGCCAGCGACGTTCATCGGCGCGTTGGCGCTCGGCAGGAACAGCGGACGGTCCTGCGTGTCCAGCAGCGACAGGAACCAGCCCCACCGACGCGGGTGCATCACGATGACCTCGGGCGGGAGGAACCGCGTCGAATGCACTCGCTGAATGGCGTTGGCGATTGCGGAGTACACACCCTGGATGGTGACCGCGCTGACCGCGACCGTCCCAATCCCAGCGGTGTAGTCCACACCCGTCACCTGACCGGCAGAGCCGGTACCGTCCAAGACCTGCTTGTCGGTGGCCGCAGCGTGAGCGGCGACGAGGTCACGGAACACCACGTCATCGAACGCGATGGGCGACTGGTCGATCAACTGGATCGACACACCCTGCTGGCCGCTGATGGTGCGGACAGGCGCGTTGATGTAGGTGTCTGTCAGGTCCGTGTCCGAAACCTCACTGTTGTCGGTGGTTTGGACGCCGACCGTGGTACCCGTCAACAGCTTGGGGATGTTGATGGAGTCCGTACCACCAGGCAGCGGCTGCCGCTGGCAGAGGTTAGCGAATGCCCGACCGGGACGCGCCAACTCGACGTACTGGTTCATCAGCCACGCAGGCGGGACGGCGTACCCACCGGAACCGTCAGTGCGGTTGATGTCGCGGTACTCCGTGTACTCCGGCAGCGTGGACACGTCCTGCGCGTGCCGCATCAGACGGTCCCGGCACTCCCCAGTGTCGTCCACGCCGAGCGTGGTCTTTACCAAGTCCTGCATGTAGGACCGACGCGGGTCACCCTTCTGGTAGATGGCCTGCTCACGCACCCGCGTGATCGTGCCCTCTGCCTTACGGATGCGCGACAGGTTAGCGTTCAGCTGACCGCTGCGCTCGACCTCTGAGCGAATCTCCTCGATGCGGTCGTCCAAGCCGACCAGTTCTGCACCGAGATTCTTCATCTCGTCCATGTACTTGCGGAACTCGCTGTCCTCCTGCGGTTCCAGCTTCTCGCGGCCCTGCTCCTTAGCCAGCAGCAGGACGGCCTCGCCCTTTTGCTGAGCGCGCGCACGCTCTTCCTGTACCGAGCCGCGCCGCTTGATGAGGGTTGCCAGGAAGTCCTCCATGCCGCCAGCGGCGACAAGACCCCTGCCTTCAATGTCACTCATGCGTTTTGATCCCGTCCTTGTGCCAATGGGTTAATTGTTCTGAAACTCTCCCACTCCAAGGCATGTGCCGGGACGTACCAAGGCGACCGCCGGAAGCGCGTGGATACTTGATCCAAGGATAGCTACTCCGGAATCGTGTATCTGGAGGCAGAATAGCAAATGATTGTCGTATATCGCTTAAATGGACACGCCGACCGCGTAAAACAATAGTCGAGTCTACCGCATTATGACCCGCCACCGTGACATGATGTAACAGTGACGACGTTTGAGCAACTGTGGGCACGCGGCCTGACCGCTCAGACACCAGAGTTGCCGTGGCATAAAGACCCCACAGACGTGGCCTGGTATGCCTTCGACTGGACGCAGTGGATACCACAAAATCATAATCCTCCAGTCACTATCTCTACCTACACGGTCACTGTGGACAGCAACGCAACAGCCGTCGCGCAACAAATTCAAGGCAACACGGTTTTCGTTCTGATCTCAGGTGGTGTCGATGGGACGCAAGCAGTCGTAGAGTGTCAGATAACAACCTCAAAGTCTGAGGTCTATAAAACGTCTAAACTGCTCTACATCAACACGCGGTACAGCTAAGGAGTAAAGATGGAGCGCCAAGACTGCGACTGGGAACCCCAACAGGGCTGGACGCTAAGCATCCCCGTCAATGTAGAAGCAGAGATCAACGTCATCAAAGCAACACAATCTGAGGACAAGGAATAACATGGCCGACGGCTTTTCAACAACCTTCACCAACGCGCTGCTGAATCTGCTTAACGGCACCAGCGCCACAAGCTACGCGACGGTGTATATCGGTATTCACACCGCCGCGCCGGGTACGGCTGGAACGACCTCTGTCAGCGTGGGAAGTACGACTAGAGCATCGGCCACCTTCGGTACGGCAGCCAGCGGCAGCATCTCATTATCGACAACGCCGCAGTGGACTAACGGCGGGACAACTGAAACAATCACCGACATCTCCGTGTGGAGCGCGGCGAGTTCGGGGACGTTTCTGTTTTCCGCTGCGTTGTCCACCAGCAAGGCGTGGAGCAGCGGCGACACTTTGCAGCTGTCGTCCCTGAGCGTGTCGCTGCCCACAGCGTCCTAGCGGAAATATGACGTAATTTCGTAGAGGAGCGGCGATGACGTACCCTGTCGCCGTCATCCAGGGGGAAAACCGCGACGTAGCAGTTCCCGCAGAAAACCGGCATGTCTTAATACCGCAAGAGAACCGCTACCTGCTGGTTGTGGCCGAGAACGTCACCCCCGCTGGCATTCTGGTCAGAATCCAGTCGTCCCAGGCCACGACACCTACACTGTATGCGCTGCTGACATTCAACAGTGAGTTGGCGTTGACTTCTGTGCAAGTCATCCCAACCTCTGTTGGCGTTATTGGCCGCATCACGCATGGTGATCTTCTGCTCAACCTAGAACCACAATTGCAGGTCACGGCGGCCAATCGGACTGCAACAACCTCTCAATTCCTGGCTCACCCCAGCATCAGCTTACTGATAGCAAAAACAGTTTACTCCGCGGCTTCCCTGCAACTGGCAGTGAGTAAAACCGCGCAAGGACACCGCACCGCTTACGGCCAAACGTCACTGGTATGCACACCAAACCTGTCCTTCACGGTGCACAGGTCAACCACCGACCAGGCCACACTGTCCCTACCTCCAACAGTCAACACCACTGCCTTTAACCGAACCAGGGTTCACAGCAGCCTGACCGTGACACCCAGCGTCAGCATATTCGTCCACAACTTGGAGGGTGTCAACCCTGCGCTGCTCTACGCAACGCCCATTCTGGCGGCGGCGGGGCACAGGACCGGCTTCCTACAAAAGACCCTGACCGTGACACCCACGACGGCAGTCAGCAGCCACAGAACAGCAATCACCAACACTACAAAGAACGTGACACCGGCCTTTTACGCTCACGTTGCCTCTTTATTCTCCGTTGCCGCTACTGCCACACCGAGCATTACTACCACGACTCACCGCACTGCGATAAGCGCCGTGACCTTGAGTTTCACGCCAAACTTTTTAGTAACGCCGCACAGAACCCGCTTTACCGCCGCAACCCTCAATGCGACACCAACACTCGCTGCTGCGACCACCAAAACCATTCACATCAGCGCCGCCACAACCGTAACTCCTGCGTTCAGCGCGGCACAGTACCTAGACCCGGCAAGAGTTGCAGCAACGAAAGCCGTCGCACCGGCAACGACTTCAACTATTACCAAGACCATTCACGTCAATGCAGCGATCACAAACCAACCGACTGTCACCACTACAACACACCGCACCGCAACCCTGGCTGCCGCATTGGCGGTCACCCCGATAGAAACGGCGGTTGAACTAAAGACCATACCCATCAATGGCGTCAGCCTTCTAGTTCGGCCCAACATTGGCGCTGCCGCAAAGGTCAACCACGCCGCGAGCAGCGCGGCAGTGATTGTCCCAGTAGAAACCGCTGCCATCGCCAAGACAATTCACGTCACCGCTGCCTTGGCCGTAACACCCACCGCAACGCTGGCATTGTCCAAGACGAGGAAGGCGGCAGCAATTCTTGCTGTCGTTACCCAAGCGACAACCGACAGCCACAGGAATACAAGACCGCAAGCAGCGTTGAGCGTCACACCGAACCTGCAAACAACGCCGTTTAGGACAGCGAAGGCCAACGCAGCCCTGAACGTGATACCGATACGCACAGCAGTTGAGGTAGAAACAACATCAGCAGGCATCAGCGTTACCGTAACGCCGAACATCACGCTGGCGGTACAGCACACAGCCAAGGGCAATGCCGCGCTGACGGCCAGCCCGACGCGCACCGTTACGGCGGCAAAGACCATCCACGCCACGTCGTCGCTGTCCGTTACTCCCACCGCGTCCACGGCGACAGCCAAAACGGTTCACGCCACCTCGTCACTGTCGGTCACCCCCACTCCCTCGGTCAGTGGATCCAAAACAGAGTACGCGGCGACAACAATCCTCACGGTCACGCCAACGGTCTCGATTACCGCGAAGGCGACCATCAAATCTGCTGCTCTGCTCACGGTGACACCGACGTTGGCGGCAGCACAGTCCAAGACCCGATACGGAACCGCCGCGCTGACGGTCACCCCGACGTACACCACTGCGGTGTCGGTCACACACAGAGCAACTGCATCTCTGTCCGTCACGCCGACACGCACCACGACAGCAGCCAAAACCATCTACGCGACTGCATCGCTGTCTGTCACCCCGATACGCACCGCAAATGAAGTCGAACAGACCTCCAAGGGCGCGCTCCTCACCGTCACCCCGACTATCACGACGGCGATACAGCACACCGCCAACGCCAACACGTCGCTGTCCGTCACGCCGACACGCACCACGGCAGCAGCCAAAACCATCTACGCGACTGCATCGCTGTCTGTCACCCCGATACGCACAAACAGCGCCAGATACGCTTGGGCCGCCAACGCCAACCTCTCCATCGCTCCGACAATCAACAACACCGTCTACCTACAGCACGGCCAGAAGAACATTGTCATTCTGCCCTCGGGTAACTCTAACGCGTCTATCATTCGGTCGAGCGTGATCTAATGCGTCAATCCGCTTTTCTAGAATGAGTGTTACTTAGGTCGTGGTGATCGGCAGTACAACGCTCCCTGGATTAAGCGTACCCGGCCGACAATGGCGGCAAAGGTTAGAGTTTGCCCGTTGCGGGGGTGATGGTCATATTCTTTCCTCTGCGGTGGGGTTATTTGGATCAGAACAACTGGGGTGGAGATGGTCTCGGGCGTGGTCATTCACGGGAGTGGAATCAGCGGAAGTGCGAGGCATCCGAGGTTCGCGCCGTAGTCCGTAGCTGTTTCCGAAAACGTCACGCTCGCGGCACCCGGTGCGTCACCAATGACTCCAGGGCGAATGGCGCTTGATGTGTTCCACGGTCCAATGCGTGCGGTTTGGCTATAACTTGTTGGAGTCGAGGCCCACATTGCCAGAATGTTGACCACTCGCTGAAGCGGTGAAGACGTGGCCGTCACGGTCGCTGGACCGTTGGCTGCCGTGATGTTTGCAACTACGGAACCGAACGACGATACGTTGCGATATGACAGCGATCCACCCTGAAACCAGTGATTTGAGTTTGTCGGCTGCGATATTGAGATGGTTTGTGCGCCCGTTGGTGGATTGATTAACCCAAACATTCCAACGTATGCGTAGTAGCCAACAGCATTAAAATATAATGCGTAGTAAAGGCTACTCATTGCCTGACCGCCCACTGTCGCTGACATGGTTCCCGTTGAAGTCCCATTTGTTTCCTGAATAAACGGGATGACCAGACAGTTTCCATTGATCGTGTGCGACCAAGTCACTGGTGACGATGTCGAATACTGCAACGCGCTCACCGCGTCAAAACTCACTGGAGATGGCGTAGGCGAAAACGCCGCCATCGGGAACCGCCGTAACAGGTGCGCCATCAGAGCCTCGCCTCAATGAGTATACTCCCCGACCATATCAGAGCCTTGAATTCGTGACAGACTGAGAAGTTCCGGGCTGCGACGTGGGTTTCACCGGAGCGTAAGCGGCCAGAAAACCTGGTGGCGCGTACGGTGGATGCGCGTAAAAGAATGCCCCTCCTTGAGCACCACTCCCGCCATTGGTGTAGGAAGAAAGACCGTCACCGCCGCCTGCCCCCGGCGCAGTTCCATTACCAGCGACACGAGGACCGCCAGTACCTCCAATATAAGTAACATTATCGAACACGAAGTTTCCAGGTGATGCGCCATTGCCCGAACCGGATTGTCCAGATCCCCCCAAGGCGGTCAAACCTGCCCAACCCGATGCCGTTGCAGTTGTCGAACCGCCAGGAGATCCGGGTCCGCTAAACAAACCTGCGCCGCCGCCGCCAGCTCCAACTGTTCCATTGATAACCCCACCCGCTGAGATTTGGTTTCCAACGGTCAATGTGACTGCCTGCCATTGCCCAGCGCCGCCGCCGCCACCATAGGTGTTCCCAGACCAGCCGCCGCCGCCACCACCGCCGCCAGCGCCGATAAGAATCACATCGACATACGCTGCCCCAACGGGCACTTTGTAGGAAAACGATCCCGCCGTAGTGAATGAGGTAAGTACCGGCGAGAATGGCACAGTGCGAAGCATTGCGGGGAAGCGCCGAACGAGTCGCGCCATCACATGTTCACATTCTGCACCGACTGCGGCAGGGTAGGCGGCTGCTGGAAGTAGTAGCTGTTGGAGGCGCGCAGGAAGCCAGGCGGTGCATACAGCGTGGTTAGTGGAATGATTACCGAATAATATGTGTAGCTTACCCCGGTCCACCCGTAGTAAAAATTGACCGGCGAGTAGCCGAAGGCGTCGCAAATAGCAAAGGCCGCGCTTACTGGATAAATCTGTCCAACAGTAAACCGCAGCCTTTGACCGAACACGGTGAAGCCGCCAAACCCTGGCCCTTGAACAGCATTAACAAACAAGGTTTGCGCTGCCGATCCCGCGTTAACGACGAATCCGCTACCGGTGGTTCCGGTACCAGAAGAGATGGTTCCGACACCGCTGATGTTTTGATAGTAAACAATACCTGCTACGCCGCTCGATCCAGTGGTCGGCATCCCAGTCAGCACTACGGATTGGCTTGTTCCAGGCAGACCAGTACCGGATAGCAGCAGAGTACCGACATAACCGCCAGACACAGAGGTCAGATTCATCGCAACCCCGCCAATAGTGACTGATGGGGACGAAACCGTTCCACCGCCGGTAGAAACCAATACGGCGGCGGTGGCGTTGGCGGGAATAGTATCAGTCCAGGAGGTAGTTGCAGATCCGCCGTTACCCGCCGCGAGGAAAAACTGAATTGGCTGTTGTGCATCTACTCGCGCTATCGGATACCTACGGCCCAGCCGCGCCATTTCAAAGCACCCCTAGGTTGACCACCGACTGCGACATCGACTGCGGTTGCGGCGGCTGAGAATACCGGAACGGGTACGAGCGAATGACTAAGCCATTGACTGTAATCCCGTAAGTGGAGGCCGATATTACGGTTTCGTTTGATGTTGCCCGGTTTTCCATGATCTGTTTGCCGATGCCATTACTACCGGGTAGAGTACCCCGCAGAATACCGTTTGAGTTATAGATATTTGACGGGTCGAGCGAAGTCCACCACATTGACACAATGGTGTCGTTCGGTTGCGTCGGAAATGTTACCGAGAATGGATATCCACCAAACGAGTTTCCTGCGGTCGTTGGGTTACTCCAATTATAAACATTAAAATATGACGCAGCGAAACCGAACATTGGGTAGCTTCCATACTGGCCGCTGACTATCGGCTGCGGTCCCTTGGGGGGATTCATCATTACCGCGAAGGCCCCGCCATTATTGTTGTAAATCGCTGTCATCTGCTGGCCGCCAACCGTCGGGATATTGGTTCCGAAAATCGAAGAGGCCAAAATGGTCACCACTAAAAAGTTGCCCTGGACGTTGTGCGTCCAGTTAATGTAGTTCTGGTTGCCAGCGGGTGATCCCCCAAATGAAGCGCTGTCGAATGTCGCAGAGTACGGAGCTAGATTTACCTCGCGAAATGGCTTGAGCTGCGGTCCAGGGTAGGCCCGTCCCAATCGGGCCACTCCTCACTCCTCCCAGATGATGTAGCAGAGGACCGTAGTCGCAGCGGCAGTGGTCGGAGTAGCCCTCACCCGAAGCGAATATCCAGCGTTTACCTCAGGTTCTCTGCCCAGAGGGAATTGCTGTTTGAAGTAACCAGAAGAGTCCAGGGTTTGCGCCAACAGCCTAGTCGCAGTGATAGTTCCTTCAGCTGAACCGTTGAATCCTGTGGCAGCCGTACCCGTAGTGGCAAGAGAAGCAGGACCGGTGGTGTCGTTGTAGTTCGAAATGCTTCCCGCCGTCACAGTGGCGAACACCGTACCGGTCTCAATCAGCTCCATCTGGACCGGTGAGGTCGGGGTGGCGGTAAAGATATAGCCCCACTCAATGATGCGACACTTGTTGCTGCCGGGCTTCAGCTGAAGAATGGTCTTCACCGTACCCGAGGTAGCAGAGGTGGCGGTACCCGCCATTGGGGCAGTCAGCGCCGACGTGACGGCATTGTGGGTAATGAAGCAGGGCGCGGCCATATTGTCTCCTTAGTTTCCGGCCGGGACGGTGAAGGTGGCCGTGAATTCCTCGTTAGTGTAGACCAGAACAACTGGGCCGCTGGGCAGAACCTCTCCAGTCAGGATCCAGTCCGTCAGGTTGGCGATCTGATCCACGAAACCCGGCTGGTGGATCGAGATTTGCCAGTCGGCCTCGTTGTTGTTGACCACCGGCTCCGCAGTTGAGCGAACAGTGGGATACAGGGAGGCCAGCAGCTCGACAACCCCAGCGGCGTTTGCCATCGTCACCTGGGTAGCGGTGTACGACGGCGGGTTGGTGCGGGTTACCGCAGTAGCCATTTAGTTCTCCGTTACCAGACTTGAGTTGTCGGGGTCGTATACATTACCGGTGGTGCCTGCCAGGGCACCTGTGTTGCGATGGGTGACTGCGCGTCGTGGCAGTCACAGTCCGTACAGTCATTCTCGCAACAGCAGTCGCCACCTGAGCAGGGACACACCGGAAACTACCCCCGCATCCTACTGATCGCGTCCTGCAATTCAGCCTCGCGGAGCGCTTGACGGTTACGCTCCTGCGCTTCCTCAAGTTCTTTCTGCGCGACCCTTGCGCGGCGCTCCTTCTCCAACAACTCCGCAGGCGACATACCGGCCTTACCGGGCCACATCTGGTCGTCCTGCTTAGCAGTCGGGTCGTTGAGCAGGCCACGGTAGCCGACAGGCGCGGCACCCATGCTACGCAGGTACTTGAGGCCGTCGCTGACAGAACCAGTGTCGGGCATCCCGACCTCTTTACGCAGCTCCGTCAGCTTTTTGCTGATTTCGCTGGTACCTGCCGCGTCAATGCCACGCATCTGCTTCAGTTGTGACCGCGCAAAAGCTAGTGCTTTTCGCACGTCCATGTTGTCGCCAGCCAGTTTGTAGGCATGAACGATGGTCCGGTCCAAAGCCTCAGCAAGTGACCAGTCGAAGCCCTTTTCCTCGCAGTCGTCCTCTTCCATGTCTTTCGTTTCTTCTTCTTCGTTGTCGCCGTCGCCGTCAGGGTCGGCCTTAGCGTCACGCAATGATCTGCTGGGGTCGTCGGGGTCGTATGTACCGGTCATCCACATCATTTTGTCGATCAACCCCTGCGCCGCCGCCAACAGGTCGAGGGCTTGACCCAGGTCTTCCGGCAAATCTTTGCGGTCCATGTCACCAGTCAGGCAACCCGCCTCATCAATGACCGCGTCCAAACCGGCAAGCAGTTTCATCACGTCGGCTTCGGTGTAGGCGCGTTCGGCCATGTCCATGCCCATTTCTTCCTCGTCCCGTTTGACCTCTGCGACATCGTAAGGAGTTTCATGCGGGTCGTCAGTACACTGAGCCATTTCGCTGTCCATCGCCAGCATCTCCTTCGCAATGTCATGGGGGTCGCCGAATGGTCCCGGCGTGAAGTCTGGTTGTGTTGCTAACGCGCCACCGGCAATGTTGCCTGGGATTTCGCCAAGCTGGTCCGGCATCATGGTGTAGTCGCCGTCCTTCATGTCGAAATTCATGGTGTGCGGGTCTTGTGTCGTGTCCGGTGCCCACTGGACGGGCTGCAGCGGCGACTTTGTGGTCGACGTGATTGCAGAGTCCATTGCCCTGCCATCAGTTTTTGCTTCACTCACATCTACACCAAACTTTTTGAGTGCCGCCTTGATGCGGGTTTTAATGGAGTTGACCTGGGACGACGTGTAGCCGACCTGATTTTTCGGCATGTTGATGTACGACCATGCTGCGCGGCAATGCTCTACAGTGTCGATGGGGTAGCGTTTCTTTCCGTCCGGTTTGTAGCCGGGGTCGGCGTAAGCAACATCTCCGCTTGCGGGTTTGCTGTCGCCACGCTCATCGTCCTTGGCGTTGAGGATGCTGTGTGTCCATGAGACAGCCGGATCACCACCCCACGCGGCCCACGCGACACGACCGGGGGAGGGGTAGCCGTCCTCGCCAGGACTCCACCCCTTACCCTTTTTATCAACAGCGTGACGCGCCAAATAGCTGGACATGCGCTTAATTGTGTCCAAACTCAACGATGCGCCCCGCGCTAAGTCCTCAGCGCGTTTACGGCCAACGTCGGTGAAGTTAGCGCCAGCGTGACCTGCCTTAATCCACTCCAAAGCGCGTTTACCCTCAGCTTTAACCCCGGCTGGGGGCTTGTAGGACTGCGGTTTGGTGTCGCGCTGCTCAACAGCCGCCGACAGGATTGCCTGAGCCCTGGCTAGTTTGTTGCGGTCCACCTTCCGCAACTCCACCAGTTCCTTGTCCGACAGTTGCGCCAACGTACCCACAGCATCAGCCGACAAAATAGCCCTGGTACCGGGGTTCATGCCGTAATTGACGACACTGACATCACCTTTTTCGAGGCTCAGGTGGTTGATGGTCCGGTTGGTGTAGGAGGTGTCCCATGTTTGATCAGTAACACGGAACGCGAAGGACATTTCATCCATGTCGCCGCGCCGCATCTTCGGGATCAGTCGCTGTACGTCAGGGTCGCTGGGGTCCAGGGATGCGCGAACGCGGAGCCCGTGGCGGTCCCGCGACAACTGCAACGTTCCACTCTTAGTACGCGCCAGCGGCGTACCCTCATGATTGATGAGGAGTTGCAGGTCCGGCTGCTCAGCCAGGGTGTTGTCGAAACACCGCAAGTCCAGCTTCTCAACCCAGCCACCCGCGTCTGGACCGCCATGTACGTCATACGGCTCAAACGTCGCCGCATATCCCTCAAGGATTACTTGGTTGCTGTCTTTGTCTTCACGAAACTCAAAACGGCGACCCCGCCGTTCCTCGCGGACATCAAGCAGCTTAGCTCTGCTCCGATAGTCAGGCATACCCGTCATTGTCCTCCTGTAGAGTTAGAATGTCACATAGGACGCGCATGTTCGTTAGGCGTGCCGTTAAGATTTCCTAAAGCACCATTATTTTCTCCCCCGCCAACAGGCGGCATGGGCAGTGTACCCGGATGCGCGGCGGGCATTTGAGCCGGGTTAGGACCGGATTCAGTTTCATCCAGTGCATCGTAGGGCATAAAGTTTGCGGGCATAATTAGCTGGTCACCGCCGTCTACGGGGTCCAACTCCTCCTCCGCTCTCGCTTCGTTGACGGTGAGGAACGGCGACTGAATACCCAACTTAAGTGCGTTATAGCGTTCAGCACGGTTGCCGCGCAGCAAAGCGTTGTAGTCGAATCGCACAAATTGGCCGCGTGGCAGACATGCGCTAATCACCGACTCCATGCAACTAGTCCAGGCGCGGAATGTGTAGGTGACAGCACCTAACGTAATTTGCTCAACACCAGTACCCCACGCCGTTGTCTCCTTAGTGTCACCAATGAGGATTGGTGGGACACCAAACATCATGCAAATCTCGGAACGCTGGAATTGGCGAGTCTCCAAGAATTGAGATTCCTCGGGTGAGATGGTCAAATTCTTCCACGAAAACCCGTTGGTGAGAATAGCTGGGAGCCTGCGTCCACCGTGGCTTTTAATCCAATTCTGTTGGACAGCGGTGATGGCGTCGTCATCCAAATCCAAGTCGGTGGACAACACACCGGACGGGTTAGCCGACTCCTTGAAATACCGGTACCCGTATTCCTCTGCCGACAGCCCCATGCCAATGGCGACAGCGGCCTGCTTAATGGGCGACAAACCCCACGGCTCTCCCGGCAAGGTGAAGCGCCGCATGTGGATCATGTCTTCCCGCTTCACCGGCTCACCCATAATGCGGTAGATGGGGTCAAACCACATGAGAATGTCGGGGCGGCGCTCCAAAAAAACAATATCCGGGTGCAGTGGCAGCAGCGCGGCGGGATACCCTAACTGGTCGCGGCTGGTCACATAGTGGTAGCTATTGCCACGCAAACCCATCGCCGCCACACACATCCACTTCCACTGCCACAGGTCGAAACCTGGGTACGGCTGCGTGATGATTTTGGGTTGCGGTTTAACCTCCTTGGGTACACCCTTGCTGTCCCGCCTATAAGCCTTCCACGGCAAACTGGCAATGGTGTCGGCCAGCAGTCTGACGCAGGCGAAGACGGTCATGTTGGACATGGCGCGGTGAACCCCAACGAAATCATCCATCACACCCATAGACGGTGGTGGGACGAAGCTGCTGCCCGACAGGTCGCGCTGTTCCCGCTCCGTCTGGCCGACGCTACCGCGAGTAATCAGGCGGTTGAGGATACTCATTTATGCACCGCGCTTAGGCATACCGGTAGCCACACCCATGAGGATGCAGGACAAACCCAGAATCATCACACCCAACCAGTGCGTAATCATCCACCCGCTGACCGCCAGCAGGCCAGCGCCGCTGACCTCCAAGACCGTGGAACCAATGGCAGGCCAATCAACAGTGTCCTGCGGCGGCTCCTCAACGACGGGTCGAGGTTGCGGCGAGGTTTTGAGTTCCTTTTCCTCCCGCTCCAACCTGTCGACAATCCGTTCAAACAATTTGCTCTCCGCTTGACGGGTCTGCGCCTCCCTGTCGTCAACAGGCGGCTTTTTTCCGGTTTTTGGCCGAGAATCCGCATAAATACGGCCACCGCTGCCGATTGGTGTCACGTTTTCCATTGCGCCTCCATGCCTCGGCCTTCTTCTTCTGGTGTCACGTTTTCCATTGCGCCTCCATGCCTCGGCCTTCTTCTTCCCACTGCCTAATGACATCTTCATCAGGCCACTCATGAACTGTAGGCGTTCCCGGCCTTTTATGCTCCAACCATGCCGCAGCGGCGCACGCAATTAAAGGCGACACGTCGACGGGGGAGTTACGGCGGTCAAACACCCAACCCTCACTGACATTCCTCGCCACGCCGCTAGCAGCTGCTCGGTCCAGGGCTCCGGCTGGCCGGTGGAAAATCCGGTGTTCAGTGATCTGGTCATACAGCATGGCGCAGGCCCCAGCAATTTCGTTGCTCGGACCCCACTCAACAACCTTGACACCAGCGCGTTTAATGTCGTCAATCATACCGCTGACCGGCGCTCCGGTCTTTTGGACAGCGACGGCTTTGAACTTTTTCTTTCGTTCCGCAAGGTACTCAACAACCCAGTCAGTTCCGCTGGCAGCGACGGCAATTTCAATGTGCAAGTTACCGTCAGCGCGACGGCCTGCGATGCAGACATAGCTTCTCGTCCTATCATAGTTAACGTCCAATGCCGCGAAAACAGGTGCCGACTCATCTCTGCGACTGGTGGGGTCAATAGTTTCAGCCCAATGCTCAGCTGGCAAAATGCCAGGTTGCAGGGAGTCAACCCACTGACACAGGTGTTCAGTTTGAAAGCCAGCCAAGTTCCTATACTCCATTGCCTCCAAATAGCCACGCAAATCATCCAGCGAAAAATCATTCAGTAAACCCATAGACGGGTTAGCCATGTGCCAAAACGCCGGGTCTTTAGGGTCTTCCTCCATAGGAACACTCCACTCAAACAACCCGATCCTGGTGTTCTCCGTTTCGCCCGTCAACACGCGGCGCATAGCGCCATCCCTGGCCGCTCTCAACACCTCACTGCGGCTGTCTCCCGCGTTGCTGGTACACACCACCTGGCTGTATCGGCGTACCGTCGTCGTCGGGACAATAGCATTCCACGCATCCCACGTCGTATGCTCACGCAACTCATCCAACATGGCTATGTCTACCGACAACGAACGAGCGCCTTTACGGGACGCGGTGGCGGCACGCCAGTAACGGCGGTTAGTGAGGATAGCCCTGTGTTTACCATTGGTGACCCGGTGGTTAATCAGCTCACGGCACAGCAGCGGGTTGTCACGGATTTCGTCAACAACCTCCTTGAGCATATTCTCCGCATAGTCAAGGTTCTGAGCAGCGATGACAGCGAGTCGAGCGCCAGGACAATGAGCGTCAACCCGCCCGTAGCGGGACAGGAAAAGCCGCCACAAACCCAGCCCCTTAAGCCACCGCGACTTACCATTCTGACGCGCCACCAGGATGACAAGGATTTGGAAGCGGAAACCCGTACCGTCTGTCTGCTTCTCCAAAGCGTGCACATACAACCACTCCTGCCAGGGCATAAGCTGCCAATGACACACATTGAGGAGGAAGTCGATGCAGTCGAAACCCCACGACGTGTCAGGGTTGAGTCCACACCCGCAAATGCACTCCTCGTCATCAACCTGACCAGTGCAGTTGACATCCAGGGGCTTGGTGTAAATGCGTGGCGTGGTACTCCCCTGCGCGGGGATGACCTCGTCAACAAACGCGGCAGTCATGCCTGGTTAGGGAGTCGAGAGTGCGCCATAGGCTGACAGTCAGGGCATATACCCGACTCGGTATTAGTGGCGCATTTACTACATATAACGGGTCCACCAGCATTAGGGTCATCGACGGTGAACTCCAGCATCACCATCCGCATCCGGTCCTCAACAGAGTCAACAATTACCGTTATGACACTGTTGACGAAATTCTCCAAAGCGTTCACAACACCGACTGGTATCAGTTTGAACAACACGATGACCTCCTACAACTACTCGGTCCCTGTAGCTTCACCCGGTCTGGTCCGGTGGCGGCGACGGTACTGCGCTAACTCATCCCTCGGGTCCAGGCCGTCGTCGTCCGACAATTCATTCTCAGCCATAGGCGGCAGTCCTGGCATCCTGTCCTCTTCCAGATCGTACAACCTGGCCTGCTGCTCCAATAACCTGCGAGCTATTTCAATGAATTTCGGGTCTTGCTGAACAACACCAGGCCACGCGGCGCGGATCAGGGTTTCCAACCGCGTGACGTAGATGGCTAGAGCCTGGTCAGTCAATAACTGCCGGTGACGTGCAGCGTTCTTAAGTTCCGCTTTGAGGATTTGGTGGACGCGAGCACCAGTCAGGTTGACGACACGACCAATTTCGCTCTCCGTGTTCCCGGCAACAAACAACGCCATGATGCGCGTGTTGCGGCGGTGACGGTCTTCCGCGCTCATATCTGGTTGCGGTCCAGGTTTGCGTGTGCGTGCCATTTACTCATTGTCACACAGCACTGGCTTTCGGTGCACGTTCATCAGACGCAGGATGTAGACTTTGCCCATGTTGCCGAAGCTAGATTTGAGACTAATCCGTCCCGAACAACTTTCCGCGCAGCGAGCCATGCGTTACAGTAGTTCCTGGTTGCGCGGCCTACACCTATATAACAAGTACCGCGACCGCAGCATGATCCCACTGCTGCAATTCGTTGACAACATCGCTATCGTCGCCAGTCATCTGGCAGGCAAAGGCGGCGCGGTCATAGAGTGCGGGACATGGAAGGGCGGCATGTCGGCGGCTCTAATTGAAGTATGTGGTCCTAAGCGCGACTATTTCTTCTTCGACTCTTTCCAAGGTATGCCGCCAGCACAGGAAATTGACGGACAATCTGCACTGGAATGGCAGCGTGACGTTGAGGGGCCGTACTACCGCAATAACTGCTCCGCGTCAGCAAAAACCTTCGTTGATACCCTGTCGAGAGCGCCGCAACCTCAAAGCGTACACATCACACCCGGTTTTTTTGAAGACACACTGCCCACCTGTTTGAAACCAGAAAAGATTGCGGTGTTGCGCCTAGACGCAGACTGGTACGACTCCACCATGATCTGCCTCGACGCGTTTTGGGATAGTGTTGTCCCAGGCGGCGTTGTCCTCATTGACGACTACTGGGCCTGGGACGGCTGTTGCCGCGCAGTCCACGACTTCCTCAGTAAGACGAGCTCTCCAGCGCGGATACGTCATGGCTTGTCTGGTGCACCATTCATCATCAAACCGCAGCAGGTTGTGAGCAACTAGCTAAACCCATACTATTACCTTAGCTGTTTGGCAAATGGCCGGACAGGACAGGAGGTAAACATGTCTTACGACCCCAGCGCATACGAACAAAGCGAAATCGACTGCTACGACCAGCGGCAGATCGAATTCGACCGCCAAGGTACCACCGACACCACCGTCCAATACCAGTCGTGGGCTGGACACCTGATGGAGTGGTACGAGGACGAAAACAACCCCGGCAAACCCGGCAAAGCCCATGCCTGGGCTGCATGGCATAGCAGCGGCTGCGCCTGCGGCGGTGAACCCTTACCCGACTACTAACAGAATTTAGTCCACAAGGGACTAAAACAACAAAGAGAGGGAACGCATGACGCAAGAAACGATGCGGGACTTGCAGGTCAACACATTGATCGGCATGACCGCGCAAAGGGGGAATGCGTGGCACCGCCGCGACGACCTCCGCAAAAACGAAGACGGTACCTATATGGAATGTAACCATTACGAGGGTTTTATTCCAGTCGCCGACGTGCAGCGCCGACTATTTAACTGGCTACCGCAGTCACTTGAGGTGGCGTACCTGAAACCGTGTGAGGTTGACGAAGCTGATTTCATAACAGCGCAGGGTGTCGCGGTTAAGGTTATTGAGTCGCAGGCGGCGCGTCGTGGAGTGTTGCGGGACGACACCGGCTACGACCTGGGGATTTTCAAGACCGCGATCCACCAGTCCTACGGCATAACCCTAATCCAGCAGGCAGAGCGGTTAACGGGTTCAGTGTTAGGCATCTCGTCTGCCGGTCTGCTAGCTAAAGGTGGCCGCGCCTGGGTTGAGTTCTCGTTGCCGGAAACGCTACACGACGCTAAGTCGGGTTTCGATTACCGACCCAACCTGCTCAAAGCTGACAGCATGGACGGTTCGATTTCCCAAACGAGCGGCAGGACAATCAACGCAACGGTCTGCGATAACACGTTGTCGTGGAACCTGCTGGAAGCCAACAAGGCTGGTGTCCTGTTTAGGCGCAAACACACCCGCAACTTTGCTGATTTCCAAGACGAGCGGGACGCGCTGGGTATTTTGGAAGCCACCAACGAGGAGTTTGTGTCCGAATTACACGCTTTGCTGGACCGAGAGGTCACAACGCAGCAGGTCGGCAAGGTTTTGGACATTGTCATCCCCATACCAGAGGATGAGGGTCGCGCTAGGACGGTGGCGTTGAATAAACGCGACAGGTGGTGGGATTTATACACGTCCGACGACCGATGTGCACCGTGGCAAGGTACCGCCTTTGGTGCAGTCCAAACGAACAACACCTGGGACCACTGGTTGAGTCAAATTCAGGGATCTCGTAGCGAGCGCAACACCTGGCGAGCAATTAAGGGAGAGCAGGCTGAGTCGGACCGCAAGTTCGTGGCGGCGTTGGAGTCTGTGTTGGGGTAGCTGGTGAACAGTACAACCTACAACTAAAATAAGGTATGGCGGTCCCGGTGTCTACCTCCGTCGCCGGGACTGCCATACAGAGCATTGTTCGACAAGGCAACCTAGCTGGCTGGCAGGCATGGTCAGGTTTGGTTGGGCACGGCGGGGTTTGTCAAGTCACGGCAGTCAAGGCGTGGCAAGGCATGGCGGGACCGGGCAGGGCGCGGTTTGGCATGGCACGGCACGGCCTGGTATGGCGAGGCAGTCCCGGTCAGGCATGGCGCGGCGACGCAGTCGAGGCACGGAGCGGCTGGGTGTGGATGGCGCGGTCTGGCGCGGTGTGGCGCGGCAGTCGAGGCTGGTTGAGGCAAGTCGAGGCAAGTCAAGGCAGGGCAGGCGGGTCAAGGCCGGGTATGTCACGTTGAGGCAAGTCATGGCAGGCGAGGCTGGGCTTTGCTTGGCGTGTCGAGGCAGGGTGTGGCAAGGCAGGCGCGGCAAGGCGAGGCGAGGAATGGTATGGCGAGGCAGGCAAGGTGAGGCTAGCGAGGCAGGCAAGGTGAGGCGTGGTACGGCATGGCATCGCAAGGCATGGCATGGCAGGCGGGGCGCGGTACGGTTTGGCGCGGTGAGGTCTGGCATGGCGAGGTCGGGTCTGGCACGGCGAGGCAGGCGAGGTACGGTACGGCGAGGTCGGGTTTGGTGCGGCTGGGCTGGGCTTAGCACGGCAGGCAGTGCTGGGCATGACAAGTTGGCCTGGTGAAGTAAGCCGGTTTTATTTACCGTATATATATATATGCGGGTCAGCAGGCGTGGCATAAGGAACCCCGTCGTGGCACGCGAGCCCTGGTCAGGGTCAAACTTGGACAGGGTACGAGGTCGGCAACGGGCTGACCCATAAGGAGAGGTAAGTGTAGTGACGACAGATAACGTAAAGCTAGACAGAATTGACGTAGAAACGCTGTATGTACCGATCATCGGTACATCTCCGCTGATTGTCCACAACTTTAGCGAGAAGTCTAAGCGGCAGATGCTGGAGGCGCAGCAAGGTAAGAAAAAGGTCAAGGAAATCCGCGACCCCAAAGCAGAGTATGAGGCATCTTTTTACCGCATCCTGCGTAGTGACATGCCGAACGTGGGAACACCGGACCAGCCGGTAGAGGCTTACGGCTTCCCTGTCACCGCGTTTAAGGCGGCGACGACAAGCGCGGCCAGGTTCTACGACAAGTCCATCACGATGACGGCGTTGCGGCAGTTCCTGTTTTTTCGCGGCGTTTTGACTAAGGCCGACCCGCAAATGTTGGTCGAAATCAAGGGTGTACCGGAGATGCGTGAGGACGTGGTCAGGTTAGGCGGTCCATCCCGGTCGGCTGACCTGCGATACCGTCCAATGTTCCCCGAATGGACGACGGTACTGACGGTGACCTACGTCAAGTCATCCATTGACCGCAACAGCGTGCTGTCTCTCATTGACGCTGGCGGCATGGGTATTGGGGTCGGTGAGTGGCGGCCAGAAAAGCGTGGTGAGTACGGGACGTACGAGGTGGACCGCAGTGTTGAGATTGGCATTGAAGGCTGATGTCAAACCTGCGTGATGTTTTGACGGCAATTTACCGTAACCACGGTGAGTTAACGCCAGAACTGGTTGTCGAGGAGGCGCGTCCGTTGGACGCGCCCCTCCACCATCGGTTTGAATGGGACGACACCGTTGCGGGAGAGGCTTACCGGAAGGTACAGGCTGCTGAGTTGGTGAGGTCTGTACGCATTCAAATACCCGATGCGCCGTCTGGAGAGCGTCGGTACGTGAGGGCTTTCCAGTCATTCCATGAAGCTGGCGACAGACGGACTGGGTACATTCCGACAGAGGAACTAGTACAGGATGAGTTCCTAACGAAAATCCTGTTGAAAGAGCTCCAGCGGGAAATCGGTGACCTGAAACGTAAGTACGGCCACCTTATGGAGTTCTCGGACCTGATGCGACAGGCGGTGTCGTAGGTTGCGAGCAATAAACAATTTACAAATAATTGTAGCTGGCGGCAAAAGGCCAAATCAAGCAAAGAGCAGGAGAGGTAGTGAATAAAAGCAGGAGGAATCCGCAGCAGAGGCACCGATGGCAACCACTTCAGCTATGCGAGACGACAGCGCAGTTTTATATAAATGCTGGAATGTCCGTCCCGAAGGCTACTTACAGGAACGATCTATACAGTGTGTTCGTTCGTGACATAGGGTTCGGCGCGTTGCATGTCAGTTTCCACCGGCATGACCGTAGAGCCATCCGCGACTGGCGACACATGCAGGCAATTAAGAATGAGGTAGCTGGTCCCGAACGAATTGGCATTGAGGTTTTTCCACCGGAGTCTAAGCTGACAGATCAAGCAAACGAGTACCATTTGTGGATACTGCCGGAAGCGCTACAAGACGACTTCCCGTACTTAATACAAGACGGCCTAGTGACAACACAAGAGGAAAACGTCGCAGTGAACGGACCTAGTAAGGCGCGTCAGCGTGACTGGGAAGAAGGAATCACAACAGGAAGAGGAATGGCATGAGGCGACTGCTGGTTGCAGTTGTGTTAGTTACTTCTGCGTGTGGAACTACGGAAGCTGCCGCGCCACCACAGCCGACCGGTGAGCCATTCCTACCGGCTTACATAAAGATGTTGACCGACCCGCCACAGGGTGATGCCTGCCCAGGTCTGATCATTGCGCCGTGTGACAAATGAGCGACAGTACAGTACCAGACATGCGGATTGACACCGGACTCAATGAGGTCGTCATTGGTCCTTGGCAGGGATACAACGGCGACTTCACATGGTTTGATGTCAAAGACCTGCGTGAATTCATCAGCAAACTGGAATCCCTCGTTACCTCTACCGACTGGTGAAGGTAGCTGTGGTGGCCTAAAGTTGTGTAATGGCGGCAAACGGTCGCCAGACTTGAGAAGGGACCGATTAATGACGGCTGACTGGTGGTCCGGTCTTGTTTGTCCACGTTGCGGCGCTGAGATTAAAAGTTACCCCGCAACATCTCGTTGCGACAACAAAACCAACATCTGTAGCGACTGCGGCGAAGCGGAGGCTATGCACAACTTTTTTAAGCCGGAAGTACCGCTGCCGCCTGTGACGGAGGTAGTTGGGTGAATTTGCTGACAGAACTACAGGACTTGATGTCTAAGCAGGAGCCGCTGAGCGCGGAACTGGAGTATTACCTGGAGGAAAACGAGGATTTGGGGTGGCCTATGCTGCGTCACCCCCTTGTTTTTAGTGTGCCCCACTTTGACGCCATGAATGCGCTGGTCAATCGACAGTTACGAGAGAAGAAGTTGGCTGTCAACAAGGCGCGGAATACCAGGCGTTGGGACCGTTTCATATTCCTCCATGAGCGCCCGTACCGGCTGGATGCTTTTATGTCCGTGGAGGACATTTTGCCTGACAAGAAGTATTGGTCCCTGCTAGGTGACATATGGACAGACAGCGAGAACATACGGCAGAACATGTCGGAGTGGCGACACCTGTTGAGTAGTCACCGACCCTGCCGGTACGCAATGATGCAACAGGAGGAACGCAACGTCATTAAGCACGACCTGCCGGGTGAGGTCACTGTGTATCGGGGTTTCCCCGGTCGCGGCATACAACACGGCTTCTCCTGGTCAACTAATCCGGTAGTCGCTAAATTCTTTGCGCGGCGCTTGGCAGGCAAAGATGAGGCGCGTAATCTTGTAGTAGGTACGGTCGCCAAAAAAGACATCATCGCCTACTTTGACGGCAGGTCTGAGCAAGAGGTTGTGGTGTTGCCGGAAAAGGTCGCGGTGACCAAAATAATTGAATTGCCGGACGACCAATGAGGACTGCATGGACATATTCGTGGTGGCGGGTCTGCTCATGTTGACGATGCTGCTGACCCTGGTCGGGTGTATTGGCTTGATAATGGTGATCGTATGGACGGTTGAGAAGCTGGACGATGGCCCGACACCGCGAGTCGGTGGCGGCATTGACGAACCGCTCTAAATCCGTTCCGAGAGCAGTTCACGCATCAGCCACGGTCGCTGCATGGCGTTGAGGTAGGGTTTAAGCAGGACTTCATTGTCAGTCCTGTCTCTGTCCCAGCATGGGGAGTCGGAACGTCCTTCTTCATCATTATGGTTGAGGGAATAAAGAACACCCGGAATGCGCTGTGTCGTGGACAGCGTTTGCGCGATGACATGAAAGGCCATGACCTCATAACCCCACCCGTAGAATTCTTCAGGCTGACCGCCGACCCGTAAATACTCTGACCTGCGGCAAATGGTAACCCCGCCTATACCGTCGTATTCCTTCTGGACACGGGCTTTGCTTAGGGGTCCGGTCCAACAACCGTCGATAATGAGAGTTCGGGTGAAGGGCCAGATAAAGCCCTGCGGGTTTTGTACGGCGGCTCTGACATTCTTCATCGGCGGTATGCTGTCGGCATCCGCGACGACAACTACCTCTGCATCAGCTTGCCGTACCGCATTATTTCTCGCTTGACTTGCGCTGAATATGCGGCTGTCGCTGTCTGCGGTGTATATCGGCCACCCAGTTGCTTCCCAAAACTCTCTTACGCGCCGATACGGCGGCTCCCTTCGCTTGGACGGTCGCCACGGTATACATACGGCCACGCTCATAAGCGGGGTTTGCGCCGTTGGCCGCAGTGAACACAGATTAGGCTGGACTTCATATATTCATGTGGGCAACAGTGTTTCTTGGGGGCTTCCTGATCTGCCGTCGGTTGAGGGTCTTGAACGGTCGTGTAGACCAGACAAGAACACTGGCGTTCCCCTAAGAAGGCGCGCTTCTGCTCGTCCCAATCTGTTTGTATTTTGATTTGACATTTTCCGTCTTTGTCGTGACTGTCTTTGTCATGGCCGCAACGGAGGCAACGTCCATTAGGAAGTGTCGACGTACTGATGGCGCAACCTAGCCATAAATCTTCGACGGCGGCAAAAAGTCGGTCACTTCTTCTTCAGCCTCTGGGATGCTCCAGTTGCCGCAATGGCCTAACTCCGTGAAGGGAGTATCCCAGGCGTAAATGTCTGTTCCGGTACTAAAAGACCAAGCCTTGCGCGGGAGGTAGTTGCTGCCACGCCAGGGTCTGCCTATAGGGTCGCTATCCTCATGGTCTACCAGGCTGGGTCTGGTGTAGGCGACGGGGTAGCCCCGAGACTGTGCCCAGCGCGTTATCCGCATGGTTAATTCTTCTGACCGTGTGGGCAGCGTTTTTATGAGGTCGCGCAGAAGTGTTCGTTCAATGGCGTACCCGACGCCCGGTACCAGGCAGTCGCCCATAATCCAGCTGTGCCCTTTGGCGGTAGCAGTGTCCACGGCGGCTTTGAATTGACGCTGGATGTGGCCGCTGGGGTTACCCGTCCCAAGGTACAGGCTGATAATTGGTGCTGGACTTGTCTCCAATGCCGACCGCAGTTGTTTGCGGAACTCAAAGCACGGTACGGCGTCGTCCTCCAACACCACGGCCCACCGGGCTGTCCTCGGATATTGAAGCAGTTCGGTCAACACTTCAATATGGTTGTTGGCGCAGCCTAGGGAGCCGTCGTCAAGGCAAAAGACTTCCGGTTGAGCAAAGTCGCATAGTAGGCGGTGACGGGATTCCCGCTGCGGGTGTGCAACCACTCCGACGACGCAGGGGTCACCGATGGTCATTGCTTCGTTCCTTTTTGCAACGCACGCATACTCGTATCATAAGGTCGCTGTGGAGGATCGTGGGGTCAATTGTGGCGAATTTCTTGCGCCATTTATGACCGAAGATGCAAGTCATTTGACCGGCTTTTTCTGCGCGGTTCTTGGCTTCAAAATGTTTTTTCGGACGGCTATAGCCCAGGGCTGGCTTGAACCTGGACAGATTTTGTTCAATTTGTCCAGGTGGCTGACGATTTTATGTCGTTGTGTCGGCGCAACGCGCAGCAAGCACACCGGACAGAGGTAGGCGGGCATTAAGTATCGCGCCTGTCAACGCCTGACCTGCCAGCTTTCATTCTTTCAAGTGCACGGCAGACTCCTGACGCTGACATGCCGACACGTTTGGCGATCTTGTGCATAGGCATACCACGTTTTCGTAGCTGCCATATCATTTGGTCGCGCTGACCCGCGTTCAGTTGATAATGCCGGTCCTGGTCTTGTGCTTTCACATTTCCATCCTTACCCCTGTCCCGGTCGGTTAGCAACCTGCGGCGCGGTGTGTCCTCTCCCAACCGTCCCGCGCATCCTTACTGCTGAACCGTTTAAGTTCCATACACCGCTCACAAATAAACATGTAACAGCCGTCGCTAGACGGCGCGGGAACCACTTGACGACTACAGGAGTCACACAGGAAATCTCCCAACGTGACCATGTTCTCTAACTCAATGTTGCGGCGGTGTAGCTGCTCCAACTCATGCCGCATGGCATCAAATTGCTCCACCACCTCCACAACGCTCATGAAGTTCTGGCTTGTTCTTGTCATATTCTGATCTGTCACACACGCATTATATACCCGTCCGCTGGCATATAATAGGGTGTTGTTAACCAAAGAAAGGGAATGACATGGGACAAGAAGATGCAGAGTTGGTCATACTGTACCTAGAGGCGCGACATGACCTCATCAAACTGGTCTACAGCCACCTAAGCAATTGCAGCACCAATATGTCTTACGAGATGTCCCTGAACCTGGCAACGGACATCGTAGACGATATTTTCGCCAAAATGGTTCCGGCGGCCAGCGCATGACAACGCGCCTACTGAGTTATTTTCTGCTCCTCATTGCCGTCACCGCCACCGTGTACGCCACTATCCAAATGTTCATAGGTGACAGCTTGGAGTTGCCGTGTCTGGTTGCCGCCGTCTGCGTACTTGCTTTCTTGACGGCATACCACTCTTGACGTTATTTTTGTAGCTATGAGTGAACCGTGGCCGATGCGGTACGGGCGACCCATGCTGGTGAGTGAGTACCGCGCCTTGCAAGCCAAGAAGCGGGAGCAGGAAAAACTCAAAGCTAAGAGGCAGGCGTACCGCAATAAAGTTAAGTGCGCTAGACAGGTAGCTAAACTCAACGTTCAACGTAACAAAGAGCGAAGAGCTGAACGAGAAAAAAACGTCAGTGAACGCCTGTTAGCGAACATGGACATTGCCGATCAGCTGATTAAAGACTTGGGTTGGGCCTAGCGCGTCACCGTCATATAACCAGTTTCGTGGGTTAATACTGAGAGTGTGCGGAGCGGCGACGTTGCGTGGGGCATGCTCATAGCCGGTGTCCTGGTCTATGAGGTGATTGCCGACGACTTGATGACTTATGCGGTGGAAAGGTACCGCAACAAGCACCCCGTACTGGTCAGATTTGCCATCGCCGCTGTCGCCGGTCACCTAGCTGGGGTGCTTGACCCACGGTTCGATCTCATTTCCAGGCATAATCCTATCCATCGAACCGCCATTAACATGCTGTCCCGCGCTGTAAAGACCGCTGACCTATAGGCGCATTACGTCACTGTGACGGTACATGGCAGAAGAACCACGATGAAACCCACACTGAGAGCTGGCGACGTGGTCAAGCGCAGAAATACCAAGCAAGTCGGTATCGTCGTAGAGAGCTTGATGAAGCCAGAAGGCAATATCTACCTCGTAAAGTGGCAAACAGATGGGACTATGTGGGAAGCAGAGAAAACACTGATCCGATCCCGCTGACGCGGGTTGATGGAAGGGCAGCATGGGACTCGCTACACGCATTGAGAAACACGGCGAAAGCCTGAAGGGTCGTCGCGGTTGCACGACGTGTAACTGGTATGCAGAACTATCGAAAGCAGACAAACAAGCATTCGACCAGTGGATATTTGACGGCAACTCCGTGCGCGGGTTGTGGCGCATGTGTTGTGAGGAGGGGCTGGATATTTCCTGTACCCCGTTTAGGGACCATGTTTATAACCACCACCCGGCCGGAGCCGCCACTTGAGCCTTGCCCAGCGTGTTTCCGCGTTGCACTCAGACGCCAAAATCTTGACCCTTGATATCGAAACCCAGAGGGGTATTTGGGAGTCCTTTGGCGCAGATGTCAAGTGGCTACCTGCTGCGCGGTGCATCAAACCGCCCCGCATTTTGTGTTTCGCAGCCAAATGGTTCGGGGAGGACAAGGTCGTCTTCAAGGCCTCGTGGCTTGATGACGACGCTGACAGCTATAAGAAGATGCTGCAAAGCCTGTGGCAACTTATGAATGATGCCCATATCCTTGTCACCTATAACGGCGACCGCTTCGACCTGGGCTGGATTGAACATGAATGCGGTGTCCTGGGTTTAGGTCGGCCAGCGCCGTCTAAGAGCGTGGACCTTTACAAAGTGACCCGCAAATTCGGCAAAGGTGCAGCCTACAAAAGCCTCGACTGGTCTGCGCGTCAATGGCTTGGGGATAAGAAGGTAGCTCATCAGGGTTCCGATCTTTGGTTTCAGATCCGCTACGGTACCGCTGCGGAGCGCAGAGAGTCGCAGCGCAAGATGAAGGAATACAACTGCCATGACGTTGTTTTAACGGAACGGCTGTTGGTGGCGTACTTGCCGTGGACGCCAATCAACGTCGCTATCCACCGCAAACACGCAGATGATGATGAGTTACTGGTATGTATAGCTTGCGGTAAGGAAGGGCTGCTTAAACCCGCTGGCCTCTACTTCACCGGTACCTTCGGCTACAACCAGTACAGGTGTGACGGCTGTGGGAGTTACTGCCGGGGGAAACGCGCAAAGTCGGGAACGGAACTACGAGCGGTAAGATGAACCGCCTGCTCAGCCTGGTCATTATCGTCGGGACGCTAATAACGAGCGACGTTAATAACACTGCGAAGGTACCAGCAGGTCCAGACTGGAATAACCTTGAGTGTTTTACCCGGATTAAAATTAACGGCCACCCTGCCTGTAGGCTGCTCGTGTGGAAAATATGAGTCAGGCGTACAGTGACACCATGACCACACTTGTGATCGTTTTTGTTGCGGCCTCTTTATTCGCGCGTAGCTGCCAACTGAAGCCGGTGTCGTACTTCTTCGTGGCCGCTGCCGTCACAGCGTTATGTTTTGTGTGAGCAGCAGGTAGTTGAGCGCAGCAATTGCCTGCTGAACAACGACTCCATTACCGAGAATGCGTAACTGGTCGTTGCGGCTGATACCGATGGCCGGGTCGGTGACCCACCCGGCAGGCCAGCCCATCAGCCATTCGGAAAACGCCGCGTTGAGTCGGGGATTTCCGTTCTTGGTCAACTCTGTGGGCACCGGGGCAGGACGGGTCAGGGATTCCCAGCGTCGGATGGCGGGAGCGTACTTGCCCCAGGCCGTGGTGTTGTTGAGCAGCGCGTAGTCGATGAGTTGGCGGGAATGTCCTTCTCGTTTGTCGGGGTGGGCACCGCCACCGGATGCATCGCTGGCGTTGGGCGTCGGCAGCAGCTCTACATGTCCATAACTTCTGAATCCAGCGAATTGCTTGACTGGTGACCGTTGCCCTTCGTGCCGCCACGCCGACCGTGACCGTTTGGAGTCATTCCCGTATCCGGCGTAGGCAACAACAAAGACTCGTTCTCGCCTGTGCGGTGCCCCGACATCGCCAGCGGCAATAGTTGTCCATTGCGCGTCATACCCGAGGTCGGCCAGGTCGCCGAGTACGGCTCCTGCTGCTCGGAGAATAAATCGCTCTGACTCGTTTCCCAGAGTTGTGTCTGCGCGTTCCATATTGCGATGGGCTCGGGCACTGAGCAGTCCTCTGACGTTTTCGATGATGACAATGGGCGGGCGCAGGGTGTCGATGGCGTCAGCAAACACAGCCCACAGACCGGAGCGGGTGCCGTCCTTGATTCCGGCGCGCTTGCCTGCGGCGCTGACGTCCTGGCAGGGAAACCCACCGCACAGCACGTCCACTGGTTCTACCAAATCCCAGTTGACGGTTGTGATATCTCCGAGGTTTGGTGCACCAAACCTCTTTGCCAAAACCCTAGACGCAGATCGGTCGATTTCCGACTGCCACACCACCCGACCGTTGAATACCTGCTCTACCGCCAGGTCGAGGCCACCGCCACCAGAGAAAACCGAACCAATTTTCATGGCTAAAAGGTTTGCTTGTCTTCATACTTCTCAGCGCCTGCGCGTCCGTCTGTGTGGTAGCTGCGCTGGATGTCACCATCTGGGTGGTAGATGTGCACCCGGTGGTTTTCCCACACCGCCTCACTTTTCCTGGCCTCCTGGACGACGCTGTGCATAACGTCCTCAATAAAGCAGCAGGCGTTGGCTGAGAAGTGGTCTTGCATGATGCGCCGGTAGTAGTCAACGGACGCAATGTGTGGGCGCTGCGACCACTGGGAGGTCCGAAGGTAGTCAGCGCCGTCAAAACCATGAATCATTCTGCGGTGTTCATCTGGTACCCGTTTTTCGTGGTGCAGTCTGACCACGTCGGATGCGCCGGATAGGATGAAGTTAGTTGTCTCAAAGACACTGATGTCCTTGTCCACACACAGCGGTGTGTCCTGCTCCACATACATAAGAAGCGGCGTGTCGAGGCTGTCAAGCACATGCCGCATCATGCCAGCTTGGTGGGTGTGGTGGGGGAATAGCCAGGGAACAACGCGACCCCATTGGTGGTCGGCTCGCCACAAGGTACGCCGCACAAACTCCTCGTAGTCTGGCCGCCTGTCCTCATCATCCTTTCGGACACCGTCAAAGGTCAAAACGATTTCCGCGTCCGGTAAATGGTGTCTGACCGACGCAACTGTCTCCTCTATAATCTCCATACCGGGGTGGCTGGGGATGGGTGACACAGGCGTGACCACCGTAATCTGCTGCCTCATAGGGCACCCAACGCCGTCAAGTCGCTACGCAGCCACCGCGCATATTCTCGCTTCTGCCGCATCCACCACGCCGCAACTTCATTAGCCGACGACGGGTACGACTCCAAAAGTTGGTGGACCTGACCGGACAGATGGGTGTAGTCAGTCAAAATCGGGAATGGCGCATCAGGGTAAAGGTTGCGCCAAAAACCGCGACTAGGGTACCCCGGTGTCACATCATCAGCAATCGGTATGGCGTGTGCCTGCAAAGCCTCATACACCCTGAAGGTGTCGGGGGTGGCGGGACCGGCAGGCGCAGGCGCAACCCGTGTGTTCCGCATCGCCGTAGCATAAGCGTCTGGCTTCATCCCACAGGTAAAACCCTCCGTAGGCAGCAGCAGCATGTTGAAGAACGGTGAACCGCGTAACGCCGCAAACGCGAGTGCACGCCGCTCATGCGTATTCTGTGCAGCGAGGAATATATCTAATTCCTTGGACGGGTAACCCACCGCCTGCGTCCGGCAGTGAGGCGTGTACCCCAACCCCACCAACCTGGCATCTCGGTAGTCACGGTCTGGGCGCGGCGACTGGACCCACCACTTAATGTTTGGATGCACCACACGACTGATATCAAACAGCGCTTCTTCGTCACCAGTCAGCAAGCACAGCACCCAACGGTAACGACTTAAAGCGTCTGAAATCTCTTCCGTGTGATCCCACCAATACCGGCCAGGGATCAATAGGACACAGCCATCTGCGTTCGGATAACCCATGCAACGACGGAATGACAGGCCGGTAGGATACAACTTGTTACTGAGGAGGTCAGCTAGCAGGGTTTGATCCCATTGGTCACCAGGCGCTAGCTGACCGACCTCAATGGTTTGCTGGCCCATTGTCTAGGCCCGTAATTTCGGAGCCTTCGCCCAGGTTACAGCAATCTAGGTGCATTTGCTGGTGGTGACGGAGGGCGGCTAAGCCACCGTTACACCCCGTCACCACCACGGCAAGCGCAATCAACTCAACACCAAGGATGATGAGTGCCTTGACCAGCAACCTCTGCACCTTACGGGGCGGGGGCAGGCGGCGCGGGGGCCTCCAAGGCCTCCAAGTCCGTCAGCGCCTTGTTGATCCCAGTGAGGTCAGCGGCGGGGAGCGCCTGACCCAACGCAGCAATCTCCGTAGCCAAAGACGACTTGACAGCCTCCAGTGATGCGGCAAGCGTGTCCAACGCCGCCTGGTCAACCTGAACAAGAGCCATAATGTCCTCGATTCCTTTCTCTATTTTCTTCAGACCAGCAAGGATTTGCTGAGCCCAGATCGGTGTTTTACAACGACACGCCATCACAGTGTAAACCCGGTGTCAGTACCCAGAGTTGGCGTACCAGCAACAGGATGCCAAACCTTAGCGTAAGGGGTGTCATTCATTAACGGTAAATCATTATTAGGTTGCAACGTCTTCCCGCCATCATCATAGCTGTCACCAGCTGTGATCGGACCTTGGGTGACACCGCTGGGGTTTTCACCAATCGGCCATTCCTTCACCGGTCTAGCATAGCCGTTCCCGGTGACAACCCGCCATCTGCCAGACGTGTCGGAACATGTTCGGAAAAAGCGGCTGTTCCACACGCGACGAAATCTGCCCTTTAACCGAACAATCGTTTCACGTGAAACGACGCAACGTGAACTCGTTATACAACCGCGCCTGCTCACGCCACGGCAACGCACCCTGACGGGAATCAATCACCCGCCGCAACCGCTCAAACTCAGCCGCCAAATCAGCCTTCACGGCATCCGACAACTCATCAGTCAAAGGGTTAGGCATCACGCTTTTTCCTATCCACAACGGCCTTGACAAGACCCCACGATGAGATCGCCAACCAAAACATCTCCAAAACCAAGCTCGCAGGATTGGTATTAACGAGCAGCGAAAAGCCCAACAACACTGCACCAAGCAGATTAGTCCCATGCTGGATAAAAGGATTAGGACGGTCAACAGCAGTGATGTACGCGTAAGCAAGAATCACACACACCATGCCAGCGAAGCCCACCACATTCGCAGCCGCATGTAACGCATCCACAATAATCTCCTAGTGAAACCCGAAAGACTGTCGATCTTCAACTTCCCAGTCATACCGATCATCAGGACTCAACGGCGACAAATCTCGCTCCAAACAACCCGACTGACCGCCACCAGCGAACTGCGGCCCTTCGTCACGGACCGACTCAGACGACTCCAAAGCTAACTCCACGACGGTGAAACCGCAAACCCGCAGGAACAACCTCATGTCGCATCAGCACCCTTCTGGGACACAGAACAAGGGTACATCTGAAAATTGATTACATGGGAAAGAACTGATACGTGCCGCCCAAACGGTCTTCAAAGATTGCGGGGGTAGTTAGAACCACCTCCGTCCCGCCCCCCCTCGGCCCCCCAGACTTTGGGCGGAGGGGGGCGGATGTAACTTACGCCGGCGTAAGTTACTGGCGGGTAACCTTGTCGGGGGGACCAGCCGCCCACGCGCAACCGTACCCCACCCGCGTGTCGCGGGTGGGGTACGGTGTGGCCGCTACGCCGTTGCGGCGTTAGCGGCGGCGACCGCCGCCGCGTGACGCGCCTTGTTGTCGCGGACACACCAAGCGTACGCGGCGCTGCGGGTCAGACCCTTTGCGCTGCGACCCGTGACCTTGTTGGTAGCGACCCACGTACCGGCCTTGACCTGACGCATGGTGTAGGTCAGGACGTGTGTGTCGCCGACGGTCTGCCACCCGTCGGCAGGTCCGGTGGACGGTCCGGTCGGACCGTCATACCCCTTGCCGACGACGACCCATGCGGTCCGGCGCGGCGCGGCGACGACGACGTTACCGTGGGTTGCGACGACGCTGCCAATGGCGGCGGCGGCGGCGGCGGCGGTGTTGGTGTTGGTGTCCATTTTGTGTCCTTACTACTTGGTTGGTATTGCCTGACAAGTACCAAATTACCTTAGTTGGACACACGTCGCAAGGGTTTAGGCCGACCAATTTTGTGTTGTACGTCACACTGTCCAGCTATTGACAGTCGGCCAGGCAATGGTGTAAGGGACGACGTTATGGGTTGTTAGGTAAGGCTACGCTAAGTTACACGGGTGTAAGCTGGTCATGTTGGGTAACTTACCCATGTTGGTCATGTTGGTCATGTCGGTAATGTTGGGTAACTTGACCAGGTTTACCGACATGACCATGTTACCGGCCAGTAAGTTACCGACCAGTAACTTGCGCCGGCGGCACGGGAGCCGGCGTTGAGCTGATTTTGAAGCGAGGGAGATTTGCTGCGAAGCGAAGGAGATTGGCCCTGAGCCGAGCTGAGTTTCGGGCGGCTGGGGCCGAGGTGGGCCGAGGTGGGCCGAGGTTGAGTTGTTCCCAGTTCAGAGGCGGGCAGGTGCGGAGGTGGAGGTCGGGCAGGGGCAGGGCGGGGGCAGAGGGCCGCGCCTCAGATGCCTGGTGCAACTGCGGTCCTTTCACGCGGAGGGAGATTAAGGGTGGTGTCCGTGCCGAGGTGGGCCGAGGCCAGAATCCTGTTGGGCGGCACGTTGGGAATCTGGTGTGGAGATTTGTACTGGTGCAGAGCAGCCACCCGACTGCCCGGCATTCCGTGGTTGGTTCGCCGCGTGTTTCCGCTTTTAGCGGTGCTGCATCCGTTGGCGCAGTTCCTGTGCTTGCTTGTATGTGAGGTCGCCGTTTCCCTGCGCTACCTGAACAAACCTGCTCCAACTCAGGCCAGCTTCTGCTATCTTGCGTAGCCGGTATTCCAATTCGTCTATGTCAACATCTGTTGCCATGTTGCTCTCCTTTGTGTGCTGTGTGTGTGCTTGTTGGGGGTGGGGCGCAGGTTGTTGGCCTGCGCCCCACCGTCAGTACCACCCAAGCTCCGGGTCGCGGCGCTTGTACTCAGCTGTACCATCCTTGCGGTACGACCAGCTGAACCGGGGCAATGCGGTAAACTGGGCGTCTACCCACAACGCTCCGTCTACCACACCCAGCGACTCAAGCAGGGGGCGGTCCTTGCCGACCCGTCCCTCTGCCAGCCGCTCGTCGGCGCTGTGGTCCTTGCTTGGAACCACGGCGGGTTGCGGCGGCGCGACGATCTTAATCTCGCGTGGTGCCGGGTCGTCCAACCGCAGCGAGCCGGTGGACCTCTCGCTAGGTGCTAGCAGGTGCTCCGGTACCCTCGCCGACAGGCGGGGTGCTCGCTTGTGACCCTTGCCTGCGACACTGCTCATTGGCAGTGCCTTGCCGTTTTGGCGTTTGCTCATTTTGTTGTCACCTCCGTCCCTGGCGCTGCGTTGTCCACCGTGGTGGTGTGTCGTGTAACGCTTGCCATAAGGCAAGCGTAATACCTAGCTTGACACCAGGCAATAGTTCTGTGCAACGGGTTTACTCTTCACGCCACCCAATCTTTTCTGCCACAACTGCCCAGAGTGGCTGGGGAGCGGCTGCTGGAGGACAGCGCGGAGGACAGCGCGGAGGCTGCCAGGGCCGAGTAAGCTAGGGCGCAGTCCTAGTGCAGAGCCGCTATCAACTCACGCAATCAGAGTTACTCCGAATGTCACTCCGATTTTTGCTCCGAGTGTCGCTCCGCTCAGCCACTCCGAAGCCGGTACCGGCTCCGGTCACTCAATCTTGGTGGAGAAAGAAACCAGCATCCTGGGTAGCGGAAAGAATTGCCGCTCAACCAGCCGCTGCCAGCGCCGACCCCGCGCCAAAGAATGAGTGACCAGAAAAGATTGGGGGTTGTGGTCGCTCCTGCCCGTTGGTACGTTTGTTTTAGGCGCAAAGTTGCCGGTCGGGGTTTTAGGGACACCCTTATCTAAGGGGTCCGCAACCTACAGGGGTACATCCCTGTAGGTGCTACCTTGACCGGCTTCTTTGCGTTGTTCGTTGTGGCCGCCGTCGCGCACTTGGGCGATGTCGGCAAAAGTGAAGCAGCAGGTGCGCGGTTAGAGGCCTTGCTAGTGGACACGACGAGCTAGGGCGCAAACCCGACTGGCAAGAGCCGGTCGCATGTAGCACCGACAGGTTTGATACATAGTGATTTCCTCTAACCTCCAAACAGGGGGTGGGTGGGGAGCCCCCGCCCACCCCCGCCCCAACAGCGATGTTGGGTGTACTGGAGGCCGGTGCGGTGTCAAAACCGCACCGGCCACGAGGTTGTGCAGCGCGGCTGGGAGATTTACCCCGCGCTGCACAACCAACCATCCTGCCGCTGACGAAGCGGAGGCGGTGACCTCAGTTGAGGCCACCGAGTTAGAGACAGATTGGAGCTGTCACATGAGGATGTCGGAGATTTACGACGAAGCGGCCTGGGTTGCACTTGCCCGGAACGCCGACGAGATTCTTGGACGCACTGGTTACATTGCTGCGTTCGAAGCGGACATGAAGAACGTGTTCCGCTACCCGAACTGGCGCAGGGGTGATGACCCAGTTGAGACGCTTGTCGATGACATTCGTTGCGCCATTGATACCCTGTGTCGGACCGATGATGGGTGTCGCCCGATGTACCGATTGGTCACGCGAGGCGAATTGAAGATCGTCGCCGTGTGACGAAGGCCCCGGTGGGTGTCAGAACCTGCCGGGGTACGAGGCTTGGCAAAAGGTCAGGCCCATGTTGGAGGAGGAAAAAAGTGAACGCATACAACGTGAACCGGAAGCTGGTCGCGGTTGTGGCCGCAGAGGCCACTCCGGCCGCCATGCCTGCGAAGGCGAGCGGTCCCGCCCCGGTGCGGGGTACGCACTACCGCAACCCCGCGATGCGGGACGCACTGCGCCGCGCCGGGTTGGCGTAGCGCACAGGCCCGGTACAGCCTCGAAACTGTACCGGGTACGAGGCTTGACATGAGGTCGAGCCAAGTTGGAGGAGGAAACAGCAGTGGACGCACGGTTGCTGCAAACTGCCCTGTCGGTTGAGTCGGTTTTGATTACCGTTGAGACGGTATTAGAACCGCCACACGAACCGGCATACGTTGATCGTCACTACAGACTCTCTGGTACACCGATGGCCGGTACATACATCCGCTGGTCGGATTATGTGTATCACACCGGGTCAACGAGTAGTAAAGCACACGGTGACGATAAACAACTGAACTGGGACTGGATAGCAGACTTCCACATTGACGCAGTGAGGGTAGCACCCCGCTGTGTCGAGTTGTTCAGCAGTTTTACTGAACAAGGTCTGTCTGGGGAAGAGCTGGCTTCGGCAGTCGAAAATCAGTTGTTGGAAGAGTACAGCCAGCAGATATGCCTGATGTGTGGGGAGAAGCTATTCGTCCACGTATTAGGGTTAGATGACACCGATTGTGATGGTTTTTACCGCTGACGCGGAAGGAGCCCCTGTCAGGGTCGAACCTGGCAGGGGTACGAGGCTGGCACGAGGCCAAGCCAAGTTGGAGGAGGAAAAAATGAAGGTGTTCGCAGTTGGAAACGAACTTCGCGTTGAACTGACCACACGGAACCTGAAGACCTTGCTGGCGATGCAAGAGCAGGGAATCGCGAATGCTTCGATATGCAAGCTAAGCGAAGGTGACGGAATGCAGTTAGCGACGATTACTGCGGTTGACGATGAGTCACACTACTCAGACCGTCAACCAGGCTGGATGCCGAACGAATTGGTGCACTAGCCACAAGGCCCGGTGGTGGGTCGAACCACCACCGGGTACGAGGCTTGACATGAGGTCGAGCCAAGTTGGAGGAGGAAAGAATGGTCACAGTCCAGAAGACATCGATCATCACTGGTTACGTGAACCAGATGGACATTGATGTTGCACCCCACGCGATGGAAGCGTGGCTGGAAGCGCGAGAGCGCGGCGTGGGAGAGTGCGTGCAAGACGCGTTCCCACACCTGAGTGTTGATGAGAGAGAATTTCTCATCAGCGGGGTGACGCCCAAAGAGTGGGACGCATTCAAGGACGAAGCGCCCGAAATCATGCCAGCCCCGGATTGCTGGTCCTGTAATGCGAAGGACACCGGCTGGGATGGGTTCTACAACCTAAAGACAGGGTTTTTTACCTGCCAGGAGTGTGTTGACAACGGATACGTCCAGTAGGACAGAAGCCCCCGTCAGGGTCGAACCTGGCGGGGGCACGCAGGGTCCGGCACAAGGCCGGACCCATGTTGGAGGAGGAAAAATAATGAGCAACTTCCACGCCACGCTAGGAGGACGTAACTTCCCGTCCAAGAAAGCGTTGAAGGACGCTGTTGAGGCTGAGCAGCCGGTGGCATTCACCGACACCTCAGCGTTCAGCAACCGTGGGACTGTGAAAGCTGCAGAGCTGACACCGAGCGACGTGGTGGTTGGCCCCGACCCCTACCGGGATCGGCGCTGGTACGCGAACGTGAAGGTGAAAGCCAAGACCGGGAATTTCACGGTCGTGTGAGGGAGTCCCGGTCAGCGTCGAACCTGACCGGGACGCGAGGTCCGGCAAGAAGCCGAACCCATGTTGGAGGAGGAAAAATGGAACAAGACCACGAAAGCAGCGCCTTCACCGTCTACATGCACTACGTCGCGCTACGGCGAGACGTACACCGCACGGAAGACGGGACGAAGGTCGTCATTGACCTGGCCGGAACGAAAACAGACCGAAGCAACGCGGTCATGTTCTTGTCGCCGGAAGATGCGCTGCACTTGGCGCAGCAAATTGCCCAACACCTTGGGTATGAGACATGGTGGAAAGCAGCTATACCCGAGTACGCCCGAGAGCTCCACGCGCAGTTCTCGCAGTAAAAGGAACCGGTGTGGGGGTCGAACCCTGCACCGGTACGAAGCCACTAGTGGCTAGATAAGGAGGAGGAAAAATGATTGGTGGTCCACCGACCAAATTAGAAAAAGCGCGAGAGCGCGTCTTCAACACTTGGCGGAAATTGGATGCCGTCCGTCAGAATGAAACCCAGCTCGTCAAGTTTATAGTAGAAGAACTTGACGGCAAGTTGGAGATGACGGCTGAGTGTTTGACAGCGCAATTCAAGCTGGCGAGCGAGTTCAGGGAGATTTGGCCCTACCGGGTACCGAAAATTGATGAACTGGCGCAAGCGTGGCTGGATGGGACGGTCAAGCAGAAGGTTGCTGAGTTAAACGCTGAGTTTGAGGCGGCAACCAGCTAGAAAAGCCCTGGTGGGTGTCAGAACCCGCCAGGGCACGCAGGTCCGGCACAAGGCCGGACCACGTTGGAGGAGGAAAACATGGCAACAGTAATGCACCGGTACAAGGCTTACCTGCCCTACCCGGAGCGCGATGACGCTGGACGGGAAAACCCCCAATGGGTGTTCCTGAAGCAGATCATTGCCGATCACCACGGCTACGACACCGGTTCCGGTACAGATTTCTCCGTGTGGGATGTGACGTTTTTGGTCCCGGCTGGAGAGTCGAAGAACTTGCAGTTCGCCCTAGCGGCGAAGCGCATTGAGTTCGCCCGGTTTGGTACCGACCCGGATGGCGACGGGTTCCTGAGCGACAGTGAGATGTACGACTGGGAAACGTGGTGGCGCAACTGAGTGAGATGGCCCTGTGTGGTGTCGAAACCACACAGGGCGCAAAGCTGGCAAACGGTCAGCTGATTAGGAGGAGAAAATGGACTACGAAGAAGACGCCCGTTACCACGAACGAGAAGTCGTCACGCTGGAGAGCGTTGGTTCGGTCTTGGTGAGTACGGTCGAGTTACCTGACTTGACCTACGAAACGTGCTTGTTCTGGTGGAAAGCAGAAGACACGCACAGTGAGGTCGTGGCGTGGTACTGGAAGCAGCCGGAAGCTAAGTCCGGTCACCAGGAGTGGTTGGAACCGTCGAAGATCGCGCGAGCGGTCGTGGAAGCAGAAAAACGCTACCGAGACTTTGCTTGAGTGACGAGGCCCGGTATGGTGTCGAAGCCATACCGGGTACGAGGTCGGTACGAGGCCGACCAGAGTGGAGGAGGAATGAGTAAAAAGTTCAAACCGGGAGATCGTGTCCGCTCTTGCGGTGCACCTACCATGATTGGAACTGTTGTTGAGGTGGTGGACGGCCCCAACGGAATTGGCATTGTCCTGGAATGGGATCCAGGCCAGTTCGACACAGGCGGTGAAGATGAGGCGTGGCCTGAAGATTTGGTGCTGCTCTAGCAGGACCATAAAGGCCCAGGCCCCGGTGGGTGTCAGAACCTGCCGGGGTACGAGGCTGGCAAAGAGCCAGCCGGTACAGGAGGAAATAATGATAATGAAGCGTCATCTGCAACTGGTGGATGACAAGTACCTGAGCGCCTGCGAGGAGCAACTGCGAGCCCGTCTTGAATTGCGACGATCCGGCGCTGCTGGTATCCACCAAGACCAGCGCAAGAAGCGAAACGCGAAAGCGTTACGCCGAGACAAGAGCTACCGGAATTGGGAGAATTCCTAGTAGGTGGTGGTCCCGCGTGGGGTCGAACCCACGCGGGACACGAGGTTGGCACGAGGCCGACCTAGAAGGAGGATAGAAATGCTATACATGAACCCCAACATGGGGTTGAGCGTCTGGCAGGGGATTAAACCCGCACAGGATTATGTGCCCCCGGCTGAAACGCCAGGTCTGGCCTGGGTGCGTCAACGCTTGGGACTGAAAAGCCAGCGGGAGAAATGATGTCACCCGCTGTTGAGGCCATGATTGTTATGGCTTGCACCCTGTTCGCGGTGCTTTACCGGGACTGGACGCACAAGTAAGGAGGCCCGGTATGGTGTCGAAGCCACACCGGGTACGAGGCTGGCTGGGGAAGGTAAAGCCTTCCGGCAGCCGCCAGCAGGTTTGGGTTAGAAAGAATTAGTCGTGCTTAGGGGTAGGCAACACTCAGGCCCCTGGGTATACTTGTTTTAGGCGCAAAGTTGCCGGTCGGGTTTTACGGGACACCTATATCTGTGGTGTCCACGCAACCTGGCTGAGCAGCCTTGCGCCTGCGTGCTTTGTGGCCGCCGTCGCGCACTTGGACGATGGTGGCAAAAGTGAAGCAGCGGTCGCGCACGTAGAGGCACCGCTAGTGAACACAAGGCGCTAGGGTGCAAACCCGGCCAGCGCGAAGCTGGTCGCATGTGGCACCGACAGGTCTAATGAATAGTGATTTCCTCTAACCTCCAAACTGGGGTGGGTAGGGAACCCCTACCGCCCCACCCCCAACAGCGATGTTGGGTTGCTAGGGAGTCCGGTGCGGTGTCAAAACCGCACCGGACACGAGGTCTGGCACAGGGTCGGACCCATGGAGGAGGAAACATGGCGATAAGAATGGCGACTGAAAAGCAGCTGAGCTTTCTCGGTGACCTGCTGGTCAAGCGAGAAGTACCAGACGGCTTGCGGTCGGCGATTGACCAGTTTTTAGCTGTTGGAATGACAGCTGAACAGGCCAGCGCCTTGATTGCGAAGGCCCTAGAAGCGCCCTTTGCCGGTGGTAAACCCGCCGCAGAGCGCGTGACAGAGCCGGGTGAGTACCGCATGGACGACGGGCGAGTGGCCGTGGTCAAGCGGAACCGCGCAGGAACCAACCTTTACGCCGGAATTAAGGGTGAGTCGGGTTATGAAAAAGGCCTGATTTATCGCTTGAACCCTGCCGACCGGATTGTGACTGCGGTTGAGCAGGCGTTTACCCAGATGATGGGTGACCCGGTGGCTGAGATCGAGCGGTTGCAGCAGCAGATTGCTGCGTTGAAGTCGCAGTCGGTTGAAGCTTAGCAACAAGGCCCGGTGTGGCGTCATAACCGCACCGGGTACAGACATCCGGCACAAGGCCGGATGCGTGGCGAATGCCACACAACAATGGAGGAAATAAGAGAGATGACCGCAACTAAGGAAACCGTTGTGATCGACACCGTCCCCGAGGTGGAGACGGTTGGGAACAGCAACGGTGGCGCAGGTCGCAAGAAGCCGACGAAATCCGGTCGGGTCCAGCTCCGCTGGTTCCAGCTGGACGGCGTCACGAAAGCGACCAAGGCCACTTCTGCGACGGCCAAGATCGGTGAGGGAGACGAGCAGGTTGTCTTCCGCATTGTCCCGTCGAAGAATGGCTGGAAGTCGACTGTCCGAAAGGGTGGCAAGACGGTCGAGTTGGCTGTTGACGTGAAGCGTCAGCGAGCCTACGACGTGATCGTCGACTTCTACCACTACGACCGGATGCCCGAGGTCAAGGCTGCGCCGAAGGAGACCAAGGTCGCCTAGCACTAACCCACAACTGAATAACAACTGAATATAGCCCCGGCCAGGGTCGAACCTGGCCGGGGTACGAGTTGGCAAATAGCCAGCTAGAAGGAGGAAGAGATGGAAACGACGACAGAGCGCACCCTTGATGGAGTCCCAATCACGCACGGGTTGCGGGTCTGGGACTACGATTTGCGTGCAGGCTACATCGACCTGTCCGGTTGCCGACCCCATCATTGGGAGCCGTCAGCGATGTACCCGGGAAAGCGAACATTGTGGTTCTATGTCGTCCATGATGACGGCAAACGGTCGTTGATGAACGCTGAGCGGTGTTGGGTTAAGCACCCGTTTGACAAGATCAGCGCCTGAGCAGTCCCAGGTAGGGTCGAACCTGCCTGGGACACGAGGTCGGCAAGAACGCCGACCACAAAAGAGGAAGCGACGTTAAACTCACCCCCCGAAGGTTTTTGCTTGCCGCAGAGGCCGAGTGCCCAATTTCTCGGCGGTAAGATTGCTCCCTTTGGAGCGGGAATGCAAGGACAGTCCACTCAGGTCGCGCATAGCCATGTTGCGATGCGGCCCGAGTGACCGCCAGCTATCCTCTGGCGTACTGTACCTGCGTCGCACCTAGCCCCGGCCAGGGTCGAACCTGGCCGGGGCACGAGGCGTGGCAAATAGCCATGCCCACCTTGGAGGAGGAAAAATGTCACGCATGAAAGACTTTTTGATGCGTATGCAGGAAGCGGAAGCGCTGCGAAGGCGCTTAAATCCACCGCTGACGCAGGTTTGCAGAGAGTGCAACACCGAATGTGACGTGATTGCGCTAGAGCATGAACGTCCACGCCCAGGAATTAGCTGGAGTCCGATCATTGACTTCGAAACGTACTACGAAGACGTGAGTGACTGCTGCGAAGCTGAATTCGAAGACGTGGTGGCGAGTTACCTGGACTGAAAGGAGTCCTGGTGTGGGTCGAACCACACCAGGACGCGAGCTTGGCAAAAAGCCGAGCCAGTTAGAGGGAGAAAGTACCAACCATGGAAATAACGATAGAAGTACCGTGGGAATGGTCAACCATGACGCCCGAAACCGCTGAGGTTACGGGGGGTCAAGTTGGCGATCAGTACATGACTGCTTTTGAATTGCTCGCGCAAGTGTTCCCACCAGGCGACGATGACCAGCCTAGCGCTGATGCGGCAGCAACCGATCTGCTTTTTGAGCAGCTGTCGCCTGGACCGCGGCCCCGGCCCTGGTCCTGGTACGTTCGTCATCTGTCCGGCAAACCGGACTTAGGGCTAAAGGCTTGGACCGTTGATGACGGAGAACTGATTGCGTATGGCAAGGCCGCTACGCGCGAATTGGCGCAGCGGGACGCAGAGCGCTTCGCATTGGCGTACCTCGTCGATTGGGCCTACCTGACGGTAGAGCCGGTCCGTGAAGTCACATGCGTGGAATTGTTCTACGCTGCACGCCAATGATCAGCTAGCGCTGAGCGCCCACGTCAGGGTCGAACCTGACGTGGGTACGAGGTTGGCAAAAAGCCGACCAGATTGGAGGAGGAAAATGGAACAGGATATCTGGGTGCTAACCATTTGCTTGGTTGACACCGAGTGTTATGCAGAGGGTCCGTACATCTCCGTCACTCTTCACTCAACTGAGGAGAAGGCGATTGCCGCTGCCCAGCTGTGGTGTGACGACAGGTTTGAAGATGAGAAAATAAACGTGGCCGAATTGCCACGCGATCAGTGGCAATGGGAGATTGGAGACTGGAACTTGGACATTACGATGCGGTGGTGGCGCGGCATAGATTGACATACGGTCCGGTGTGGGGTCGAATCCACACCGGACACGAGGCTGGCAGAAGCCAGCCCGTTTAGGAGGAGGAAACATGCAGGGAGATTGGCAGCCTTTACCCTATGAGGGTTTTGGTTTACCGTCCAGTGCTAATCCGCTACAGGGTATGGTGAGCGACTGCGTCAGAGAAGACATCAATGATCAGGTCATTGAGTTGTCCGACGAGTTGCTGGTACATGATTACCAGCGGCGTAGGAGCCAAGACGCATTCACCGGGTCGGTGTTGGAAGACGTCATGTGGAATGAGATTTGTTCTCGTGTCGACAACCCGGCAGATGAATTAGATCACCCCGACGTAGAACGGTATCTCAGGTCGGTACATGGGTGTTTGACACACTTCTGGACGCCGCCGGATAAGCACAGCGCAGATGGGACGTGTAAACAGATGGCGTGAAAGCCCCGGCCAGGGTCGAACCTGGCCGGGGTACGAGGTTGGCAGAAGCTGACCAGATTGGAGGAGGAAATGGAGTACGACGAGCGCGACATTTGGGAGTACCAAAAGATGCGACTCAGTCGCGAACAGGCCGTAGCTTTTCTTGCCGGTGAGTTGACCGTGACGCTGCCTGAGTCGCACTTTGGTTATAAGGAGGAGCACCAGTGCTAATCCACTGCTTTTATTGCGACAATCCGTTGACGTTGCTGACTGCGTACATCAGCGCCTACGGCAAAACCTACTGCGCTGATTGTCGTGCCCTTGCCTGTACGTCGCGGTAAAAAGGCCCGGTATGGTTTCAACACCATACCGGGTACGAGGTCGGCAGACAGCCGACCCGTTAGAGGAGGAAGCGTGTCTGTTGAGGCATTTTTACCGTGCTTCGTGTGCGGTAAGAAACTACAAAACGCCTTCATAGAGGCTGATAACCAGCCTTACGAAGCCAATGTCTTCAGGACCGACGGTCATTACGGCGCGACGTTCTGGGACTCGTTTGACCACGAGGACATTGTCGTCAACATATGCACGCCCTGCCTGGAAGCAGGCAAGGAGCGCATAGGTCAGCAGAAAATGTACCAGCCGATTTGGTGCGCTGGCCTGACGGGTTTCGGGCGTAAGTCCGTGGACCGGCCCGTGGTGGCGTACACCGGGAGCCCGGACAACTCCATGGCATACGTCGATGAAGACGAGCTGGGTACCGACATCCCTGGCGTTGAGTGGGTGTGTGACATAGCGGAGCGCGTTGCTGCGCTAAAAGAAGGCTAGACACAGGCCCGGTACGGTGTCAGAACCGTACCGGGTGCGAGTCCGGCAAGGAGCCGGACTTTGGTAAAGGAGGATAGAAGATGACTGCTGACGAGGGTTGGCGGCAATGACCCGAGGCGATGCGCTTTGGGGTTACCCGCCCGACGTGAGCACAGCATATCTACCACCCGACTGTGTGAGGGAGAATTTTCCCTTGGACTTGACAGACAAAATACGGGAGACATTCATCGAATGCGATGAGTGTCACGCCGTGTGGGGTGTAGATAGCTACGCTGAAGATGAGAAAATCCGGGACGCGGTCATACAGGAAGGGTTGCAAACTGATGGTTGGCTACAAGCCGAAAATCTTGTAGGTAACGATCTTTGTCCCGACTGCGTACAGAGACACCGGCAAGTGAGGGTCTATTTGAACCAAAACACCGAGTGTTTTATGTACGGTCACCGCCCAGGCGACCAGCTCGTCTTAGCGGTCAGTTGGGATGAGCCTGATTTCATTCCCACGTTGCGCGGACCGGAGCGGTTGCAGTGGAAATTTGAACCAGAGTTTCGATTACTGGGGAAAGTTTTTGGTGAACTGAACCGCGACAACCCTGCGTTTGCGTGGGGTAGGAAATACAGGGACGACGGGAACCGCAGTTTGTCGGTCGGCGATTTAGTAATTATCGGTGACCGTCCCTTCGCGTGTGAGGGTTTCGGGTGGCGACTGTTAGATCGCTACGTTGACCCAGCGCAAAGAAGGTAGTTAGGTGGCCCCGGCTAGTGTCATAGCTAGCCGGGGTACGAGTCCGGCAGGGTGTCGGACCATAGTGAGGAGGAAGCAGCAAACATGGGATACGACATGTATGTTTGTGATGAGGACGGTAAAACGCTGCACGGCGACGAATTCTACTGCCGCAGAAACATGTGGAACCAAGGTAACCTGCGGTTAGCACTGCTTCGCTGCAACATGGCCTTTGAGGCGGTTGGTGAAGACAACTGGCGGCAGGTACCGGAGCGTCCAGACGACAACCACTGGGTTACGTCGGAGGACGGCTGGTCGCGGGAGCCTGTCACGCAGGAAGCGCGTGACTTCGTTGCAGCTGTTGATCGTTACTACCGGGACAGTCGGGATGAGCGTCCAGGCATACCGATCCACAAGCTCATCGGTAATGATGGTTGGTGGGTGACCAAGGTTGAATGCCAGTCGGCGCTGAAGCTGTTTGAAATGGAGTTGGCGAGCAATTTTTACGCCGACAACACAGATCAGTCTATTGAAGAACAGCTAGTCGATTTTGTCCCGTTTTTAGAGGCCGCTGCGAAGCATGGCGGTTTTCGCGTTTACTGACACGCAGGCCCCAGTCAGTGTCGAAGCTGACTGGGGTACGAGTCCGACAAGGGTCGGACCAGATTGGAGGAGGAAATGAGCGACATGGACGAAGACTACGTCAGGGGTTTGATGCTGTTCTGTCAGGCTGTTGATGAGGTCGCCAACGATGGTGGCGCGTATGCCGCAGAGATGCAGGAGATACTAGCAATCTCAGACGGAGAGCTTGAAGCGTCGTGGGAGCTTTATTTTAGCGAGCCGGTGGACCCGGAAGAAATCGACGCGGACACGATCCGCTGGGGTGTCATTGAGAGAATTATTGATGATGCCCAGGCGGCGGTCCCTAGTGGGTGGACGACAGGTCACCGTGATCCGGCAACAGGTGCCCCCGTTATTAAGCGGGTTGAGGCGTGAGCGAAACAGACGCGGCTGAGCTCGCGAACCAGGCGGCAGCAGACAGGGAAACGGTTCGCACACCCTTAACGCTGCTGGTCGCGGCGCAGATTATGGCGAGGTGGGAGAATCCCAAGCACCCGCCTGTCACGCCAGAGCGTCGTACAGAATTATGCGACGTAATAGCAATGATGTGGTTGCAGGCAGGTAAGAAGTTTTCGTAGTAAGGTGACTGGGTGGGATGTCAAAATCCCACCCAGTGCGGCGGCTGTCAGTCAGATAGCCCGAACAAGGAGGAGGAAAGATGGTCTTAAAGGCAGCGGTGTCTGCTGTTCTGGCGCTCACGTTAAGCCAGCAGGGTATCGCGAACGCGGATGATGGTAGTTATTTAAGCGCCATGTCCCAAGCTGGATTTATTAACGATGGCGGTTCTGTCGGCCAGCTTCAATTGGGTTACATGATTTGCAGTAAGATCGGCGCTGGCGCGTCTGCCGATAAGATTGCACATGACCTGTGGCTGAACAGTGATTTGACGCGGGTTCGCGCTGATGAGGCGGTGTTGATTGCGGTGGCGAATTTATGTCCCTCCGTGTTCCGCAGCGACCAACCCGGTACATCAAGTGGTGATATCGGTCATTACAACATCGCCGGTCACGGTCACCGCAAGTAAGGAAGTCCAGCACGATGTCGAAGTCGTGCTGGACACGAAGCTGGCATAAGGCCAGCTTAGGAGAGGAGGAAAGGTGTTGCTTGAACGACCAAACCAGTTTGAAGAACTGACGAAGCACCTGAGCAGTAACGCGGTCCAGCTAATCGCTGGAGAAGTGATACTGAGCGTTATGCGAAAGAATCGCAAGTTGTCTGAACTGCTGATTTTCGCTTGCCTCGCGTGGTTCTTGGTCACAGCAGTTCGTTATCTTGTAAAATTCACCCGCTGGGTGGTCAGCAAGGTACGAACGATGGCCGCTTCACGGCGGTCAGCATAGGCTGGAGGCGGCGGCGTTAAGCTCAACCAATTTCTCGTTCCTTGCTGGTGGGAAATTGGAAAGTAAGGACTACCAATAAGCGCCCTTTTACTACGGGGCGTGTAGTACCTGCGCCGCCGCCCCCCCACCACCTTTCCACACAAACTTTTTGAGGCTTGAGGCGGCGGCGTTAAACTCACCATCCCACCGTTTTCATTCATTTTTGGTGGCAATGGAAGCAAGGATTGCCTTGCCCGGTTACATGGCTCGGGCGCAGTACCTGCGCCGCCGCCTCCCCACACAGATTTCCCCGACACAGGGTCGGGGATGTTAGGAGGAGGTTTATGAGAAATGTCGCACAACAGGTCTTCCCCGCTAGACCGGGTAGTGATGGTCGCAATTCTAACCAACCTTGGTCTGGTGGCGTGGAGCCTTGTAGATGACACGAACGCTGAATTACTTGAGCGGCTGGACAACGCTGTTTTGCTGTTCTTTGCGTGTGAACTGGCTCTTCGTGTCGCGTTTACCAGGCTTTTCTTCCGGTCTTTTTGGAACGTGTTTGATGCTTGTGTCATTGTGGCAGCGTTACTGCCCGTGGCAGGTGGTGGTTTAGCCCTGCTGCGGTTAGCGAGGCTAGCAAGGTCATTGCATTTGATGCGTCATACCAGTCACCTGAGAATTTTTAGGTTCTTTGTTGGCTGGAACAATAAGCCGAGGCAGCAGCTAGAGTTTACGATAGCTGACGGTAAGCTGGTCCCGCATTGCTTCTACTGTCACGGTAACGTGACAGCGCACCGGCTTAGAGTTAATAGGCGTGGGTGGTTTTATGGCCCTTGCTGTGGTGACAAGCGGAAGGTGTGGTACGACGCATTTGCGGCGTGAGGTGGCCCCGGCCAGTGTCAGAACTGGCCGGGGTACGAGGCTGACAAAGAGTCAGCCAGTTAGAAGGAGGAAAATGGAGCACTTACAAGACGCCATCAACGACTTGGTTTTGGAGTTGGATGGCTGCTTGCGGGACGCGATGTGGTTGCGGCAGTCCACTGACATCAGCCACATCAATGCCACGCTCAGGCACATCACCCGAGCGGTTGGGAACGCGGCGCTGGAAGTCGCCAAAGCACACGCCAACCAGTTGACGCGGGAGATTGACACGCTGAAAGAATTGCGTGGCAGGTTGGGTAGCTACGGTACCCAAGACTAATAAAGGAGTCCTAGTCAGGGTCGAACCTGGCTAGGACGCGAACCCGGCAAGAGGTCGGGTCAGATTGGAGGAAAGAATGTCCACATTCCTTGTGATGGGTCAAAACCGCTGGGGTCGAGGCAGCAGCGTGTCGGAAGCCAAACATAACTTCCGGCAGCAAGGTGCCCGGTTGGGTTACGGCTATGTTTTAGTAGAGTTCCCGCCACCCTTAGAGTTCACTGGTGTTGACCAGATGGGGTACTACCACTGGACACATCATGGGTCTGCTACGCAACCGATTGTGACCGAGTTTGAGCCGCGTAAGCAGAAGGTTTAGCGGTAGCGCCCGGTACAGGGTCGAACCTGTACCGGGTACGAGTCTGGCATGAGCCAGACCAGTTAGGAGGAGGAAAAAACTGTGCAGTACGAGTACGAGATTGCAGAGAAAAACCGAGCAAACATACGGACTATGGCCGTAGGGCTAGGTTGGTCTTGGGTGTCAGAAGGACCGAGGGACACGTTTGGCTGGCCGAAGAACGAAGTGACGTTCACTGCCGATCAATGCTTGTGGGAGCCGTTGCTGGCTGAGTTGAGTCCGTTGCCTGTGAGGAGATTAGTTGTGCGCTACGTTGACGAAGACGCAGAGGACTACTACACGGAGTCGTTTTTAGCAGATGAGTTTGACGATCCAGGTGGTTTCAAACGGTTCGGTGTTGCAGCAGTCCCACACGCACACCTGTTTGCTTCGCTGTCGCGTTTGCGTGACAGGATAGACCGTAGGAGTGACGGAATGACCGTGTCGTTCACGGTTCGTTGAAATAGCCCCGGTCAGGGTCGAACCTGGCCGGGGTACGAGGCTGGCAAGAGGCCAGCCCAGTTAGGAGGAGAGATGTCTACTGAGTGGGTCGAAATTGAGAATGTCCTGCTGAGTGAGGCGTTGCGGGTCAGTGACCCCATCGAACGTCCGTCTTGGACATTGATGCGCAGAACTGAGATCGCTGACTACCGCGCTGAGATGGAAAAACACCCAGAGCGGGGTGACAGTCAACCTGTACCCAAGGCGCTGGTGGCGTCGTTGATTGAATACCTCTCAGACGATTTGGGTTGCGATCACAGCGTCAATATTTGCAACTGTGAGGTTGCGGCGATTGTCTACGAACTGGAATTGCAGTTGACAGGCAAGCGCACTTGCGCGGGTTGCAGCGGCGAAGGCTTTAACTACAGCGAGGAATTGCACCGCAGCAAGCTTCTGCAACTTGAACCAGGGTCGCAATGGTTTGACTACGACCACGAGTCGCTGGGATACCAGACCTGCCTGCGTTGCGAGGGTAGCGGCGTCATAGCGAGCTAGACACGCCCCGGCCAGGGTCGAACCTGGCCGGGGTACGAGTCCGGCAAATGCCGGACCAGATTGGAGGAAAAGTGAATCAACACCTGAAAAATGCGCGAGAGCGGATCGGTTGGGCTAAAAACGGGCGTGCGGATTTGCGTCCAACTAGCCAGGACCACGCGCAGATAGCTATTGCCGAAGCCCTCACCGGAATTCTTGAGTTGCTGGATTTTTGGGCGAACGGACCAGAGTGATGGGTGAGCGGCAGTACACGCTTGACGAATACAATCAGGTTGTCAACAGCGACGGTACATTCGACGCCGTGGTGTTCGATATGAATTACTACGGGTCGGTCGCTCTGCTTTGGACGGATAGACAGGCTACTGCGCTGCGGATTTTGTTTGCATCGCCTTGCGACGTCGGTGGCAGCAATACGATCAGTTATGTCAACCACAGGCAGGTATTCGTTGCAGTCAAGTCCTGCGGGGCATACACCTTCGACAGTCCGGTCAGCGCTGATTATGTTGCTGAGAAGCTAAAATTGTCTGGTGGCGTGACGTTGGATGCGGTGGCAGAACTAATTAACGGTGTCCTGTCGCGGCTATGACACAGCCCTGGCCGGGTTCATTACCCGGCCAGCGCACGGGGCTGACAACCAGCCACAAGGAGGAGGAAACATGGGAGAAGAATTAATAGCAGAATTACTTGAGTCTCTCAGCGAGAAAACGGGTGAAGCATATATCGAAACTCTCAGGGAGATTTATTCGTTAGCTGAGGTAGCTGGCGGGGTAATTCGGTGTGGCCTGTGTGGCAAACGGGAAGCAACGCATATTGCAATGCAGGAGTGCGGTCAACCTGGAGGCGCTGTTTGCCTGCCGTGTGTTGGCGATCATTTCGCCTGGGTGCGATCAGCGCTGTCAGTGGTAGGTGCTACAACCTACTGCCGTCATTGTAATACGGATGTCGGTGGTGACCACACCTTCGCGGTTGGGTTGAGGAACCCGCAGGCTGTTACGCTGCGGGTTTGAGACTAAGAATTGCCGTGGTTGGGGTCGAACTCAACCACGGCGCGAGGTCGGCACCAGGCCGACCCAAGTGGAGGAGGAAAAATGTCAGGTATTGAAATCCACAACTACGACTCTGGTCGCAAGCCAGAGGGACAGACGTGGGACACCGAGCAGTTACAGGCAGAATTTGAAGTCATTGGCTTCTCTGCTCCATACGTCATGGTCCGACGGAAGTCGGACCGTGTCGAAGGTGTCATGGAGTTCACGCACAACCCGCGTGTGTACTTCGACTTCAAGCCGGGTATGTGAGCGGCCACTGGTGGTCGCCGCAGTCATTGCCGATTATGCAGGAGCGGCAAGAATACGACGCAAAGGCGGTCGTGGCTGCGCTGAACCAGTTTTACGAGCGGTATGACAATTCGTCCAACGAATTGGATATCATCGATTCCGCTTACGAGCTGGCCGAACGGGTGAAGGGTTACCTGTACGTCAGGGGATTGGCCTGACGAGCCCTGGCCGGGGTCGAACCCGGCCAGGGTGCGAGGCTGGCACAAGCCAGCCCGGTTAGGAGGAGAGAAGCATGAAGTACCAGATGCTTGGTACCGACGCAAACAGCGAAGACGGACCGACGAGCGTCAACTTGCCCGACAAGTACGAGGTCTGCTGGCGTTGTGAAGGTCGCGGTGTGCATGATTGCTGGGAGGGCGGTATGACCCAGGATGAAATGTACGATCAAGACCCCGACTTTTGGCAGGATTACAAGTCGGGTGTCTATGATGCGCTTTGCTCTGTGTGCAATGGTCAGCGAGTTTTGTTGACTGTTGACGAGTCACGTCTGTCGCCTGAACTGCTCGCGCAGTACAAGGAGTCGGAGCGGCAATACGACCAGCAGAGAGCGGAAATGTATACCGAGGGTTACGCAGAGGGTTGCGTCAACTATTCTCAAATGCTGCGGTGGCATTGTGGCTAGCATCTACGCTGGCTACAGGGATGATCCAGAAGAAGTTGACTGGATTGATGAATTACAGCTAGGTGAGACCCGGTACCGCCGAGCAAGGAAGAGCCATGCCTGTAGTACATGCGTGAGGCAGATATTGCCAAACCAGATTTATGGTACAGAGTTTTGGCTAGTTGACGGAAAGCCGTCTTACGTCAAGCACTGCGACAAATGCCTAGACGAAATGCACGGCATTTACCACCCTGAGTAGGGAGGGGGTGTAGCGAACCTGACGGGTCGTTACACCTCCCCTGTATTGAGGAGATTTTACCTGGAGGGGTCATAGATTTCGCCACCACCGGGTGGTGAGTAGCCAGTTGTCTGGCTAAAATAAATAAGCGGTGGCAAAGGGTCGCCGTGGAGGAGGAAAACATGGGTATGAGATCAGTGAAAAACACGTCACTGAACTTCGGTTTAGTGAATGTGGGTGTCAAACTCTACAAGGCAACGGACAGCCATGACATCTCGTTTAACCTGTTCCATGCAGGTTGCGAGGGTGCGATTGGTCAGCCCCGCGTGTGTAAGAAGTGTGGCGTCAACCCACGGTCTGACGAAGTCATTAAAGGCAAGCTGGTTGATGACGACAAGATTGTCGTTATTACCGATGACGACCTGGCGCAGTTGCAGGAAGCCAATAAGTTGTCGGCCATTGAGGTGGTCCAGTTTTGTCACAGTGACGAGATTGACCCGATTATGTGGGAGTCCAGTTACTTTTTGGAACCCACAGACAACAGCTCTCAAGGTTACGCGCTGTTGCGTCGGGTCATGGTGGAGTCAGATGTTGTTGCGGTCGCAAAGTTTGTGTTGCGAACACGACAGCAAATGGCTGTCATCCGCGTCCTTGGCAACGTGTTGGTCATGCACACCCTGATTTGGCTGGACGAAATCCGTGACGCTAATGGTTTGCAGCATTTAAACGGGACCATTGAGTCACCCAAAATGCTGGAAATGGCGCACGCAGTCGTTGACAGCATGATTGAGGACTTTAGTCCCGCCAACTTCGTTGACACCTACACCGCGCAGGTCGCGGCGTTGATTGACACGAAAGCTAAGGGTGGCGTGTTGACCAGCGTCGTTGATCTGGACCAGCGCGACGACGACGTGTCCGACTTGATGGCGCAGCTGGAAGCGTCCGTCAAGCGGCATCCGGCTGGTAAGACACCAGCTAAGAAGGCTGCGCCTAAGAAAGCGCCAGCTAAGCGAGCAGCGCCGACCAGGAAGGTCAGCTAGCTGCCCAGCCCCGGTCAGGGTCGAGCCTGACCGGGGTACGAACCCGGCAAAGGGTCGGGTCAGATTGGAGGAAAGATGACAACAGAATTGCAGCGTCGGATTGACGAGGCGTGTGATCATTACGTCTTGGAAGTACCTGGCAGCACGTTGAAGCTAGCGCTGAAGCAGGCTGCCGACGTTGTGTTGACGGATGATCAGCCAGCAGGAGAAGACGGCTTCCCGATAACGCAGCAATTTCTGACAGGTCTGATCGATCATCTGGAAGCACAATACTGGGGTTTTTCTCCTGTTGTTGGCAACGAACCGCAACCCCAGAAGCCGGACGACCCTAACGCGATACTAAACTCGCTTAGTGAGGACAAACAGTTCCGTTTGCCTGCTTCCACGGTCACCGCTGGACAATACTACGAGGAGCAGATGCAGGACTGGCGAGAGCGACAAGCGGTGTATGGCGTGATCGTTGCGCTGAATAAAGCCCTGGCTGACCACAAAGCGTTTATCACCGCTTTGATTCAGGAAGAGTTCCCGCAGGGTAGGTAGTAGGTCAGCCCCGGTCGGTGTCAAATCCGGCCGGGGTACGAGGGACTGGCAAAGGCCGGTTCCCATAGTGGAGGAGAAAAGTATGGCTTGGGAGTACCAAGACGACAAAAAGTCAGACGACTATCTGTGGTGTGAAGATGCCACGGATATCCTGAAGGATGCTTTGCGTGAGGTCGTGGACTTGTATGCCACGGACCTGCACAGCAGGACCAGTGACAGCGAGTTGCTTGCCGGTGTCCATCTCAGTATTTGGCAGTTACTTGCCAGTGATGAGATTGTCGCGTCTGACAGGAATTACTGCGACTGCCACGACACGAAGGCGTACAGGGCCGCTCAAATTGAGCGGTCCAACGCTGGTTTAGAGCCAGCGCCGGGACCGAGGTCGTGGTACCGGGGCTTCGACCCGGCAGACGTGAATTTCGTTTGGTGTGACGCAGCGAAGGACATTGTGACAGCGGCGCTACGCGAGATCATAGCAATGTTTATGAAGCCGGAAGACGATTTCGGTTTGGGTCGTCGTCCGTCCGATTATGATTTGCTATTCGGCGTGTGGGACGCAATGTGGTCGCTTGTGCAGCAGGAAGTGGACTGCGGGAAGAATGGGTGTTTTTACACCCACCGCGTTGAGGCTGTAGCGTAAAAAGAGGCCGGGTGTCGGGTCGTACCGGCACCCGGTACGAGGTCGGCAAAGAGCCGACCTGCACTAGATTAGAGGAGAAGTTAAACATGGCAGATACTAATACTGCTGACGTGTTGCAGTCCGTGCGAAATAGGGCTGTCGAACTAGCCGATCAGGCATTCGACCGTCTGGACTGGGACGTGGAGTTACCGCTGGAGCAGCTTAACCCGGCATTGGATGTCATGCTTGCCGTCGTCAATAACCGGCCCCATGCGCTGCTTGGCACAATGGTAGAGCAGGCGCCAGAAGCAACGGTTTCCTTACCACGAGAATTTGTCAGTGGTTTGGTCAAGTGGTTGCAGTCAGAACGAGTCCCAGGATTCCTGACAGACAGAAGTCCTTTGGCGGCGAGTCTTGCGGCGCATGACGCAAAGTATGCGGCGGTGAAGCAGCGGTCGTTGGAAGCAGTCAGGAGTGCTGAAATCGTTTTTGACGGTGACCACGCTTCTATTACCGTTGAAACAGGACCGGGTGCAAGCAGGACGCTGTATATCGACGTTGACGGCCAAAATGACTGACGGCAAGAGGCCGGAAGGCCAGAGCCGAGTTTACCGAGGCAGTCGCAGCGAACTTATCCAGCAACTGCGAGAGAATAACCCCGGCATGACAGCGGCTACTGCTGCCAAAATCGTTGACGACCACCTAGAAGCTGGTTTTGACGAAATTGTCGAGTACCGGGTTGAGATGATGCCAATGGCGGCGGAAACCACGGAGCAGGAGTTGACTACAATGCAGAATTTGGTCATTGCGACCGAAGAAGCATTGGGGTCCAAGATTTACAAAGATTGAGGAAGCCTGGGTGGGGTTCAGTGCCCCGCCCAGGCGCTGTCCTTGGCAACCGGCCAAGGTGATTGGAGGAGGAATGGAAACCGTTGAGTACCTGCGGAAAGCAGAAAAAATACTCACTGCGGTGGAGAATGGTCCGCTAGGTCAGAGACTGACAGTCAATTGTCAGATACAACTTGCTGACGCTTGGATTAATTTAGCTCATGCAGCGCATGTTTTGACTATGCGGAGGGGAATTTAATGATCCGCAACAGCAAGTCGGGTCAGTTTGAGAGCATTTTCCGTGACTTGACCCCGGAGGAAGAAGCAGAATTTCGGTCGTGGGCACGTCAAAATTGGACACCAGGAACGGAAATTAACAGTTTTTGGCACCCAGTTATCCGTGACGAAATTCGTATAATGCAGCGGGAGTCTAGGTCGTGACGATCAGGGTCAGCATTGACTACGACGGCATACAAGTGGACGTGCATTTGACGGAAACCGTAACCGGTCGGGATCAACGCGCAACTATACCGCGCTACCTTCCGACAGGATCGGAGATGTACGTCAGGTTCATTAATGCACTCGATGTCATGATGTATACCTGGGACAATGCACGCGGCGAACAACGCGGAGAACCGATAACGTCGTAACTGTGGTTGCCGGTGTGGTGAAGCGTACTAATTATTAGTACAGTCCCGGTAAGGCTTATTACCTTACCGGGACGCGAGTATTGGCACAGGCCAGGACCAATTTATAGGAAGGCAACAATGGAGTTTGACGAGCACGCGGTTGAGGAGTGGTGTCAAGAAGCAGTCGCCGGGGTCCGTGACCAACTGGAACACTCTCCCATGTGGCTGTGCAAAGACGAAAAAACCTGGACCAAAACGAAGCGAGCGCCTTCGCGGACGGTTTTGAGGCGGCATTGGGAGAATTAGTAGACCGCTTGAAGGCTGGCAAGTTCAATGTGACCAAGAGAGGCAGGTAGCAGTAGATTGACGTATGACGATTGGGTGTGTGGCTCATGCGACGGTGGCAATGACCACCCGCATAGTTGCGAACACTGCGGCGAGTTGCGCTATGTCAGTGAGCTCAAAAAAGAAGAGCTCAATTACTTGCGCTCTATGTTTGGCCCAGACACGCCAGCGTAAAGTTCGTCCCGGCAAGGCTCACTACCTTGCCGCGACACGAGGTCTGACACGAGGTCAGACCCGACAGGAGGAAAGATGAATACAGGTTACAAAGCGGCCATTATCGACCAGGACTCTGGTGGTCTGTACGAATTTCGGCGGGTGTCGTCAGGTGACGAAGCCACCAGTTTGGGATTCCTACAGGGTGTTGTCGGTGGCTACATTGAACTGGTTCGGGTGACAGACGAACTGGACATGTGGTGTAACGAAGAAGGCAAACTGCAAGGCTTGCCGGTTAATGAGCCAGCGACAGCGTTGTGGTGGGGTTTATGCCCTGAGATGCGTAACCAGGACGTGATTTGCGGTCCTGTTGCCCTGACGTCGCACGACGATCAGGGAGAAACCACCAGCCTGCCTGACCGGATTTGGGTGTTCCTGCGGGACCAACTCGCGCCGAAATACCCAGCGTCCACGGTGACAGATGAGGTGGCGGCTAATGCACTATAGCCATGTTGTCGCCATACCGGGAGATGTTGAGCCGGATAACTTGCGGTCCGAGTTGGAACTACGCATGTCCCGGTATGGCTACGATTCATGTGACCCAGAAGGTGATCCTGAATGGGACTGGTGGGTTGTTGGCGGCAGGTGGGGTGGTGAGTGGCGGTTGAAACCCGACTGTGTTAGCGGTCTGCCGTCTGAGCCCAGCAGTTTCGGTTTCCCCGATGAAGTCGCGGAAGCTGGCGCTACCGACTGTGCACGCGTCGGTGACCTTGTAGCAGAGTCGATAGACTACGTCTACAGTTACCTGGACCTTGATTGCGTGTGGCACACGAAGTGGCTTGGCCCAGAGGGTAGCGGGTCAACCGTGATTGGTGACTGGGAACGCGGACCGGAATTTGAAGAGCAGTTTTTGAAATTCCTGGCTTCGCTCGACCCGTCAACGTGGCTGGTGCACGTCGACTACCACAACTGAAAGAAGGCCCAGGTCAGGTTCATTACCTGGCCTGGGTGCGCGGTCGGCAGAGGCCGACCCAGATAAGGAGGATAGTGAGTATTCATAAGCAAGTATTGACGAGCAACGGCCATGTTGACGAAGGCATGGTTGATCTGCTGGACGCCGTGTGGCGGTCTGGCATTGCAACGCAGTTCTCCTGTCAAGGTGGTGCACACTACCCTGGTAGTCCTGACATGACGCCGAACGGGAACATCGTTTTTGCCAGTGTTGATGACGGTTTGCGGTTCATGCGCCTGACGATGCAAAAGTCGTGGTGGTATAACCGACTCCGCATGACACTTATGGAACCGGTGGAGTCTGTTCTGCTGGGTCTTGATGGAGAACCGCGTTGCATCGTTGAGTGGCAGGCCATTGACGAAGCAACTGGCCTTAACGTCACACAAGCTCTGACGGACGTGTGGTGTGGCCGAAAGCCCTATGATGCCTACAGCTTCAGACGGGACGTGTAATGGGTATTTTTATGAAACCAACCGACCCGCCGTTCTCAGACTATGAGCATGAGATTGGAAAATCGTCAGGTGCCCATGCCGCGATCATCCTGTGGAAAGTAAGGCTTGACCTGGGTATTTTATTGCATGAAGTGCATACAGGTGGTGGTTGCTATGCCTTAGAGGGCCGCTTAGAGAGCGGCCATTGGATAGTTGCCACGGACCCAGATTGCCACTCACTGCGGTCGCGGTTAGGTTTGGAATGGTTTGGTAAACCGATGGGCTGGTGTGTTGGCATTTACAATGACCATGAGGATGGTTGGGCGAACAGCGAAGAAAATATAGTTCAGGCTTTCTGTGAGTCCAGCGAGGGGTGGCAGCTGTCAGAAGTTATGCACATAGCTTTGCGAAACTTCCTCGACTGTCGGCGTGATTTGAGTTCTACTCCAACAATTCGACAGTCCTAGCCGCCATATGGGTGTTTGACCATCACGGTCGAGCTCTTGCCGTATTCGGGTAACGGTTTCCGCGTGGTCGTACCGCCGCTACCTGTCAGTATCGGCAGTCCCAACGGGTAGGGTTCTAGTTCCGATCCCACTGTGTTGACGGTAATGGGTCGGGGAACTAGTTGCTTAGGCGGTTGTGCCCATGTCGGAGGCACCCGCAGCGGTCCCAGAGTATTGCCGCTGCCCATGTTGGCGCGTATTTGAGGTGTTGGCGCTGTCGCCAACGGCTCTGCTAGGTATGTTGGCGGCGCAATGACCGGATTCTGGGCCAGCCCCAGTATTTGATTGATAGGGCTGTCGGGACTGCCGGTGGCCCATAGCACTGTAAACAGGCTGAGGAGTTGCAGCGGTAAAGAAAATGGTCCGCTGCTCAGATTGGCTTGGAAAGTAGTCCAAAACAGCTGTGGGATTGTTTGACCTCCGAGTAAATAAGTCCAAATAGCAGGTGCTGATGGTGGAGCCGTTGCGGCGGGGGGCGTAGTCCAATTCGGTAATGCGCTCGTTAGCTCAGCAGATGTTGCGCTGTAGGCTGTCATAGCGGCTATATCTTGTGTCCACATCTCTGCGTACTGGGATTCTGTGGCTGCGATAGCAACGGAGTTCATGCCGAGGATGTTGGTTGCCGTCAGTATTGCCAGTTGCATTCTGTTACATGTCACAGCTTCCGGTGGTATGGCGGTCGCGCGTGCTAATTCATAGGCCGTTGCGGCGGCGTGCGCCAAGGCAGCGGTCTGCGCGGCTTGTTCCGCTGTCGCGAATAGCCACGTCGCGTAAGACGCTGCCGTTGCGCGCATCGATTCTGAACTTGGTCCCGACCAGGGGATTTGGGAGATAATACGAGCGAAGTCTTGACCTGTACCAGCTAGGTTGTTCGCAGTGCCCTGCCAGCCTGCCGCCGCCGTCAACATCGGAGCAGCACCCGGTCCAGCGTAGAGTTGCTCAGAAATTATTTCCGGTGGTTCGAACATAGATTTTCAAATTGCGGGCAGCAGCGCGGCGGCGATGTATTTAGGTGCATATTTCATATTGCGGTCTAGCGCGACCCACGCAGGGAGGGTAGTACCGTCCCTGTGTTTGATGTGAACTTGTCCGTTTTCAAAGACGCTGTCTTTTGCGAGTATGTCTGCTATGTAGCAGCCCATCAGGTCATCTAATTTCAGCCCGGTCATATTGGACATCTGATCATTGGCGTAAATGATGCGACCCGTTGACGCTTCTATCAAAACGACAGCAAAGGTGTTGAGCAGAACCTCGTCGCGGTGATTTTTAGTCGCTAGCGTATTCACCTGGTAAATCTTCCTCGTGAACCTGCGCTTGACGGGCAGCGCGGCGAGCCGCCTTCCCTACGTCTGCGACGTAGGTCTTTAGCTCAGTCGGTGGACCAGCTGGAGGCCGCCAACCCTGCCGCCATTTCTCTCGGAACTCTAACCAAGTCAGCCTGATGGGGAAATTCGGGGCCGACCCGTTCTGCGCCGCTTGAAGGAGAACGGCGAAGTGCCATTGCTCGTCGTAGACGACGAAGGATCGAAGTGCTGCATTCTCTACTTCTAAGTCGGTGACCCTGGTGATGACGTTGTCCAACTGGGTCTTGACCAGTTCATAGTCTGCCGGTATGCCGTCTGCCTCCAGCTTTGCCGCAATAACCTTTGCTTGCTCCGCAACATCGTGCATGTATCTTTCGCTGTGGCGTTGCTGGTAGCCGCGCATGACGCGCTTACCGAATGGTCCGAGGAGTTTAGCAGCGCCTTCATAAGTCTCTGCCAGCCGTGTGATCAGGAGCCACAGGACGACGACGAATAGAATCCATGTCAGCCAACTATGGCCTAGCACGGCAATCAATACTGCAAGATCGCCTGTGACTACGGGTGTCGGCAAATCTGCGGCGTACACAACTCTATGTTCTCACGCCTTTAGCCGTGTACTGGCAAGTACGCTAGTGGAAGCTACTAACGTCTTTTCTTACTGGTGTCGACGGAAGCGTGTATGGCTTGGACGAGGTCGTGAGTTCGGCGGTCCAGCACCGTGTCCTCATGCAGCATGTGTTCTATGCGGTCTAAAATCTTGCTCTGATTGGCGAGCATTTCGCCTTGGTTGAGAAGTACTTTGTGTAGGAGTTTGTTACTCTCCGCGCCAGCGTGCGCCAAGGCTGGCTGCGTCACGGCAGAATAGATTGTAAGCCAGTACAGCAACCAGATGCCATGCTTGTCAAGCTGTGGGAATAGAAATTCCAAGGCCACAACGACGACGGTTGCTATGAAGGTTTGGATGACGCCGCCACCAGAACCGAACCAAGCAGTGAATCTGGCTAACAGCTTTTGATGCCAGAGCAAATCACTTCCTCCTGATAAGTCGCCGCCACCACATTGCCATCTTAACCTCCGGTACCGGGTAAGGCGGGAAGAAAGAACCATTTTGCGGGTCGCTACCGGGTACAGCAATGCTGGCAATAGAAGTCAGGACGGACATGATGGCTAAGATGCCACCGAATGCCAGCGCGGCATCCCAGGGTACTGACACCCCCGGCGCAACATGGCTGGTACTGCCCACGCCGAGAGCCGCTAGGGTACCCTGCGCGAAGCTACGGAGTGCCCGTTCTGTCGTGTCTAGCCAGAAGGCCAGTGACGAGAGGCTATGTGGGATGACCGGTGTGGTCACGATGCAACTTTGTCCAGAATTTGCTTGATGACAGCCAGGACATGCTGGGCTTCCACCAAGTTTTTCTGCAACGATTCGGGGATGATCGGCAGTGTTTCCAGTACGCCGATCACGGCGTTGAGTCCAACGATTGCCTCATCCAGCTGCTTGGCAATCGTAGCCGGGTCTACTGCGCCGAGGGAAAAATTGTCAGACATTACTTGTTCCTCTTTCTTTAATGCGACTAGTGATCCAGTCGATGATAGCTGGTAGGAATGGTTGATATTGCCAATGCGGGGCGTTTGTACCGGCAGCGAAGAACATCAGTGCGTTCATTGCTCCCTCTACGGTGGCAATTGGCATTAGGAGGTCACGCGCCACGGCGATGATATCGGTAAACGTCGGTTGTTCAATAATGTTATAGATTGACGTCTCGACGTTTCCCACCTTGGACTCCGCATTCCAGGGAGAATTTCCAACAGGTGCTGACGCGTATAGGTCGCCGTCCAACGCGCAGGACAGCAGGAAGTCAGGCGTTTGACTAGGAGTTAGGTCAGCGGGACCGGCGATGCCGCCAGTGACCTGACCATCTAAGTCCTTGGGCATGGGGATTCCGGCAACCAAATTGCCGTTCGCCTTACCGGGACAGCGCAGGGGGTCACCGAATTGAATGACACCAAGTACGTCCGGTAGGCGGCTGTGTAGGGAGCCGCTGGGTGCAAGAATGTCGAGTGCCCATACTTGGCCGGTGACGATAGCGCCTTGGCTGTAGCCAGAGAGGAATAAAGGCGTACCGGCTGGCCTTAGCTTAATCTGCCGTACCACTTCGGCTCTACCGGCTTCCACGCTCGGACCCATCGGGACGACAGCGGCGGGGTAGCCGATGGGCTGCCACTGTACTGGCGCTGCGGGTGAAACGAGTCCATCGAGCTTGTCGGCAATGACTTGCCATGGATTGACTTGCAGCATGCGCCCCAAGTCAGAGGAAAAGCCCGGTCCGTAAGGATCGGGAACACCGGTACCGTTAACGGTCAACAGCAGGGGCTGTACCACTACTTGACACCCTTGTAGTTGACAGAGTCCTTTTCGTCATCGTTGATGTGTAGGTTTTGGGTCAATACCCACTTCAGGCAGGTTTGCAGAGCGTCCCATGCGTCGTAGCTGTTCCCGTCAGCGTGCTTGTGTGTCCTTGTGAGGATTTTTGCCAGCGTGTTGACGTGGTCGAGTGCGGAACTGGACGTGTTGCTGCCCTCGGGGAAGGCGTAGTCCTTGGCGAGTCCCAGGAGATTGGCGTCATAGAGCATGGCGACAACGTCGTAGGGTTCCTGGTTGCCGTTGGCGTTGATGCCGTCCAGCTTGTCCGACACGCTCTGCGGGGTGGCGTCGGCGTTGGGAGAGGTCATTTTTTGTCCTTAGAGAAAGGTGAGCGGACGTGCACGGACGTGAGGCTGGCCTGGATTTGTTGCAGTGCTGGTCCAACGACTTGGGCCAGGTAATCTACGACACTGCGGTTGCCGAGTTGCGGCCAGCCTTGACGGCTGCCATCCGGTCCCAGCGGTCCCTCCAGTTGGTCGAGGATGAGATCGGTCGGTTTTTCTGGCATGATTCCTCCTGGTGTGAATTGACCAAAGTCGTCAGTGTGTGCTTCATCAATGTCGCATTGGATGCCGTTAAAGTCGCGGTAGCCTAGAGAATTCCTTTGGAAGATGTTGACCGACCCGGTGACATTGCCGCCACTCCACGCCTCTGTCTGCCACACATAGTCAGCCACATTGGCATCCAAAGCTCGCGAGCAAACCCAGTAGTCGCCGTATATACCGGCGCACATTTTTCCTTGTGCATTGGTGCCCAAGACGCTGTTAGCGCCAGCCATGTACTCCCACACCACGGAGTCCTGGTCAGGCGTTTCATCAAAGTCGGCAGAAAAGTAGACGACGGGTTGTGACGGTGCACCAGGAAGGGAGCGAATGTAGTCGAGTGCCTGCTGCGCGTCACTCACGCCCTGGTCGTAGCCGTTGAGCATGAAGTCGGCTGTGGTTTCCCAGTTGAAAACAATGCTGATTCCGTTAGCGCACAGGTCAAGGAACTCCTGTCGCTGCAATTGTTTACCCGGTAAGGATGCGCCGCCGTCCGTCAAGTAACGGCATACGAAACTGATTCCAGCTTCTCGCAAATCCAACGCACCGATGGTGCCCCCGGCGTAGTCAACACCCTGCGGGTACTCCATGGGGCAGCGGTAGGTGGTGTCCTCCTGTATGGGTCCATCAAACACCCACCAGTCATTCCAAAAGTCGCTGTCCTGCGGGATTGCGCCGTGGTCCAGGGTGCAGGTACCGTAGTCACCGTTTGATTCCATGACGATGCCGTCGATGGAGCAGTTCATGTGGCTGTTGGGTCCACCGCCGCCATGCTCAATGCAGACTTTAATCGGATAGTAGTTGTTGACTAAATCTTCCTGCGTGGTTTGACGGAAGCCGAGGAACGAACCGGGGAATGTTTCTGTGCAAAATTGCCTGATCCACTGCAACCCGTCAGGTCCGTTGAATGCTGCGCCGATGAAGATGCCAGCCGAGCCAGAGCAGTCTGCGCCCACACCGAGGTTATCGGGGTCGTAGCAGCCAGCATAGTCATAAACATCGCCCGGTCCTGCATCGTTATCGTCTGCCTGGTAAAGACCCTGCTGATCGGTGGTCAGGCGGTCGAGGAAAACGCGCTTAGCGAACTCCACGTTGCTTCTCAGTAGCGGCATTATTCCTCTCCTCTCACGAAATCAATCCTCTGACGTACTTCTCAGCCTCATAGTCGCTGGCGCTGGCAACGTGGACACCGCCGTGGCCTCTATGGTGGTATTCACATAGGTACAGCAGGTTGTTCGCTGACTCAACCCAAGCCCCGACAGTGTCGGGGTCGCTGATGCCAGGGTAGTCGGTTTCCAGCCACTTCAGGTCGATGCCATTCTGCAAACTGAATTCTACATGACAGTGGTGTAGTTCTAAACTGCCCTGGCATTCTGAGAAGTCTTCGCGGTGGCTGCCGATAGCGCATTGCGCCGTGTCCTTCGTTCGTTTCCTAAACGCCTCAAAGTCCTTGTAGTGGGGGTCGCCGTCCCTCGGCGGGTGTGCCGGGTAATGGATGACGTAAGAATGAGTGATTCTTCCGTCATGTGCTGGTGTGTCGGGTTTTTTAACCTGTAGGCGGCTCAACCAGTTGGGCATGTCACCCTGCCTGCATGGCGGCAATGTCGGCGCGGAGGAGTTGATCGTCAATACCGTCGATGCTTTTGGCGTTGACCATCATTTCTTCGCTCAGCACGCAGAGTCCCTGGTTGTTGTAGGTCCGGTAAAAGTCGGGTGTGAAGGGTTGCAAAGCGCCCCATGTCACGCCAATGCCGTTACCGTTGGACCTGCCGAAGCAGGGAACGTAATGGCCGCCGACAATGTCTGCACCGGGAACCACGTCCCACACTTTGCCGTCCCGCGTCTGATCCATCGCGCTTTCCGGCAGAGCAAAACCGAGGCCGACAGCTTGGAAAAGGTAGGTTGCGATCCACAGTTCTCTCAGGTCGCCGGGGTTCATGTCAGCGATGGCGACAACCTGGTGGCGCTTCCCGGCAGCGTCGACGATCCCTTGCCGCAGCCAGTAATCTGCCAGAGCGCCCACCTGGGTGCCCTGGTCGCTACTGGGGTCGTCGGCGTTGAAGCCGGTGACGGCAGAGTAGTTAGCCAGCGCGGCTTTGTCGTTGAATGGCGCTGGTGTACCGCCCTCTGCCGTATACAGCATGGTCTGGTGGCATGCCCCGGCTAGGGCGCAGTCGCCGTACTGGTCATTAGCGAGCATGCCCCACTCATTGATTTTGCTGTAGTGGCCGAACTCCTGTGGAGGTGTGGGGAGCATGCGGAAGTCCAGGTAGGTGGCGAGTCGCAAGCGGACAGCGCCTGGTTTTGGCGGCTGCAGCCCGAGTTTGTAAGCCATGTGTTCTTTCCTCCCAGTCAGACTCAGCATAGCTGATGGGACTGACGTTCAACGGACGCCGCGTTGGACTCTCGGTTAACAAGTGGGATTTGGCTATGGTGAACCAACACCCGGCAAGCTAAAATAGTGGTGTACGGCGGCAAAGGGTCGCTGACGACAGGTAGGAGTTAGTTATGAGAGTTATTGCGGTGGGAGTCGCCGCTGCATTGTCATTGGTTTTGTCAATACCAGCGCGAGCTGATAGTGACGACCAAACCACTGCAGAGGTTTGCGGCGCGTACAACCTGGGTCTATCACAGGACGAGATACGTCAGGGGTTGCAGCGCAACGATGGCCGATTTAACGAGTGGAGAGCTTGGCGTTCCACCAACTGGCCGATCATACGAGGCGACTGCGGCTGACCAGGAGCCGTTGGGCAGCCGCCGGGTACAACCTCCTCCCCGGCGGCTTCTCAACGGCTTCTGCCGACAATGACAAATCTGACTAGATACGGTAGCGTGACTTGGACAAACAAGAAAGGAGTCATTAAATGACACAACCGTCTGAACCGCGACCCCGTCAGCGCAAACCAAGAAGCTTCGACGCAGAGCGGTCGTGCACCGTTTGCGCCACGTCATTTGTAGTTCCAGCCGGTCAGTTGGGCCGCAAACCCGTCACTTGCTCAGACAGATGTCGTCGTACCAGGCAGTACGGTCAGATTGAGGACTGGCGCGAACGCCAAGTATTGAGTCCTGAGATGCATGGGACCTCAACCGGGTACTCAAGCCTACGCTGCCGGTGTGATTTATGCCGCAAATGGATGAGGGACTACCGGCGCGAAAAAAGATTAGCAGAGAGGGAGTAGGTGGGTAGCAAATACACAATAGTCAAGGTCAGACCGTCCTGTGATATCTGTGAGGCGCAGCGCGGCATTAAGGTCGCGGCCTACGCGGATGCGAAGTTGGCTGTCGGTGACCGTCCTGGGACGTGGGCTTATGTCTGCCGTTTTCACTTCAACCAATTTCAGTGTGAACTGGGATTCGGACACGGTCAAGCACTTGTTTTGAGGCCAGCGTGACGGGGTTTGTAGAACGAGATGACAGGGTTGTCATACGCGTGATTGGTCTTGTCAATGGTACGCCAACAGCCTTCGACGGCCAGTATCTGGTAGAGTATGACCCAGATAGACCGGGACTGGAGCCTATTACTGGCCGACCGATGCAATGCCACATGGTGACAACTAAGCGTCTTTCTGACGCCACGGTGTTCACTACGGAATCTGCTTACGAGGTTTACAAAAGGGTCGATCAGCGCAACCCGATACGCAGTGACGGTAACCCTAATCGTCCCCTCACTGGCTTTACCGTGGCTTTTGAAAAGTTGACGTGATGCTGTATTTCGCAAATCCTTCCACGCAACCGATACGGGATGCGATGCAAGACCAGCCGAAGCTAGGTTTTATCGCTACTCCTGATTCTTCGCGCCCATGTCAGCGCGTTGATGGTGCACAGTGGTGTGCTGATAACGGTTGCTTTGGCAAAAAAGATTTCGATGAGGCACGGTGGTGGCGATGGTTGACGGCGCAGGTAAAACATCTCAACACTTGTTTGTTTGCAACCGCTCCAGATGTTGTCGGTAATCATGTCGCAACCATCGAGCGGTCCGAGCAATGGTTACCGAAGATCAGGGAATTAGGTTTTCCTGCCGCCTTCGTTGCACAGGATGGTGCGGAGCCGGACACAATCCCCTGGTCGACCTTTGATGTGTTATTTGTTGGGGGTACCACGGCCTGGAAGTTGGGTCAGCAGGCGCGGCGGGTAATTTCTCACGCCAAGTCCATTGGAATGTGGGTGCACTTCGGACGTGTCAACTCAGCCCGCCGTTACCGATACGCCGACCACCTGGGTTGTGATAGTGCAGATGGAACGTTTTTAATTTTCGGTCCTGATAAAAACTTGCCAAAGTTGATTGAATGGCTAGAGGAGAGTGTGAACTGTGAGCCACTTTTCAGGGGCTGACGCAGCGGTTGTACTGCTATCAGGTGGCATCGATTCCACAGTTGCGCTTGATCTGACAGTGGCAAGGAAAAACGTCCACCTAGCGCTTTCAGTCAATTACGGGCAGAATCATGTCAAGGAGCTGGAAGCGGCAGCCGCTATTGCGGATTACTACGGCGTGGTCCATGAAGTTGTCACCTTGCCGATGACGCTACCATCTGCCTTAACAGGACAGGGCATAATCCCTGTCAAGCACGCTGAGACAGTGGACGCAACATTCGTACCGGGACGCAACCTGCTACTTATATCTATAGCTTTAGCTCGCGCCAGCGTGTGTAACTGCGATGAGGTGGTATTGGGGTGTAACCGCGACGATGCTGCCGGATACCCTGATTGTCGTCCCGAATTTATAGCATTCCTCAACGCTGCCGGACGTTCCGCGTATGGGGTTAAGGTATCTGCTCCCCTCATCAATCTCAATAAGCGGCAAATCGTTGAGCTGGGACGTTGGTCTGATGTTCCGCTGGGTTTGACGTGGTCCTGTTACCGTGGCGAACAACGACCGTGTAATAACTGCGGTGCTTGCCTGTCCCGGCGAGAGGCTGGACTAGAATGCTGACACATGGACATGGACTGTGAATTGCAACGAGAAAAAGACGAGTGGCGACAAAGGTGTTTGCGGGCTGAGGCTAAGTTAGAAGCAGCCTTAAACGATAACGCTTCCCTCAAAGCTGTCAGCAGTCAGAGAATGTCGCCGTGACCGTTGTAGCGCTCTACAGTGGTGGGGTTGACAGTTATTGCATGAGTCTGTTGACAAAGCCTGACGTGTTGCTCTACTGCCGCATGGGGGGGCGATACGGGGAGCAGGAGTATCGTCGGCTTAAGAAGCCACCTGGATTTACTGGCCGGTTAGAAGTAGCTGACCTGCGCCAATTGGGGAATTATGAATTGCAGGACTCCAAAGTCATCCCCGGTCGCAACGCTATATTGGCGCTCGTAGCCGCCAACTACGGTGACAGGATTCAGATGGGGTCCGTTGACAGCAGTACCGGCCACGACAAGGATTTGGAGTTCGTCAGCAGGTTGAACAACCTGACAGAGTATTTATTCGCCGTCCAGCGGTGGTTACCTGACGGGAGAAATGTCAAGGTTGAGTTGCCGGTGTATAGATTGACGAAGGCCGCTTTGGTCGGAGAATGTTTGACCAGGGGGTTTGATGGTAAGCGCATGGTCAAAGACACGTTTTCCTGTTATGAGCCGGTCAGGGGCAGGGCTTGCGGCAAATGCCCCCCTTGTGGCCGCAAGTGGGCAGCCTTCACGGTGTGGGGCGTAGACGTTGGCTTTGATGGACGAGCAGCTATACGGCATTATGTCCAAGAGATTGAGGAGGGGCCGCCAGCGTGGAGGTCAGAGGATTTCTGTCGCGATATTTTAGATGCTTGGAACGGTTACACCCGAATAATTACCTGAACTACTATTCAATGACGAACTGGGTGCCCTGGGTTTGGGTGGCCGGTAAGTTCTTGACTGGCATCATGTTCCTGCAATGGCTGCATCGTCTGGCTAATTCTGTCGCAGCTGACTCCCGGTCAACAACGCCGAAAGATATATCGTCCTGATATATCAATGGGCTGTGGTGCTGGTAGCCCCTTTTTGTCATTTCAGCAACTAACTGCTCATGTCGAGCGAGGATTGACCCGGTTTCAATCAAACCATTGGCCGCATAACCATCTAAGCTGGTCCCGCGCCGTATGATGCCTACCAGGGCATGAAGCTCCCGGTGTTCTCCTAGTAGATGTGCCCGACACATCCATTGGGTCGGGCACATCCACATCCGCAATTTACGGCGACTTGCTGTGTTCCACGCAGGCTTTGTAAGCCTTGTCGAACGCCACATCCACCACCAGGGTTGACTTGTTCTTGTTGACATCAATGACATCGGCTCGCCATTGCTTGTCGGACCCGGCAATGCTGTAGAGGTCACCGTTTGGCGCGACAGCGGTCGCCGGAACCTGCTTGCGACCCTTCGCGTCACCGGACAAGGTCCACTTCAGGGTTGCTCGTTTGCTGCTTTGCGGCTTTGCTGCATTGCGGCTTGTCGCCTGATCTGTGTCGGTACGCAGTTGCGTGACCTTGGCTGGTGTCCTCTTAGCGGCCTGCTGTTTTCTCGCTTGCCGCAGGCCACCACCTACTGACGCAGTATTTTGGTTCATTGTTACCCCTTTCCGACCACGGCGGTTTGCCGTATAACAACAGGGTAACCCCGGTCCACCGGCTTCGCTACCGGGTTGGCGTGTGTATTGGACACACTGCCAGCGGCGCATCTTGTCGCGTTAAAAGGTGTCATACTGTCGGGGTGAAGAAAACCGCCGCAGAAAATTACATGACCTGTGCTGTCGCAGACAACTACATCGCTTGTGCTGTGTGTTTTGTCAGGACCGGCTCACGCATCCCTGCAATCACTGTTGCCAACACATACGCGACGTGTGCGGATCACCTGCCGCTGGTTTCTAACCCTAAATTCTCGTTGTTCCAGCTTAAGGTGGGGGCGGCGGTTTAGGTGAAGGTTCCTGTGTCGAAACCTGCGAGGTTGGATATCCGCGTCAATGATCGGCTCGTGTTTTCCAGCGTCGTGTACGACCAGAAAATTATTAGCGACGAAGAAAAGCTGCGGGTGACCGCGTTGATTCAGCCCAAGATGGTTGACCAGCCAGAGATACAGGAGATGCCGCCGGAGGTTTTCGGGTCCGACCCGCGAGATGGAGAAGCGATCATTACCACTGTTCATGACGGCCAACGCAAACGCAGGAGAGCTTGATGACGAATTCGCTGACTTTTTTCCAGGTCACCGGCTACTACTATGCGGTTGCAGACCCGTCCATCTCAGGTAATACGAACAGTCCCGTCGTGCAGCCTGTCAATGGGCTTGTTACGTTCACGCCACGCCTACCGCAAGGTCAGCAGTTCCCCGTAGCCAGTTATTTAATTTCTGCTGCGTCGAGTGGAACTCAGACTGTCTACCTCATCAACAACCCGACCGGGGGCACCTTCACCCTGTCTTACGGCGGCTACACAACGGTGGCTTTGCCCTACACTGCGCCAGCCAATGCCTCTGTCAACGACGTACAGACCGTTACCTTGACAGGTTCTCCTACGGGCGGGACTTACACGCTGACCTTCGGTGGAAATACGACAGCTGCGATTGCCTATAACGCGCCAGCCACCGGGACCAACTCCGTACAGGCTGCGCTGGGCGCGTTGTCATCCATTAATGGGACCGGCAATGTCACCGTCACCGGCTCCGCTGGCGGTCCCTACACGATCACATTCGTCAGTGCTCTCGCTAATGCGCCCCAGTCGTTGCTGGTGGCAACGTCGAGCTTGACTGGCGGTACCACGCCTACTGTCTCCATTTCCCATACGACGACGGGTGTCACCAGCGTCCAATCCGCATTGCAGGCGCTTACGTCCATAGGGAGTGGAAACGTCACGGTCAGTTCCAATAATGCGCCGCAGACGTACCTGCTGTCCTTCGGGGGTTCTCTGGTCAATACTGCGATTCAAGCGGTGACCGGCAACGCCGACCTGCTCTCCAACGCGCAAGGCCTCGGTTTTTGTGAGATTACTGTTGCGGTGACCAACACAGGTGGACCCGCTGTGACAGCGAGTACGGCGATTTCCTTGCCGCCACTGACGGCGCGTATATATAACGGTGTCCTGTCCACCATCGACTACGCCAATACGCCCGGATTTCAGCTGGTAGCCGAAACGTCCGTGCTGGGTTTACCGACCGGTACGCATTTGATTTACGATGTGACGTTTAGTGATGTGACGTTCAACGGTCAAAGCCAGTACCTCGCGCCATTCGCTTTCTATGCGTCCACCGACAACACGGCGGTCAATCTGACCGACCCGACGCTGGCGGTCCTGCCGTACCAGCAACCCAGCACGGTGACTTGGTCACCTGGCGACGGCTTGGCGAATGTCATGTCGCTGTCAGCCAAGCAGCAGATGCCAGGTAATTGGCGGCAAAGCATCCCGCAAGCGGGGTAGGCATGGATGAGCTAGACGACACCCCCGAGTCAGCGCCACCAGTACCGAAAACTGCGGCGTCAGTCAACGCATCGAAAATCCGTTCTCTGCGTGAGTCGCCGCAGTACAAAGCCAGGAAAAAAGATTTTCGTGATGAGTGTGCACGCTTCAGAAGCCCGGAGGGGGTGGTGGGTAAGCCGTGCTGGCTTTGCGGCAATGCCATCGACTACAAGTTGGCATACCCGCACCCTTTATCGTGGAGTGTAGATCACATCCTTACCGCGAAGGAGCGTCCAGATTTGTTGATGGACGTGTCCAACTGGGCAGCCTCTCATTTGGACTGCAATATACGTCGCGGCAGTGATGCACCCGTCTTGGACATTGGACAACCGAGTGAGGTGTGGTGAGCCGCAGGATTGCTTTCCTGGGCAATTTCGATGTTTCGTATAGCAGCGAAAATCACCACGCCGCCAGCTTGGAGGAGTTAGGTTACACCGTTACCCGGCTACAGGAGCGTAGGGTGACGTGGCGCGAGGTCGTTACAGCCTGTCAAGGCGCAGATATGTTGGTGTGGGTTCACACCCACGGCTGGGACACCCCTGGCATGGAGTTGGCGCTGGATCGCATTCGCGACTGCGGTGTCCCGGTAGTGACCTACCACTTGGACTTGTGGATGGGTTTACAGCGGCAGCGGGACATGGGAGCAGAGCCCTACTGGACGGTGGATCACTTCTTCACCGCTGACCGTCTGATGGCAGAATGGTTGAATAACAACACCGCCGTTAAGGGCCACTACCTACCTGCCGGTGTTTTTCACAGCGACTGCTATCGCGACATCACCAGGGACGATCCCTTTGATGTTGTCTTCGTCGGCAGCCGCGGCTATCACGAGGAGTGGCCGTACCGACCGCAGCTGATTGACTGGTTGGCAACAACCTATGGCAAGAGATTCAGGCATTACGGCGGTGACGGCATCAAGACGGTTCGGTCAACAGCACTCAACAGGGTGTACGGCAATGCCAAGGTGGCGGTTGGCGACAGCCTCTGCCAACACTTCAGCTACCCCGATTATTGGAGTGACCGGGTTTATGAATGCATGGGTCGCGGGGGTTTCCTCATTATGCCTAAAATCTCGGGCTTGGAGAAGTCATTTGTTGACAAGCGGCATCTGGTCTACTACGACTTCGGTGACTTCGATCAACTGCGGGACGTAATTGATTATTACGTCGCCGCCGACGAGGAACGGGAGTCTATACGAATCGCTGGGCACAACCTGGTCCGCGAAAAGCACACCTACCTGCACCGTTGGCAGACGATACTGGATGTGGTAACGCAGAATTAGGGGTTGTGAGTGGCTGGGGGTGTCGGCCATAATGGTGGTACGGCGGCAAAACGGCAGCCGACAGGGAGTAGATCAGGGAGTAGGTAATGGACGACAAACATGCCTTTGAGGCTGTTTATGGCAGGACGCGCATTAGAGCCAACAGCTTCCAAGCTGTAGGTGACGAGTTAGCTGGACGTGGGTTTGTTATGCACCAGGCGGTCCACGTAGATGCGTGGACTATACGGGTACCTCACACAGACCCGGCCCGGCGACCGGCGACGTTAAAAAAGCATGAGCCGGAGCAGCCGGTCGAACCGGTTGTTGTGGACCCTGTGATTGTGGCGTTGCAGGAAACTGCGGCGCTGGTTACCCACGGTGGTGATGGGGTGGCGTTGGCTACCCGCGACTGCGGAGCGGTACACCCTGATGGTGTCTGCTGCTTTATTAGCGTGTTTTTTGAGTCTTTGACATGTGGTTGCGGTGACAGGGTTTATGAGCATGACGGACCGCATGAGGCTGTCACACCGGACGGTGTCCGGTACCGGTGGGAGGAAGTTTTGACTGTCCAAGACCTGCCCTACAACGCATACGGACCATTGGACATGGCGCAATGAGGCAATACTTGCGGTGCATGGGTTGGACCGGCGACAAGACGCCAACCTGCCCAGCAGGTTGCGACCCCTGCGGGGAAACATATTACAAAGACAACACCCACTCTCATGTTTGTTGCGCGAACAGCGTGTGTGGTGGACATGAGTTACACACGAAGACCCTGGAATGGATTAAATCCAGGGAAGCAAAAGCCAATGAAAAGGCTATAGCCGAGTGGCTGGTCGCTGAGCGTACACATTCTGTCAAATGTCAGCAGTGGTTAGAGGAGGAAGCCAAGTACCACGAAAAGCTAGCTGATTGGCTTGCTGCGGAGCAGGCGTTTAAGGCCACCCTGCGGGTCAAGGCACCCAAGGTTGTCCACGCAGAGCGACAAGTCAACCGACCGGTGACGGCGGCGGCGAAGCAGTTAGCGAAGCACGTCCAATGACCCCGGTTGTGCGCGGGGAAGCGCATGGCCGGTCGGGCCCCTACCTGGGACACCTACTCCCGTCCCAGGTAGGGTGCACCGGACCACCTTGAATATGGAGGGAAAATGGGATTCTTTTCCTGGTTATGCAATGACTGTCGCCACCCTTTGCTCAGTCACATGGCGGCTAACAACATAAACCGCTGGATGGTTGATGCAGTGGCGTTAACCCCAGATGGCAGCCTGCTGGTGGGAGAGTACGACGGCTACGGCAACCTCAACGGTCGACCAATCAGCATCGACGCAGATGATCCTAGTGTCTGGCATAAAAGTTGCTGGGAGCAGGCGAGTCGTCCATCAAAATATACCGGCCCGTCGGAATATGCCCCCGACCAGGGTTGGTTTTTCGATGATCCAGAGCATGACATGTCGCAACCTGTTTCAGACACGCATGGGTAGTGGCCTGGGTCAAGCGCAGCAGAAGATGATTGAAAAAATGCTGCGCTACGGCAGAGGTTATTACCTGCCGCAATGGAGGAAGACATACAGGGACAGGCAACTGCTCGCTGGTTTGGTCAAGCGTGGAATTATTGAAGAAGTAATTATTAGATGCGATACGGTCATATACAGGTTGGTGAACGGAGAATCCGATGGCCGAATTGAGAATTAAGGGCAAGGCTGTCGGTCCTGGAACTGTGATGACAATTTCCGGTGTTCGCGGAAAATTCACATTTCTCTATCCGACGTGGTCGAAAGATGGACGACTGTCGCTGACATTCGTGGGTGGTATGCCCGGTCACTATAGTTACCGCTCTTTTTACCCAGAGCGCGTAAAGCGCGTTCTCAACAATTGCGATTAACAGCAGGGACGGTCATAATTGGTATGCGGCGGCAAACGGCAGCCGCGTAAATAGAAAGGAAGCAAATGGCTGACTACAACATTCCGGCCTTGAAGAAGTTGCGGGCAACAATTGTTGCCGCAGCGAAAGCAGGTACGCATGACCAGGCCAGTTGGGGTAAATTGTCCCGCGATGACATGGACAATGCCGATGAAATTGAGTCGGGAACTTATTACGGCGAGCCAGTCAAGTGGTTGACGGCATCCTGTCCGACAACCGCATGTGCAGCAGGCTGGACCGTCGTCAACTCTGGTGCCCAATTAGCTTTTAAGGAGGAGCTTTTAAATCTGCGCGTGGACGGCAGTATCGTAACCGACTATTGCGTCCTGCCTAATAAATCAGTGCGTAATGTCAAGGACTACGCGACTGAAATTCTCGGTCTAGGTTGGAGTGAAGCTGATGAGTTGTTTTTCACCTGCAAAACATCCGACGAGGTCATCAAACTTATTGACGAGATTTTACGCGCAGATGCCCACAAGAAAGACCTGTACGAGTGGCGGTTGCAGTATTCTCCGACTACGACCATGTGAGGTTGTCGCGGCGGTTATTGTGAGGATCTCCGTCTAAGTTACGCGCATCCTGACCGGCTGGTTGCGGCTGGTCAAAGACCTCAAGTACCAGTCGGCGCAGTTGCTTCTGTCGGTATTTGCTCTCCCGCCACAGGTTTACGACGATGACGCCGTCACGCCGCGCATGAGGTTTGATGATCTTACCTTGAATCCACCGGGTTGAGCCGTCACGTCCTTTGACGACCCGGTCGATTGATCGGCAGCGGCCCCAGTCGGAAATCTCGTACTGGCCCTCATACCCAGGTATTGTTGACCAGGATTCATGTAGCATGAAGCCAGAATACGGCAAACGGACCGATTGGACCACTGGCATGAACGAGGATTCATTTCCGGACTCTTCCTGCGGCGCTTCAATCAATATCGATCCTGCGAGAAATTGTGGTTTGCCGGTCGGTCACGATGGACCGCACCTGGCAACAGTGATCCATAGCGGTTCACCACAGCAGGTACCGGTAGGGGTTCACGGTGACCTGATGCTGTTGCTGCGCCGGGTGACTGATTACCGTTTAGCCACTGTCATGAGACTCGCTTGGGAACTCAGTTTCCAGCGCGAGGAAAGCAAGTTACAGGAAGCGCTGTGGATGCTTGCCGACTACGGAAATAACCCGCAGGAACCCTGATGGCCTGGTGTCAGCTGAAGCTGGTGGCGGGTGGGGATTGGTGGGTCAACACCGACCACGTTGTATCAATACTTGTGGGTGAGGATGACTGGGGTTCTCCGATGGTTGATTGCTCAGCGATCTCTTTGGTTGGCGGGGAGGACCGGTTGGTCTTAGGTTCCCCACCAGACATCCTGTCGCAACTGTTGGGGTCTGCGGCCACCTGACGCATTTAATCTCGTTACAGGCCATTTGGGCCTACTTTTTCAGGGTTGCCGCGACAGGGTGTCTGCAAAGACTTGATGGTAAACGGGCAGCAGCGCGTCCCAGCTGTATTCCTCTCGCAAGTTGTCCACTTCGTGCATGGCATTGCGGTAGAAGTCTAAGTCGCAGAAGGAGTCGATTTTAGCCGCAAGATCAACGGGGTCCGTCTTGTAGGTTGTGAATGACCGACGTACCATCAGTTCCCCTGACTGCTTAGCCGGTGTCCTCCATTGCAGCGGTAGCCATTGGTTAGGTGATACGTCCGGCATGATGACCGGCATCCCTGCACCGATAGATTCCTGCGCCGGTAGGCATAGACCACCATATCTGCGCGGCAAAATCAGCACGTCTTGACCGTCGTACAACTCCCAGTAGTTCTCCACATCTCCACACCGCTTGTGAACTGTGACATTGGAGGGGAGTGGCCCGATTTCGGGGATGTATTTGCTGGACTGGCATGTCAAAGTGACCGTGACATCGGACGTAATGAAGGGGAGTGCTGCCAGCAAGTCTTTTGTTCCGTTGCGGTCGTTGGTTGCGGGGTGTCCAATGACATGCAGGAATCGCGAGGCCGGACCTTTCACTTTCTTTTTGCGTTTGAATCGGCGGGTTGCTATGGGCACAGGGAGGAATACTTTGGGTTCCGGAAAGTCATTGAAGTGCCACGCGCTAGGCGCTGCAAAGATGCTCGGTTTCGGAGCTTCCGTGAACCGCTGCGGGTAGCCCAGGAACTCATAGTTTGAGTGTTCGATGGTGTGGATGCCCTTGTCTCGCGCAAAACTGTATAACTCATGGTTATAGGGCGTTTCTGCCGTGTAAACGATGTCGAGGCCGTCGAGGAATCGGTGTATCTGAGCCGCGTTGGGGGTGTGGGTTGTCGGGCTGTCGGGGTAGCGCTCAACGTGCTCTGTCAACTTTTTGGCGTACAGCGTTACGACGAGTGTTTTAGCTGGTTTGACGTGCGAAAAAAATTCATAAGTTTGGTTACCCAGGCCGGTGTTATCTGAACGTGCTATCAGCCCTACTCGCATAGTCACATACTAAAGTGTTTTCTGATTTCACCCATCAGCGCCAGTCGCCTGTCCTCATTCGCCGGTACCGACTGCGGTACGGATTGGCGGTCAAGCCAGTCGCGCCGGTTGGCCTTGACGATACTGGTGATGTCGGCGGGTTGGACGACGCGGTCGCGTGGTTGGAGGTAGAACTGTGCAACTGCCGCCAACAGGTCACTCAGATCATCACAGCGCGTTAACGCGAAGTGTTCTGCCCACGCCTCTACCTTGGCATCAGCTGAGTTCTCATCTCCCACCGAAACCCTGGCATCATATGCTTTGGCTTTCGCAATAACCCTGACAGCCATTCGCTTAAAGCCTAATTCTTCCTTAGCCTTTGCCGGGACGTTATTCACTTTTGCGGCCTTTTCTTATCCAACAAACCAGGCTCTTCGCGTTGCGTCGGTTTCTTTGTTGACCAGAAAGTAAAGTCCGGCCATAAAATATCTAATATGCTGCTGACCTTAAAACTGCTTAAAAACTTTCTCATATTGACGACCCGCTTTCTGATTCTGCGGCGTAACGCCGGTCCAAGTCGGCCAATTGCTGAAAGGAATGGTCAATATTACTTGCCGACCGTGAGCGTGTCACACCACTACGTCTTTTCATTAGCTCCGTATACATGTGAGACAAGTGGCCTGGGTATACGTCATCAGTCTGAACCCAAATCCGCAAAGCCTCTGCCAAGTCCTCCGGCTTAGCGCCGTCGCCCAGCAATTCCAGTGTTTTGTCCTCAAGCGCCTTGCGCTGCTTGCGCCCAAAATAACTCAGCCCTACCAGGGCTTGCTGCACCAACACTCTCGCCTCAGCTAGAGGACCGCCTGGTGACGTACCCCTGAACGTAACGACAGCTTTAGAAGAAGTAGGTTTAGTTAAAGAACCAACCCCATTACCAATACCTATACCGTCGTGCAGCGTTAGTAACGCACCCTGTCCCGGAGGGTGTAACGGCGTTACGTCGGCCTCAACCTGCTGGTCGGGGCCCTTTTGCTTGTTTGCACGGTGCTTACGTACCCGCTCCGTAGTCGCTGCGCGAGATTGCTGTACGGCTTGCGCGTTCGGTACGCGGCAGCCACGCGACGTGTACGCAATGCCCCTGTCTGTCTCTGTCCACAGACCTGCACGGACTAGCCAACCTCTGATTTCCGCCGTACCTCCGAAGTCGCGAACAACCTCATCCGGTACATAGTCAGCGCAGTGCTGCGACAGCCAGCTGCCGCACAGGGTCCACACGCCAACGGCGGCGGCACGAAAACGGCGTGGTATCTCAAAAAGTTCTGGCGTGCTGTGTAGGTGGTCATCTACGTTAAACCACATATGTGTCAACCCAAGTCATCATGTTACCCCTTCTGGCAGGTCACCCGGTTTGTACCTTTAGGTACCGCCGTAGCGTACTAGCTCCGACCCCCTCAGCGGTAGTAGCCACGGAGGTTTTTTTGAGAAGTTTTGCTATCGGATTATTGGCGTGCTAATCTGGACGCGCATCACCCGGTGCACACAGACCCCCGCCACCCCTTTCTGGCGGGGGTCTGCTGCATCTTGGGTCACGACAGGTAAGCCAGGACCGCGTCCCCGTCCTCCAAGGACAGGTCATTGAGGTCTTTGAGCGGAGAATCCAACTGTAGGAACTCAGCAACATCGTCCATGACACCCTGACCTTTTATGCCTTTTTGTAGATACAGTTTCCTAATCTTGTCGACTTGCATTTTGGAAATCATCCACTGCTCTACCGGCTCAGGCGTCACCTCTGGCTCCTCAACCGGTTGTTCCGGCGCTTGGGATGCGGCAGCCGCTTGCCGTAACGCCGCCGCGCCTCTTACGACATTGGCCGGTTTGACTACGCGCTGTACCGTGACGTTTTCCAACTGCAATTCCTCAATGCTATGCGCTAGACCGGTAATGCAGTCTTGGAATTTTATACGCGCCAATTCCGCAATACATTTAGCCCTTAGCATTGCTTTGGGGTTTGTCTCATACAGTTTATTTGATGTGTAACCGGCGAGTTTAGCGCGACCGATTGTCCATTCTGAAAAGGCCCACGCGCCGTCGCGCAGTCCTTTCCACACAACCTTTTCATCTGTCGCTTCTACCTCCTCAATGACAAAACCGGCGCGCCGAATGACTGCTGCCATTGTGACGCTGTAAATAGCCGGTTTGCCCCGCACAATGAAGATGTTCTGCGCGGACTGGACGGCAGACAAACCCAATTCTGCGCCATACATGATTGCTGCACAGAGGTTGTAGGCGGCGCTTTCACCATGCTTACCGGCCTGGTATGCCTCCGGTACCATCTCAGTCTTACTTAAACTGCTGGCGATGGTGTACGCCGTCTTCATTGCTCGTGCTTCTGCCTCCATGCGCTGCAATGCGCCGGTTGTCGGCTGTGTAATAAACACATCATCTGGCGGTCCCAGGCTGTCCAGGACCGGTTCGTTGTATTCTCTAATTTCGTTCATGTCTTGCTTTCCTTTCCCTAGTTAGACCATCACCAGTGACACGCCGCCACTCCTATTGGGTTGGCGTCTTGCAATCCTTTCTCCATTGACTTCGGCGTACTGGGCATCACCCATCAATTCCAGGAGTTGGGACCGGCAGCCCCGCAGCCTGGACTCCAGCGGCTCTATTTGCCGCCGTAAGCTATTTACCTCTGTCGCCAGCTCCTCCGGTATCTCAACGACGGACCCGTTGATACTGGTGTGAAGTTGCCTGACCGTACGATACGTGGACACACTGTCATCAAGTTCCGGGGCATGACTACCCGACAGCGACTTGTAGAACTTGGTACATTCATGTATCACCCAATTGCTGACATCTACATCAAAATCAACGGTGTAGACACGCTCTGTGAAAAACGGACCCAGAACCATAAGATTGGCCGGTGCACGCAGACCTGTGAATAGTTGCTGGCAGATTACTTGCAGGACGTAGTCCGCTGGCGCATCCCCTGACAGGTCAGGGTCACCCCACCCCTCAAGGTCACGCGCAATCTTCATCTCCAAAATATGTTTTGCCCTGCCTTTGCTGACGCGGCGGTCAATGGTCGCCAGCGCGGGGAAATCGAACTCATCGGTCACATACTGGACTTCTCCGCGGGATACACGCCATCCTGGGTTTCGCAACTTCCATAACTCTGCCATCGCCAATTCCATAGCGATGCCAGTGTCAAAAATGTCGACGTGAGATTTCGGTGGGATCAGATTTTTCATCCGATGCCACAGCGTGTAGGCGCTTTCCCAGCGGCTGACGCCACAGATTGAGGCGACTTTGCTGGGACTGATATACTGGGCATGTTCTTCGCTTCCCGGCGCTATAAATCCGGGTTCTCCGTGGATAAATGTTTGCGTTTTGAACATGATGCAACCTTCCCGAATCCCGGTGACGACCGTTTGCCGTTGTACTAGACAGAAACCTACCAGCGGCCACCGACAAGAATGGGACGCGCGCCGAGAAAAACGGTCCTAGCTGCGGTCGATGCTCATAGTGCCGCGTCCGCTTATCTTCAATCGGTCACCCGGTGACAGTGGTGTCACTAGTTCCCAATGTGTTTCTCCGTTACCAGTGCTAACCATATGAAGTTGAGCTCGGCTAGTCTGACCGTTTCTGTGAACCACGTCTAACCACCAGCGGGTACCGTAACCGGACTCAGAGGAAAATGATGATGGTTTTTTTGCTGGCCGGTCATCCTGTGGTGGCGCGAAGATAACCTGGCCGTTACGCTGATCGACAAGGTGCGCGTCCGGTCCGTCACCATCCCACTTGAATGGATTGTCTTTGGTTGCGTACTTAGACTCGTTACTAAAGGTCGTGTCATACGGTGTTTTGTAAGTATCTGGGAAATGCTCGCCACGTCGCCACTTGCGTGCCTCTGACGGGTCATCGCGCCAAAACCCACGCATATCATAGTCGATGACACTTGCGTCGGGATCGAATGGAACCTTCCTCGTAGCAACCCAGGCGCGAAAGTTTTTTTCCTGGTCTGGTGTCAGGGTTGTGTTATATGGACCGGGCGTGGCGAAAGGTCGGTTATGGGCATAAGCGGCGGCGTAGTACTCCTCGCCCTCATCGGTAAATAGCGGCTGCGTCATGTCATTGGATCAGGCAAAGCTAACCGCATGTTACGCAAGTCATCAGACAGGTAAGTTGGAAAAGGTTCTACGGCATCGCCGTACTCGACCCTAAAATACACATCTTCTGCCAGCGCGCGGAAGTAGATCATGTCGCTGGTGAAGTTTACGTCATCGTCAGTCATAGCTTCTCCATACTAAAAACGTCATACACGCTGTTGACAATCTGTTGACAACAGTGACAAACAAGGGGTCCGCTGGTACAGAATGCGGCGTTCGCTAACTCCACACAAATAGTGTCCAGGGTTTTCTGTCCACAATGACGACACATCAACCATACGTTCCCACCAGGCGTAACGACGCTGTGAAGCCGCACGATTCTCTCTGCTGGTCGGGTGTTACACCGTACACACAGCGGACGGGCCATCATTTCTAGCTCACTGCATGTCTCCGCTATTTTAACGGGGTCCGTCAGAGCATCACCGTCGCCGTTTGTCATACCAATATTATTCCAGCATCCCGGTTGATTTTTTCTTCTCAATTGAGCGTTTCTTTTTATTTCTCCGCAGCACCTGCCGCTGCTGCTGGCACTCTCGACACCGCCTACCACCGCTTTCTCCCCACCGTACAGCTAAGGCGTGACCACGAGGACAGGTGGTCTTAGTAGAGTTTCCATGCCGTCCGTTGGCGACCGCGTCATAGCCGTTCTGAGATTTAGTGCCCCACCGTAAGTTCGACAAGGCATTATTCATACCATCATCGTTGATATGTCGAGCAACGCAACCACGCGGCCTGGGACCAATAAAGGCTTCAAGTACCAGGCTGTGGATGTAGCGCTTGGCGACCGTACCGTCTGGCCTATGAAGACGGACCGTTAAGCGCGCACCAGTGGACCCACTAAGACTACCCGTCAGGATACGTCCGTGTACCCTACGACCATCTACTCCGACACGGTTAATTGACCTGACGCGGCCGCGATTGCTAACTTCATAGCCAGGACAATCAACTATGGAACGCCAGATTTCTTGCATCAAAAAATTGTACTAGCCGCGTTTGCCGCAAACCGGCCAAGCGCCGATACCTTGAGTATGCAGGACATTCTCTGCGACCCTGATTTGCTCTTGCCTGCTGGCCTGGTTGGGCATCCCCGTCCCACCGTTGGCGTACCACGTTGACAGGGTGAACTGTAAACCGCCATAGAACCCGTTGCCGGTGTTGATTGCCCAGTTTCCGCCACTCTCACACTGTGCAATGGCATCCCAGTTAGGGTCTGCGCTCGCAGCGGGAGCCAACATAACGCCCAGAACAACAACGGGTGACACTGACATAGCTAGTCTTTTAATCATGGGTGAAGACCCTAGCAGGATGGGGGTTAATGTCAAACCGGAGCTACCGCCGTGTCGCTATGGTGAATAGCCAGCCGCCTGTCATATAATGACTAAGTACCAGGACCGACAGGGGAAAAACGATGCCTATCGACCTTTGTTGTCGACAAGCACCAGGACCGGCTAACGTGGAGTGCAACACACCACTCCACACGTCGTCCCGAAAAAGGGTGAAGCCTGTGATCGTTTGTCCCGGCTGCTTTGAGCTAATTGACGTAGATATCGAGAATGAAATCCTGCCACACCCGGTCCCAAAGACCAGAAAAACTTGCGAGATGTCGGGGAAGTTCTACTACGAGTGGGATGAGTACACGACCAGGAAGGCAGTGGCGGGGAGGTCGTGTGGCATTTGCGAATGTTGCGGACGCGCTAAGGCCACGGACATGCACCACAGGATTTCTCGCGGAGTCGGCGGTCAGTGGACTCCCGCCAACATCCTCCACCTATGCAGGTCTTGTCACGGTTACATCACCGACCATCCCAACATGGCTTACAGGAGGGGTCTGTCGCTGCGCCACGGCGACAACCCTGAGTCGATACCCCTGCAAAGACTGAACGGCATTACGTCATTCATTAGCGACCAAGTGGTCCCACCCAATAAAAGAAGGTCAGCTGCGGGCACCAGGCCTGCACAGAAGAAAGGACTGTCATGGAAAACTGGGTACCGAGATGCCAGGTAGGCGACCGGATACGCATTACGGGTCCACTGCCTGAAGAACCTAACCCAATACCCGTAGGGACTGAGGGTACGGTCAACTGGGTCGGCTCCTTTGACCAGTACGCTGTGGATTGGGACGACAACGCCAGCGCTTTAATCCTGCTGGGTACCGACCCGTTTGAAGTTCTGCCGGGTGACTAACCGGTTTTGGGAGCAACTGCAACCGTTATTTGAGGACTTGGACACCAGCGGTGGAATAAATGGGTACAGCGTTGACTCCCTGTGTCGGGTCATGCCTGCAAGAGACTTGTTCAGCAAAAAATACAGTTGGACAATCACAGACCCGGCCACCGTGGATTTCGTTGTCAACAATGCCCACAGCAGCGTCGTAGACCCTATGGCGGGAACTGGTTGGTGGGGATACCTACTGCAACAGGCCGGTGTCGTCGTTTATTCCTATGACCGCAACCCGTACCCCAAAAATCACTGGCATAGTCATGAACCACACACATTTGTGACGCGGCGCAACTGCACGCGGTCAGTCCAGCAGCACCCAGAAAGCACGCTACTGCTGTCCTGGCCGCCGTACAAGACAGATGACGGATACAATGCGGTCAAAAAATACGCAGGACACCGCATCATTTACATAGGTGAGGAACAGGGCGGGTGTACCGGCAACGACGCAATGTTTACGGAGTTGCAGCAGTGGAACCTTGTTGCGGAACACCGACCCGTCAGGTGGCCCGGTATCCACGACACAGTCAGTGTTTATGAAAGACGTAGGCGCTGGACCTTGCGATGATTAGCCGCGAATTTCGCGGCTTCCTGATCCTCAATCATCCATACCCTGCCAAACTTCTGCGCCAACAACGTACCGGTCTTACACGCCGCCTGTATTGTTCGCAGTGGAATCTCGTAACGTCGCGCCATTTGCGGCGCTGACAAAACATTCACAGCAGCGTGGCTCCCTGCACATGCAGCTGCCGAGCCAAGTTGATGTCGCTGATTGCGAGTAACCCGCCGACCGATTCTGTCGTAGTCTCTGTCCTGGGACTTCTCACGCCGCGCAATCTCATGCAGTCATGGCTAGCCGTTATTAGACAAACCGCGCCGACTGGATTCAATTCGTCCATTAACGCCGCCGTCACTTGATTCCCAATCCGCTCCTGTACTTGCAGCCGCGCAGCATACCCGTAGACCAAACGCGCCAGCTTAGACAACCCGACGATGGGTGCACCCGGCCGGGGCCTGTACGCAACGGTGGCGCGGCCCCCGAACGGCAGCAAATGATGAGCGCAGATGCTCTGCACGTCGATACCAGCCTGAACAATGAGTCCCGCGTCGTCCGGCGCTGGGAATGTTCTGCGTAGGTGGTGACCCGGCTCCTCCTCATAGCCCCACGTTTGGTCCCGCCAAGCGCGAGCAACCCTGCGGGGCGTGTCCCGTAAATGCTCGTCAGCAGGAAATCCCAGCGCGGCCAGTAGGTCGGTGACCGCCGCCTCAACCTTGTCCATTACGTCCCTCTTGTGTCACCGTAGGCCAGGACATGCAGGCGCATCGTCACATTGACGCGCTGCGCCTTAGCTTCATCACAAATCTCCGGCCACCTGTCGAGGAGGAATTCCTTAAATCTTCCTTCCGGCATCATCCACACGTTACGGCGCTGCCAACCCAAACTGTCAGCCAATTCGGCAGCTACTCTAACCTCTGACTCGTCTTTAACCACGAATTTCAGGCAGGTTCCGTCATGCCGCAGCCTGTTAGGCCACACCGCCATGACCGGACTCTGGCCTTTCTTGTGGGTACCCGCGTTAGGGAGCTTAGGAGAAATTGAGTAGTGTCGGACGTAGGTTTGCGTGACCGGCGTAGGCGCAATCGTTCCATTAGTTTCCACGCATATGTACTTGTCGGCGCGGTTCAGTAACCGTAAAAGCATCTCCCAGTCGGCTGTCTTTTGGTGCATCAGCGGCTCACCACCAGTAATGACAACCTCATCAACGTCACCGGGAACAAGCGCCATAATGTCCTCAGCTTTGACCCTTTTCAATTCCTGCCGCAAATCAAAGCGCTTAGCGTCCCAGGTATAGGGGGTGTCACACCAGGAACAAGACAAATTACAACCACCGAGCCTGATGAACGTACACAGTCTGCCAGAGCGCGGACCCTCACCCTGGTGACTGACAAAGACCTCCGAGAGCGACAGCACTAGTCATCTTCCCACGTCGCCACATTGTTCGGTCCTTCTTCCAACGCCACCCGGCGCATCACAACATGCTTGGTCACCGCTTTAAGGCTAGCGGCAGACAGGTTGGCAATCTCCTCCGCAATGGCCTCAGTCGTCGGTTTACCGGCCAAAACGTAGTGCTTCAGACTCTCCAACCGCAGGTATTCCGAAAACGGGTCATCCTGGTCAACGATGAAAGAGTGATCGAAATTGTCCTTGATGACGCCGCGCAACGCCTGCTTGAGCGTACCGAACTCCAGGCTGAAGTTGTCTTTGCTCTGCTCAAACGTCCATGTCACATGGAAGGTGTGACCATGTATGTTCCTACACTTAGCGCCAGCGCCGACCAAACCTAAAATCCTGTGACCAGCGGCAAAGTGCGTTCTCACAGAAATTGTACTCATACAAGCTCCTCGGGGTGTTCTGCGCCATTCAATTCAGCCACCACCCGCAAGTGGGGTGGAAATCCGTCAACCAGGTGCATATGTGGACCATAGTCGAATTCAGCGAAGGCTTTACGCTCCCTGATCCCCGCGCCGCAACCACTTAAAGCCAAATGCTGATTAGGACCGTCACCCAACGTCCAACCTTTGAGTCTGCCCCAAGAGGGTGGGTAAATGGGTTGCTTTCGAAACGTCTTACGCCACTCCTGTTCCTGCACAGAGGCCGACAAGGCAGATAGCTTGACTAACAACACCCGGTTAGCGGGACCAGCCTTAGCAATCTCGCTAGGACTGACACCGTAATGCTCTATCAGTAACTCTCGGAGTTTTTTGTTCTTAGCGTCATAGATAGACTTACCGTCCAGTACGCACGGCAGCGTTTCTCCCGTCAGCGGGTTCCGCAAAGAAATGCGGCCATACCGATAGCTACTGCCCCAGCCGGAAGAATCCACTGAAAAGAACGGTAACCGCAGGAATTTCGCGTGCGTGATACCCCAACCATGAAAGCGCATGTCGGGGTGGTTTTCCCGCGCATATTTGAAGCAGTCAATCATCCAGCGCATCTTAGCGTTATCGGAAATATAACTCCCCGCCATACCACCCAAACCGAGAAAGTCTACCCCGCGTTCCGCATACCAGTCCATCGTACTGGGATGGTCACCAACATGCAGAGTAGAAACAGCCTGCAAACCGCTCTGACACATCCGATCCCAATTTATTTTCGTTTGCTCAGCACTCGCAACGTCAATACACGCCACCCAGCACAGCAAATGTTCCCACTTCTTGGTCCAGGCAACCAACGCCTTCGTAGTGACGGCGTTACCAAACTGGTAAGTTTCCGTATTTTGCTTAGCTGAGAACGCTCCTGAATCCGCGATCACGCGGCAGGGCGCTATCTTTTCCATATCCGCTTTTTTGTAGTAAAAAAAAGAGCACAGGACATTTTTCGGTGGCGGGATCGTTGACCTCCCGCGGACGCTCGGTTTACCCACCTAGCCGTCGTCCCCTGCTTCCGAATCCTGAACGTTCTTGACCAGTAGATACCGGAAAGCCTCATTGTCGTCGGGGAACATAGCGCGGTGCCGCTCCCACCTTGTCTGCTCTCTAGGGTCTACCAGTAGGGTGATGCGCTTGAAGAAGTCCGTGGGGCTTGGTGGCTTTTCGTCGACCTCCCGCTCCAATTCCTCAAGGTCGGGTGGACCCTGGATGGCATCTTCCAGCATCCGCAGGTATTCCTCATCAAAACCGGTCCCTGCGATGTCACCATGAAGCTCTTCCAGGTTTTTAAGCAGCAAGTCCAGGTCCGGTCCCATACCCAGATCGGCCAGCCTGTTGTCGGCCAGCATGATTTTACGACCCGTTTTGTCGTCAACATCCAAAATATCCACCCGCATGGTCTTGTAACCCAACTCCTTAGCCGCTTGCCACAGGTGGTGACCAGCGAGAATAGTCAAATCCTTGGTGGCGACGATGGACCTGAACTGTCCAAACTGCTCCAGCGAGGTTTGTAGGTCGTCCACACTGCCACGGTTCGGATTATCAGGATGCGGCTTGAGGTCGTCTACGGGAACATCCTGCTGTCCGACGAATTTGATGCCACTCATACGTTCGATTCTCCTGTAGTTGATTCGCTGCTAGGTTATCGCGCTGTCGGTATTCCTTAAAGCCGCCACGCTGGTATTTGCGTCTAGGCGCAATCTATCACATACTTAATACATGCACAGTCACGCATATACAGAAGTGGTGGGAACGCTGCAACGACGCTGGCCCGCCGCATACCGAGATGCCGTACAAAACGTATGTCCACGATGCGGGGCAATACCCACAGAAATCTGCACCAACCCAACCACAGGGCAACCCAGCAACATACCCTGCCTACAACGCTTCTGCGTCAGCCTCCGCAACAGCGTGGGTAATAACTAGACCCGGTACAGCGTGCGCCACCCGCGCCATAACCATCCTGTGCCACCTACTGGGATACTTGCCGCCAGCAGCGTCATACTCCCGATCAGTCCGGTACGTCGCCACCACCACATCATTCTGCGTGGCCTTAACCTTACGACGGTAATGACCAGACAACTCATCAACCATCTGGTTAGTTTCCTCATAAATGTCGTCAATGAGCGACACCAACACTGTCGGTATGCGCTCCTTACCCTCTTCCATCCGCAACATGCGCCGCTTATTCAACGTCAGCTGCTCGGCCAACCAGTCAATCGACAACCCCAAATACTCCCGCATCGACTGCAACTCGGCTCCAGTCATTGCGGGCAAATCTTTCGATACATTACGCGGGACCGTAGACATTATGCTCCTAAGTCGGCCTGTGCCATCTGACGGCTCCACTCTACCCGCCAGCGGTCCCATCCGTGCAACAACATTGGGCATTGCTAAACCAGCCTTTCCACTGGCCGACCCTTTGCCGACCACAACCCCACACTACCACCCTTTATTGCCACTCCGGTATACTTAAAGTATGGCTAGGAGAGCAGCACCAGACCAGCACGTCACCGACAGGTGGGTCACAGCCCTGTCAACCATAAGCAGAAAACTGGCAGAACGACGAGAACTCGCCAAGCAGACAGAAACAGAATTAGGTCACGCCATCCGAGGCGCTTGCAGAGAAGGCGTCCTTGTGGGGCCAATTATGGCCGCTACTGGGCTTAGTAGCTCAAGGATTTTTCAAATTAAATTCGACAAGAAAGCTCAGGCGCCGCTGGCTTGAGACTGCAAGAGCTTATAAACGGCTTGCAGACGACCGGCGAGGTCGAGCTTGCCAAGTGCTATTGCATGACTCCTGCACACCGAAGTTCCCTGCACGTAGCAGACAGCTTTGATATCAATATCATCCAGCAGACATACGCAACATAACATCGGGCTTAGCCAGAACTCGGCAGGGTATAGGCCGTTACTGCGTATTCAGAGTTCACTGTTGCCTGCGGTATCCCCCACGCATGGTGACCGTCGCAGACCAACCAATCTGTATCGGCAATAACGATGGGAACATCGCCGGGACGATCAATCGTCAAACGCCAGATAGGTGGATTCGCGGTTGGATCAACGTCATCAACTAGCGTACTGATGTAACCCAATTGATGAATAAAATTGCAGCCTGTGAACGCGTCCATCGCAGTCGCTGCTGTCAACTGCCAACCAATGAGAGCAATAGTCAAACCGGTAATTGGATCAGCGTTGTTGGGCATCAGGAGGTTCGTAGTCATAATCTTCCTATTGGTTACTGGTAGGCGAGTATGTAGACCGCGCCGCCGCCGCCGCTACCGCCATTCCCGCTTCCTTCCCCACCGCCAGCGCCACCGCCACCGGGAACGCTTCCGCTAGCCGATATGGACTGGCCGCCAGCGCCCCCGTAGTAAGTGGTCCCATTGTAGCTCTTGTTGCTTTCGGATTGTCCACTTGCTTGGGATGACCAATACCCCGCTATCTGTCCCGTTGCATTGATCGTACCGCCACTGGCAGCACATAAGCTCGTCGCGCCGTTCAACACTTGACTACCTCCGCCACCGGTCGGCGGCGTCCCAGTGTAGGGAACCCCCTGATTGGTGGTGCTATATGGGGCGCCACTGCCGCCCGCGCCGACTTTGATGGTCAGCGAAGGCCAGGTACCTCCAAATTGAGCTTTGGTACAGGTAGTTGTAGTGCAGACACCAGCGCCGCCGCCGCCGCCGCTGTAGTCACCGTTATTGCTGCCCTGGTAACCCCCAGCGCCAGCTCCGAAAACGGCGATATCAATGCTGTTAGCCCAGGTTGGAGGTACAAAACCTAAAGTGTTTGCCGTGAAAGTCGTCAGCAACGGCGGGTACGAAGTTGCGTTTGCTTCTCCACTCAGTCCGAACCAGGGTGTTGTCTGCGAATAATACGCACCGAGTGTTGCCGAACTAGCGATACTTGAAATAACGCTACCGCCGAGATTGGAAATAGCGGGATACAGCGGGATGACTACCGCCGTAGCATCTTGAGTTGTTGACGGCGTAACGGCTGCTGCGGTATACAGTGCGGTACTGGCAGAAGTGCAGTCACCAATGAGTATTGCGGCGCTGTTGGTGGTACCGCTGATTACTGACGCGTTATAACGGCTAACTGCCACGACGTTAGCAACCGGCTCAGTCGAACTCCCGGCCTGAGAAAAGTTCGTGATTGTCGCTGTCGTGACGCTGCCGTTGATGACAGACTGTATTGACACGTACAGCGCAGCGGTGGTGGCAACAGTGTAACTATTGCTAAATACGCCACTAGTCGAACCAGTCAAAACCTGGGCTGCACCTACACCGCCGACATTGCTGTAGCTCACAGAATTTGCCTGCACCAGAGTAATATTCGTCGTTCCCGAAATGGTCAGAGAAACCGTCTGAGAACCACCCGTCACCGCATTCAAATAAAAATATTCAGTAAACCCCTGCGTAGTGCTGGTGTAGTTCGTTGCGCCAAGAGAGGTCATGGCTACGCCGCCGTAGGTCACACTTCGCGTATAGGCAGTGTAGGAGGCGCTATTGGGGTATACCATGACGCTAACGGCAACGATTACGCAGTCACCTGCGTTCGCCGTGTGCCTCCATGTTCCAGTCACGCTGCTGGCAGATGTTGTGTGACTGTAGCCGCTGCCGACCCCGCTGTAGGTGGGGAACGAAGTGAAAGCTGGAACAAGTCCGACGAGATCAACCGCCGCTGATGCCCAGTTTGCAGAAGTAGAATTTGTTGCGGAGAAAGTCACGCTGGCTGCACCAGCAAAGTCTCCGATTGCCAACGGAAATTTGAACCCGAGCGTCGAGTTAAGAATGTCCTGGCTGGCGTGAGAAGAAGACGCTGAATAAGCGCTCAAAGCCTCCGTAGACCCAGTGGCTTGCGCGGCTAAACAGTTGGAAACAAGATGACCGACAGCCGACGTGACAGTTTGACTTGGAGACGTCGATGCGCCGTAACTGCCAGATGAGGTCATGGACGCCACATTGAGATAGCTAAAAGAGTTGACGTAAGCAACGTAGATTGATGTCGACAAGCTGGCCGACATGTATAGGGTGTAAGTTCCAGCAGGAATACCTACTGTCCCAAACACTTCAATCACGCCATTAGCATTAGAGTTGTTGAAGGCCTCTGAAATTAAAAAAGCGAGGTTGTAGGTCAATCCCGTATTGGAGTCAACGGCATAGACGTTAACCCCAGCGTGGTTATTACTTGTACCACCGTTACGTGCAAAATATACGACTAGCGCCGACGACGCGGAACTTCCCACCGTGTGTGACCATGAAGTACTCCACGAAGTCACCGCAGTTGTGACGTTCAATGTAGAACCAGCGCCGCTAGTATCGAATGTTGGACTTACACTGGTCCGCGCAGCCCCGAGCGCTTTCGGATAGATGGACCCGCCAATCTGCGGGATCAGACTGGTCTGGCCGACGAGGTTATAACTACCACTGCCAGTTACGGCCAGTTCAACAGCATAAACCTGGCCTTGGGAAACATTGATGAACGGCGTCACCTGGGGTGCACCTCCCATCAGAGACGCAGCGTTTACCGTCAGCAGAGGTTCAGCGCTGCCAGCCAGACTATTAGTGAATGTGACGAGGTAAGGACCACCAGCATTACCCTGCACCACGACGTTACCGCTGCCGACGCTGCTCAAAGCCGACAATGCTGCCTGAACGGAACCGGTACCAGACGCCGGGGCATTGTAGGCAATCGCAGAGGTAGTCGCACTACCGAGCGTCAGAGTAAAAGTTCCGCCCGTTGCGTTACCTAAAGAGATGTTCTGCAAAGCGCACCCGGTGACAGTGGTGATGCCGCTTGACACGGTCGTCGTGTTTGGAAACTGAAAATAATTCCACACTGCACTGCCAGATACAGCAACTCCGCTAAAAAGCGCGGACGTGTAATACATGAGGTTCGGTGACGAATACAGCCACGTCATAACGCCGGTCTTGGTATTAAGAGCGTAAACGGTCAGGTAGAAGCCGGTGACAGTTCCAGTGCTGCCGAAATTTCCCAGCCAAGCAATTTCATCTTTTGTAGCTGAGATGTCTGGAATTGATATAAAACCAATAGTTGACGCTGACTGAGTAACGCTGTTGGTAGAGAGGGTCGTAGCAATTGTTGAAAGATGAAAAACCGGGTCTAAGGTCGGATCAACATTGTTGGCGATCTGTTTATTCTGCGCTTGTTGCGTGTTGAATGTTTGCTGCGTTTGCGCAACATAGTTGACGGACTGTGCTGGTGGCGGTGGTGGAGTACCAGATGACGACTGAGTGAAGCCGAGAAAATTGCTGACGAAGCTGTTCCAGTGCGTCTGAATGTTAGTGACGGTGGCCTGGGATTCACTGGAAATATAGTTAACGAACGCGTTGGCGTGTGCCTGCACATCATTACCCAGGCTTTCACCGCTAAGAATCGACTGCAAGTTGACGTTCGGAATACTTTGCAGCGCCTTCTCAAGAGAGCCCACGTCGGTCAGCACCGCGTGAGTTATCGAATCCGTATAATTGAGAGCAGTGTTTATATTAGTGACAATCTGCTGAACATCAGCCCCTAGATTACTCCCGCCGAGCACGTCTTTGACGAAGTTCGCAGGAATGTTCTTTAAAGCGGTTTGCAGATCACTAAGCGCATACGTTACGGGCGGCGTCGTCGGTACTAGATTATTGATGGTGTTGACAACTTCATTGACAATTTGCTGACCTAGATTAGCGGCAGCAACTAAATCAGCACCAGCGCCGGTTGCCAGTAACACATTTTGAAAATAATTCTCAGCCTCTGTCGTTGCGTCGAATAAAGCCGACAAGGGATTGATACCACCGAGGAACGCTTCGACGTTGCCGAAATACGTGCTGACATCGTGCAGCAGCGGCGCAATGGTCGAGAGTACACCCTGCAGAATTTCAGACGGCAACCCAACAATCGCCTTAATGAGCTCCTGGACGATTTGGTGAACGTAGTCCAGAAACGCCTGTCCGGCGCTGTGAGCTTGATGTCCCAGAACATCATCAACCCCCTGGAAAAGTTGATTGAGGGGGTTTTTGTCAGCGTAAAACAGGTTAGCACCGGACAGGGAGTTACTGCCGGATTTAATGTCAATTGCGCCTGCCACGGCTACACCGGGACCAGCATGATGAAGATTTGCGCGTCAGTGGGATGAAACGAGTACAACCCGATCTGTCCGTCGTTGTAAAGGTTGACGTAGATGGTCCCTTGCGCCGGATTGCTGTGATGTGCTGGAACGACAGCGGTACCGTTGTACGGCGTGATTGCGGCTCCGGTCTGATTTGGTGTGCTGTAGTGCGGCATGATGTTCACTTCGCCAAGACTGTTACCGAAGCCGCGTGCGATTTGTTGACCCGAGCCTGGGTCGCCTAGCAGGACTTCACACCCAATCATCAGCGGGTTGGTACTTAACTCGATACCGAATGCGCCGATGTGACCCCACACGATTGGTGTCCAGTCAAATGACTGCGGCGGTATCGAGAAGCTGCCGATTGGTGCCATCTGAGAGATGCCTGAGAAGTGCGTGAAGGATGCCTCTGGCATGGAGTACGGGGAGGGCATCAGTTGAGAAATGGAAACCGGTGTCCACACCGGAAGGCTGATTGTTGCAGTGTTGACTGATGGTGGGATGCCGCCACCGGTACCGGAGCCACCTGTGTCGATAAAGGTAGGACTGACACCAGCGGCGGGAGCTGAAACAGACGCTACCTGAGAGTTTTCGCCACCGGCTGTGGTACCACGGTAAATGTGGTAGGCAGTAGGGCTAAAGTTGCCGCGTCCACCAGCATTCCAATGAAGCGTGACTTTGGACGTACTGCCGGTTGTCGTCACAGCTATTTCATTGGACGCTGTCGTTTCACCGTTGCTGTTGACGCTGGTCACCACATAGTAGTAGGTACCAGCAGCTAAAGTACCACCTGTGCTACTCACAATTCCGAGTAGGCCTGATGGTGGCGACAGCAACCCATTCTGGTAACTGCCGGTAAAACCCAACACATCCCCGGCCTGCGGCGGCGCAGTCGTAAAATCAACGTCAGGACACAAAGCCAGCGCGGCGGCTGGACCCTGCGGTCCCGCAGGCGCGGAAATATTGAACGTGAGGGTCGGTGTCCACGCATTACCGGTCTGCGTGACACTGTTACTCTGATTCGGTGGCAGTACGTTAAGCTGCGGTGTGATGACCGGAACCGGACCCTGTGGGCCGGGACTCCCCAAGGTCAAACGCTTGAATGTTGTCCCGTACCACACATAAATAGAACTACCGATGATGTCACCATTGGCATCAATGTCGTCAATCACCCAGTATTTGCCGATGTCCGCGCTACTGTTCTGCAAAGTTTTAGGCAGATTCGACACGCTGTCAATGCTGTCATTCTGCAACGTCATGGCAAACATGTTTTGCCCAGGTGGACCCTCTGGTCCCACGGCCACCGCAATGAGCAGAGAACCCTGGTCGCCCTGGATTTCATACGTCGCCAAGAACTCAGGTGGTCCTTGCGTCACAACCCCATACACGCGGGTGTTGATAAAGTAGTCGTTTAGGAAGGTCGTGTCACCGACCGCTGGCTGGGTCATCCGACCTCCTCCCGTCCTGCGCTAGTTTAGTAGATGTTGAAGGTAGAAGACTGAACCTGAGGTATACCCACTGTGGGTGTACCAGTGGACACAAAACCGATCCCAAAAGTGGTTCCGGCCGCAAACGTCAGGGAACCGACTGTCCCACTGAAGTGAGAGGCACCGGTACCGCCCGTAGTCAACCCAAAACCAGTACCGGACGCAGCCAGGTGTGTCGTGACCACGGAGTAAAAATAGGAGCTAGAACCACTGGCCGTACTTGTGACCGTGATCTGAACTTCCAAGGTCATGTTGTCGGCCACGTTTGTTAACGTACCGAGCGGCTGAGTTACATCAGCGGTGTCGGTAGCGTTACCGTTAGTGCCCCTAAACAGGATGATGCTGAAGGTGCCACCCGTACTCGGCTGGTCCTTGTTCATGGCAATGTCCCAAATGAATGTGCTCTTGTTTGCGGTCAAACCATAAGTACCGCTCAATGGGTTAGACGGCAGCGCCAAGTTTGATGACGTGACGTAATACTTGGTATTCGCCACACAAGCCTGAGACTGCACAGCAGTGTTGAAGTTCGTTATTCCGTTTGGCAGGTTAACTGCGGGCACAGGGACCGATGAATTGAAAGCCAGGAGCCAGTTGGCGGGGGTCGTCGGAGTAGCGGTGGCCGCGACGAATGTCGCGGTCTGACCGACCAACAGAGTTGTAATTGTAGTCGCGTTGGATGACTGAACAACAACCGTGCCGGTACCAGTCTGACCGTTTGAGATGGTATATGCGTAACCGGCGTTGATGCTGGTCGTCGGCAATTTCACTGTCTGAACAAACCCGCCGCTACCAGTAAAAATCTGAGTCTGACTGCTTGCAATGGTCAATGTGACGGTGTTTGCGGATGCCACCGCCGTTGACGTTTGCGCCGGGAGGAGCGCATTGGCTGAAAGATTCTTGTTGGAATCCCACTCAGCTAACGTAGAAGAAGTGGGCGTTGTGGAATACGCCGACGACAGCAGGCCGGATAACGGTAGTCCTGTTGCATTCGTCAACGTACCGCTGGACGGCGTACCCAAAGCGCCACCGGGTACAAGATAGTCGGTACCCGCGACAGCTGCGGTCATCGGGGTCGTTCCAGTTCCTTTGACAAGGCCGGTCAACGTCGTCGTACCGGTACCGCCATTCGCCACGCTGATAGTGGGGAATGTGCAATTAGTCAGGGTTCCACTGGTGGGTGTCCCTAAAGCGCCGCCAACCTGGACGTATCGGCTATCAGTTGCGGTCAGTGGCGCGTCCGTGCTGACTACATACCACACCGCCGCTGATGCGGAATACAGTAGGTGCAGCGTTTGATATTGGAGGACAAGCGACAACTGCGTCCCGTCGCCAACAGAGTTAAACTTGTCGCTGCCCTGTGTCTGCACTGTCACGGCGTAAGCAGAGGAGTCAATTTTCTTCACAACGATCTGGGCTTCATCCGCTGGCGCATTCGGAAGGGTGACGGTTACCGCGCCAGCAGTAGCATTGACCGGGATCAGTTGACCGGCAGCAGCCGTGTAATTGGCGTTCTGTACGGCAACTGGCTCTATTTGCAGGTTGTTGACCGCCGCTTCAACAGCGTTTTCGCTGCTAGAAGAGAAGATGCTACCGGAAGTCCAGTTGGCAGGCAGTGTCATGTCTCTATCATTCCTTAAAAACGAACGGGAAGCTCAACGGGAAGGTGTCGTAGGTTTGCGGCGTCACATTAGCCAACATCGGTACGACCATAATGAAAAGCTGAGCATCCGTGGTGTAGTAGGTGGAAATATTACCCGTTAACGCCAGTAAAGCATCAATCACACTCAATACCGCGTTACCCAAGCCGGGGAGTCCGAGGAAGTTAGCGAGCGCATCTATCTTCGTTTGCAGGCCAGTGACGGTACTGACAGCACCGTTAATCCACGGTACCAGCGCCACCATGACGCTGCTGATGGTGTTATTTGCACCCGTCAAACCGATTTTGTTAGCCACCCCGTCCAGGTTTTGCTGGAACAAGTTGAGCGCTGCGACGGCAGAAGTCGGAGAGAGGCCAGTACCTTGATTGATGGCGCTGGTCGCCGCGTCCAGCGCCGTCCTGATATCTGTGGTGATAGTAGCGCCAGGAGAACTGATAAACGAATTGAATAATGTTACGACGTTGGGAATCCAGTTGCCGCCGAGTACGTCGGACAACTGCTGCAAGGTCGGCTGGATGGTGTTGAGGACACTGGCAAGCTCCGACGGGGTGTGAGAAATGCCCGGTATGCCAATCTGATTAGCAACAGCATCAAGACTATTCTGCAGGTCAGCGGTCACAGTAGCAGAGAAAGAGGCCAGGTTGCTGGCAATGGACGACAGCAAATTGGGAACGCTGAAACCCAGGATGGAGGTCAGTTTACCTGCCAGAATATTGACCTGGGCATTCAACCCGTTCAGCGCTTCTGTGACGACGTTCGTTGCGGCGCTGACCACCGGGTTCCCAGTCACCAGGCTCGCAATAGCATCCAAGCTGTTCTGCACTTCCTGCGGTACGCCAGCGACAAGGCCCTGCACCAGACTGATTGTCCCTTGTATGGTGGCGACCGGGTGGCCTATGGCGGCGACGAGCGCGTCGAGCGCGGATTGCAGGGTGTTGGGGTTAATAGTCGGATTAAAAGTGTAGTAGCCGTACTGGCCGTCGTTATAGAGGTTGACGTAGACCTTGGTTGGCGGGGGTGGCGACGTGTTGGTTGTCCCGCCACCGGAATCAATGATACTGAAAGTGGTACCTGACACGCTCTGTACCAGCACACTTTCCGCACCGCTGCTTGTCCCGCGATAGATGTTATAGCCGGTAGCTGGGGGGCCGATCCACGACAAGGTGACCTTGCTGTGTGTGCCCTTAGTGGTCACCGCAACCTCCGCAGACGGCGGCGTTTCCGTATCCGCGTTGACGGCGGTCACAACGTAGTAATAGGTGGCCGCTGGGAGTGAACCACCTGCTGAGGAGGCGGTGGCAACAAGATTAGACGGACTGGCAGGAATTACCGCTAGGCCGTTGGCGGGTTTGATGTTACGCGACGGCGTTTTCGGAGTTGAATAGTGAGGTGAAATGTTGACAACGCCATGCCGTGCACCCATGCCGCGCCCAATGCGCTGACCATCATACATTCCGTCATCAGTCAAGCTGCTGTCGCTCAGCAGCACCTGGGCACCCACCATGAGGGGATTGCCGGACAGGTTGAAACCACCGGCTGACAGGTGGCCCCACACGACGGGGGTCCACGGATAGGGTTGCGGCGGGAGGGTGTAGGAACCCACGTTGGCCTGCTGCGCGATACCACTGTAGGCGGAGAATTGTGACATCGGCATTGAGAACATTTTCGGCAGATAAGCCTCAATGTTGAATGGTGTCCAGATTTCATAACCGTCAGCGGTGACCCCACCCGATGAGGCAAGGACACAAGGGTTCGCAGGCAAACCACCAAGCACATTAACGTCCGGGAAGAAACCTAACTCACAATTCGGACCTGGAGCGCCAACCGGGCTCGGAAATTCAAAGTCCCAGCCGGGAGCCCATGTCCCACCCGACGTAGACACCGCCGCTGGCAGCCCAGGAGTAATTGTTTGAGTGGCGATTGAGATTTCCGGCATCGACCCAGGTGGACCGACCGTACCCATCATGATTTGCCGGTAGTAGGTGCCCCACCAGACGTAGCACCACGTCGTCAGGATATGACCGGCGCTGTCCAATTCATCAATCAGGTAATACTTACCGATATCCGCTGTCGTGTTGCTCAGCGTCGGCAAATCACTGACCGCCGTCACATTCTCGTCGGTCTGCTCCCGCAGGGCTACCAGACCCTGCCCTGCCGGTCCCTGCGGCCCCGCCGCAGCATCCAACGTAAAACCCACATCACTCATCACCTTGAATGACGCGGTGTACTGGTTAGGGGTGTCGGGGTAAGTCGTTGCCGCCGACACAGCCATCTTAACCGCGCAACTCCCCAGGTACAGGATCGTGCCCACGCTAGGAGCGGTCACGGACGACTCCTCGGCTCATCTACCACAGTGACGGTCGGTGTGACCCGCCACTGCGGCGGCATCTCCATAGGCGGCGCGTTATCCCGCATAGCGGCCAGCCTACGGGTATCTGGCGGCAACCTGGGGTCATTAGCCTTGGTTTCCGGTGTCAACTCCTGGCTGGCGTCATCCGCGCTCCGAACATCAACCCAAGTGTGCGCGTCAGCGTACACACCAGGAGCAGCGAATTGACGCTTTTTGATGTACCGTGGACCGCTGCTACGAAAACCATTGAGCGCAAGCGTCCACGCGATAGCGATCTTAGACGGACCCAGTGCAGATAAGTCATGGACATGACCCTCCGGGTCCACCGGGTACGATAGGCAATCAAAAATCTCCAAATACGCGGCCTGCACCTTGAGCATCTCGTAGGCGCGTTCTTCTTCCTCGGGCGTCAAATTGGCTTGCTGGATTGTCTTTGGGGTTAACTCCCCGCGATCCCCGAACTGGAGTAACGGGGCCGTGCCTTGCCGCCGCCGCTTCGCATTGCCAGCGAATTGCGGCGGAAATTCCTGTCCGTTTAGAAAGTTTGTGTCCATCTTTACCCTTGGAAGATAGTACCCTCACCAGCCAGCTGGCTGATGAAAGTGTAGAGGGTGGCGATGGTTTTGAAGGCAGCCCCAAACGGATCAGCTTTTTTCTTATCCTCACCGATACGATTGACTATGGTCAGCGGCTTTTCCCACTCCCAAGTATGTTTTACTGTGTAAATGTTATCAACGTAGATGACACCGTCCTGCTCAAAACCCACCCGGTCACCCAGCGTGTAGTCAACACCATAAATCCAGGGGAAACAGTTCAAGGTACTGACATCAAAACCGGCGAACGGCCTCGTCTTCCAGTTGCCGCTCCGCAAAGTCAACACAGAAGCCAGCGTGTAAGCCGCGCCACTGCCACGCTCAAAATGCTCCTGCCACGCCAAATCGCCAGCATATAAAGCACGCATCGGGTCTGTGAAACGCTCCCACGCAAACAATACGTTGTCCAGCTGACCCTGGTAGAGATTGTCGAGTCCCGCACCCTGTGGTGCACCACCAAACTCTTGGATGAAACCGTCCGTGATGACAGTTTGCAGTTGACTGAGCCCGTATTTAATGGCAAAGGTTTGCGCTTCATTAATAATTACTGGACTCTTACCCCCGGTCATAATCGTTTTGGGGGAACCTTTGTGATAGGTGACGTTAGCTGACAACCTGCCGTTGAAAGTCCCGTCCCACCAAATAACCTTCGGCGGCGGTACGGCCACATTCAGCAGTTGCTCCAGCAGATACGTCTGCCCCAGACCTGAAGAGTCCTCAACGCTAAGTCCGTTGAGGACACCGGCAGCATCATAGGTGTCACCTGTTTTGACGTTAACCAACACCGGAGTGATTAAGTCATCTAAGGTGACGGCGACGGTGGACAGCAAACCGTCAGCAATCGTCCCAGTCGGCCCCGTCACCCCGCTCACGTCTTCAAAAGCAAAAACCACGCAGTTGCGTTGCGGAGAACAGAGTCGAGCTAACCCAGCTTCAAGTCCCGCAACGGAAATACCCGGAATCTGCGCCAACAATTCAGGTATGAGTTGGACGAGGTCTACTAACTCCGTGTTAGGGCTGTCAGCGTCAGTGGTCAAGTAGGTGTACGCCTTCATCGCGACACCACTGTCACTCAGTAAATCCTTGAACGAATCGTGCCAGTTCTGCCACGTCGTCCCAATACATGTCCACCGAGACTGGTCGAGTACCGGGTCCACAAACGCCACCTGTATCGGCCACTCAGTTGGCAGCAGGTTTAGCACCGCGTCAGGGTTAAGCGGATTGAGCCACCCTGCGGGGTCCAAACCACTGGCAATCCCGGACCAACCGGGAACGAAAAGCCGACCCAGGTTAATGAGCGCCGTCGTCGCCAAAATAGTACGGCAAGGACCGGGCATCACCCACATGCGCGGCAGTTGTATCTCCGGCGGGAAAATCGGGTTGGCGGCAACCAGCAAATGCTTCGCGTGTTCCCTGTGGTGTAAAGCCGACAACTCGATGGTGTGCTTACCATCTCCGTCTTGCTTAATGTGAACTTCAACAATTTTGCCACCCCACCGGGTGCGCCAATTCGGGTTGGTCCGATCCCAGTCCACAATAATGTGCAAATCTTCTACCAGCAAAGTTTCATTAACCAGCAGGTCTTGAATCCAGTTCTCCCAGGCAACGGTCACAATGAGCTTTCCGCTGTCCTCTAGCAGCTCCTCTGCCTCGCTTTTGATGATCCCATCAAGTTCCCACAGGCTGCTAAGGTTGCCGTCACCGATCCTGACCAGCGGTACCAGGCCAGCGCCTTGTATAGCTGTTTGCCTGACCCCATTGAGGTAATTGGCGGCCTGCGCTGGTTGACTGAGCAGGGACGGTACAGAGCCGTTGGACCCCGGTGTCTGCAAAAACGAGTCAGGACCAGCGCCGAATTGGATGGGAGAAGTCGTGGGGATGACCCCCAGGGTGTCGAGGAACTGCGGCATCAGCGACTCCTCTTATACCGCTGCGGGACAGCCGCCACAACAACTCCATTCGGGTCGCTGTGCCCCACCGTCAACGTCACCTCTGAACGCGGCGGTATGGCGTATATGAACCTGTTTTGAAACTGCAATTGCAGGGGCTTACTGCCGCTAGTGGCGGCGGCAAGGAAGTAATTGAGCACAGTTGACTGTCGTACAAGATCGAAGACTAGATTGCTGGTGGGGTCGTTGGCGGCGGTCAAAGTACGGTGCCCAGGTTCCGTATCACACATAAACGTCCCGACGCTCGACACCGTTCCCGGCAACGGTACCAACCGGCCAGAGGAATTATCCTGCACGACAGCTTGACCGGGAGAGGAAACGTAGTAGGTGACATAACTCGGCAAATCTCCCGCGTTAGCCAGCGGCAAATTACCCCAGAAGTAAGCCAAATGCTGCAACCCTGGTGTCACACCCGTCGCCAAATTCGCAGGCGCAGCCTGGTAGCTCCCTGACTGTGCTGATTGGAAAGTTGCCGCCCTAGCCGGTTTAGTGAAATACGGGCGTTGCGCCACCCAGGTGATGTCCCACCGGGACACGTTATTACCCCACGCGGTGTTGTCCATCGTCTGCGGCGTCTTAGTTGGCTCTTCCGGCCGGACGGGAATCCACCGCCAACCAGAGTAACGGGTGTAAATACCCATCCAGCCGTCATTCGACTCATCCTGGCCGGACCACCAATAGTCCTCAGCCAACCGGTACTGGTATTCCGTCATGGGCGGGTTGCCGCCGATGATGATACTGAAGTTGAACTTACGCTCCGGAATGTTCTGACGTTGGATTAAAGACCCCATAATGTAGGGGCTGTTGACCATGACCTGCGTGAACGGCCACTGCTGGTCGCCATACACCTGTGTCGCAATCCGGCAGCCCTCAAGCCCAGCATAACCGCCAGCCAGGTTATGAATATTGCCCAACGGGTCCAGGTAGATGATTTTGGTACCAACCCCCTGCAACCCTAACGACAGCTGCGGAAACTCAACAGCCGCCTCCGTTGCAATGACCCTGCCGACCGTGGCGCTGCTGTTACCTGAGGCAACGACCGGGGTACCGGCAAAATTGATGACGTTACTCATTTACTGGTGCGGCTCTTAACTCGCCCAATGGTGGCGGTACGCTGCTGCGTGGGAATCCTTTGCAGACCTGGCGGCGGCGGTCCCTGCGTTATTACAACCGCGCTGCTGCTGCGCCCACCAGGTCGCGTAGCGGCAACAGCGGTAGCCCGCTCATTCGTGGACACCACTGTCAGCGCCACATCCTTAGCCACGGCCATACATCCCACAAAGTCATCGACCTCTCGCGGATGGAGATGCCGTGGCAGCATGATAACCCCGGCAGGATCGACACTGATTTGCCAGCAACCGTAGGTGACGAGATGCCAACTACCATGACGCTGCACAGTGGCGGGACTAGCCGACACCGGCTCTGCCACCTTCTCGCTCTTTGCTTTCATAGCCGCTCCGATACAATTTATTATTTGAAACTACCGGCTCTACGTCACGCCGGGATTGCGCGCGTAAACGAACTGACCAGCTTCGCCGCCTGGGATATTTGTTGAGTCACGAAATCTGCTGTTTCACCTGATCCTACGACAGCCCCGCGCTGATCGTGAAAATAGTTGACAGTGTGGTTGTTATTCTGCGACCTTCCCGGCCTTGTGTCCCTATTGTCAGTCATCCTGCCAGGTAAATCAGCATTCGCGGCACCGGTCGGGTCTCTATCATTTCTTGCCGGGATTTTGATTTTCAGTTGCGGTCCACCCAACTCTGCGGCGCCACCACCGAACATGTCCAGCAAACTCTGCCCATTCTGCGGTCCACCCTGCAACGGGTTAGTAAAGATGCTCATAAAAGCGCCGAGGACATTTTCGCCCAGCTTGACGCTGCCCCACTGATTTGGCGGCTTGCCGAATACCTCTGGAAAACCTAACTCCTGCAAAATACCGCGCGTGAATCCAGAGCCGAAACGCTCAGCATTCTTGTCAGGGGTCTGTTTGGCAGCACCACCCTTGGGTTTGTACGGCGTCGGACCCTCAAGACTCTCGTCTGGAACCTGATCCTCAATTTCCCGCTCACCACGCTTCGTAGTGAGGCTCGTCTTGAACTTCTCCAACTCCGCGTTTGCTGCGTTAGCAGCCGCAGCCAACGACTGCAAGCTATTCTTACCGTCGCCAATGAATTCTTGGCTTCGTACGTTCTGCTCCTGCGGCGTTAGCGCCTCATACTCCTTTTCGCGAGCTCTATACACGGTGTCAGCGTTGTCATATTTCGTTTGCAACTCCGTCAATTTGAGGTCGTCTGATGCGTCTTCTTGTGGCCGGGCAGCCATTTTATTCGCGTGCCGCAAACGGCGTAATTCCCAATCGGCATAGGCTTTCTTCGTCGTGTCATAGGGTGCGGGTTCATATCGCACCCCGCTCGGCGTTGTTGGCCCAAACGGTAAACTACCTGAAGGAACAAATTCTGGGTCGTTGCTGTAATTTGGCTCCTGACCACCTCCCTTGATAGCACCAGATAACGTCGCATACGTTAAACCGCCGCCGCCGCCGCCGTACCCGCCGCCGCCGCCGTACCCGCCGCCGCCGCCGTACCCGCCGCCGCCGCCGTACCCGCCGCCGCCGCCATTCATTCCAGCAAAGGTAAACCCATAGGCTGCTGGCGCTGGCGTGGAGGACGTGCCCGCTGGCATGTCTCCCGTTCCCTGCGGACCGGGACCACCCCCTTGCGGGAAGCCACCACCTTGCGTCCTAACGTGAACATGATCCATGTGGTTCTGCGTCGGCGAACCACGATCACTCATACGAGACGATGTACCGTCAGGATTCCACTGCGTTTGCTGCCACAACGCATACTCAACACCCAACGCTTGACTGTTTGCCAGCACAAAGCTCGCCACCGCATTACCCAGAGCCGTATCGTTGCCGACCATAACGTCCACAGCCTCTCCGGAACTGTGTTCGTTATAGCCGTCAGGACCATGATAGAGGCCAAAACTGCTGACACCGGGGAACACCTGTGCGATTGCTTCTGTCGCCGCAATTGTGTCCACCTGGGCGCCAGTGGTGTCGATAGCGACAGAACCGCCCCCGGCGAAACCCTTAAGGCCGTAATTGACAGCGTCCAACAGTCCCTTGTGCTTTTGAGCCTGATCTCGACGCACAACATATTCACCGACCTCAAGCGCAGCAGGAATGGTGTCGCGCCCCGGCAACCAACTACCCTGAACCCAGGGACTACCGCCACCGGTGAAGCCAGGTAACACTGGGGATTGCGGCGTTAAACGAAGGCCGCTCTGTAAACCAGCACTGGACTCCCTCCCCGGCAGATTTGCACCCCAGTCTTTGCCGTTGGGGTTGATACTAAACAACTTCGCCGCAATCTCGGCCTGCTGCTGCGGCGTTGCCTGCCTTGGGGTAGGCGCGTAAGCGGTACCACCCAGCAGCCGCCAATTTTCTGGAGTGATTTGAAATAAACCCTCTGCTTCATTGCCGCCGCTGTTGACATCAGTAATCTGCTGAATGATGTTTGAGATACCGGAAGACTCCCGATTGATGAGGTGTGCCCAGGTCGGGTCCGTAGAGGTCCACGTACCATCGGGTTTTCGGTACAATTCGATACTGGAACTTGCACCCATTCCTGGATATCCGATACCGGGTATTGGATTCGTTTTGACCGATACGGTGTCACCGCCGCCGGAAAAACCAATCATCCCACCAAAATGATGCGGAGTTTGTTCCCAAGGGAACTGTCCGTACTGGTGGTGAGCAGGCGGCGGCGGCGGCTCTACATGGACAGGTGTGTTATCTGGACCTCCGGGCAGCGGCGGCTGGTTGTTATCAGGATTTTGATAAAACAGCCACGAATCCTTCACCATGTCCCAAACTGATGGTGTGTCAACAATTTGATTCCACAGGTCAGCTAGGCCGTCAGGTACGCCAATGCCGTGATCGCTGGTCTTTGAGAACCAGTCGGCAATCGCATCCCACGTCTTCTGGTCCTCCGCATTGAAGAAAGTCCTCGGCGTGACGTTTTTCTTAGAAGGCTGTCCTTTAAGCAGGTCATTGACGCCGCCGAAAGGAAGAACACCACTCTTCCCGTCATAAAGATTACCGTCGCGGTCTAGACTCTGAGTTTCTTGTAATTTGTTGAGCCCATGCTTGATGGATTCCGGGTGGGCCGCAATATAATCTTGCGCGTTTTTGGGTAGGGATTCAATGTCGTAAATGGACACCGGTGTACCCGAGAGGATTGAATCCCACTTTGCGTGCAGTTGCTGATCGTATTTAGCACGATCAGGATTTTGCTGCCCATAACGGGGGTCGCTAACGGGGAACGGACCGAAACTGCCGCCTGGAATCGCCGACCCACTACCATTGACACCATTGACTTGGGCTGCTGTTGCGTCGGTAGGTGTAGCGCCGGGGAACCACTCATATCCGGTAGCACCCTCGGGACCAGCACCTTCTGGTTCCGTAGCCAGCAGAGGACCGACGAGCGTGTTGCCTTTCTTCCACGACCAAGCCCCCGTTCCCGGCGTGTGCTGTTGCCCGTCGGGAGCAGTGTGGGAACCAGGCGCGGTGTGGGAACCAGGAGCCGTGTGTGACGCGGAAGGACCGGGTGGTGTCCCGCTACCATGATGAGTGTTGGGGCTGCTGCCAGGACCGGGTGCAGACCCGCTACCCAGGTGAGAGTTACCCAGGCTACCGCTAGTGTTCGGAATGATTAGTGGTACACCACCCGTAGTTAAGCCCGGTGTAGCCAGACCGCTGTTGCTGACAGACGCGGCAGACCCCGCGCCACCGGATGTCACGATTACGTACAGCGGATCATTCAAAGTTCCCTTGGGCGGTCCACCCGACATGTTCGGTGCGGGCATTGTATAGAGTGGTTGCGACGGCGTACCAGAAGGCATGACTGGTGTAGGCGCATTCGACGGCTGCTGCTGCTTCAGTAAATCAGCAGCAGTTTTCTGAAAATCTTCCCAATGTGGACTGATGGGGTTGGTACCTAACGGACCACCCTTACTCGTCGCCGCGAGCATATTTTCAATGGTTCCTGCTGGGCCGAAGGAGTTGCCATTAAAACCAGTGGCGTTTCTGTTCTCAAGTAGGTGAGTCAGATAGGCCTGCACGTTCTCCGTTACAGAACCACCCGCGTAGGGGTCAACCCCGGCACTCCGAAGAAAGTCCGGCTTTTCCTGGAACAAGCCCCGAACCGTGTCATCCTCTGGGTTAGCGGCAGGCGTACCCCCCTGTGGAACCTGCGGACCGCCACTAATGCTGGGGTTAAGGCTACTTTCTCCAACAGAGTACGCAACAATTTTCGTCGCGTCACTGTCGCTGAAACCAACTGATTTAGCGGCCTGAAAAATGTAACCAGCTATATTAGCCTGACTTGGTGCACCACTAAACGGGGGCAGTGACATTGGTTGCCCTGACGGCGCAGCAGGTGTCGAAGACGGCGAGGTTGCCGGTCCTACACCACCAGGCAACCTACCGTAAGGACCGGTCAGAATATTCGGATCAAGTGCCGGTATTTGCGGCGCAGCGGGAAGGCTACCTGGCAGCATGTAAGCCGGTGTTGGAACACCACCAGGACCAGCAACGACACCAGGCGGTAAAAGCCCAGAAATGTTACCGCTGGCATCAATAGTCAGCTTCTGCGTACCTGGACCGACGAGGTCGCTAGTGTCCTTAACGGCATTGCCGTCCCCGTCCACCGGTTCCAAACCCTGCTTGACGGGTTTGGAGTCTTCCTGCATTGTCTTGAAAAACTCTTCCATCATCGTCCGGGCCTTGTTGGCTTTGTCGCCAACATAGCTCAACTCATATACGACACCCTGGGCATCAATTTTCGCTGCCACGCCCAGGTCCATCAACGCTGCTTTTACTTCATCCCAATGCTTCTTATCACCCAATAACCGGAACAGCGGATGCTCAGCGTCCTTACCCGCAAACTTACCTTCAGCATCAAGTAGCGGCTTAAACGCTTGATTAAGGTCACCGCTGTCAATTCCCGTCAAGTATGCGTTCGTAGCATCTTGAAGATTTTTGAATCCCTGCGCTGAGTCAGCCAGACCAGCCGTGAGTTGCGGCAAAACAACACCAGTGAATTGGTGTAGCTTTTCATCACCTGTGTTGATCATTCCGGCCCAGTCGAAAAATTCTGCACGCTCAGCCATTTTCGAGAACTGGTTGACCGCGTCATTAGCGGATTGGAAGAAATGACCGAAACGACTGTCCTTGAATATAGGAATGTTTGCACCTAGATAGGTGAACATGTGAACGAATTGCGCTGTCAGATCACTGAGTTGAGCCACCCATTTAATTGTGAAGTCAATGAACGGTCCGATGAAATTCATCAGGTCACCGAAAAAGTTGGCCGCTCTGCCCATCACGTCAACAAAAATGCTCTCACAATTAGCTGCCCATGTAGCAATGTCACCCTGATGCTTAGCCAACCAGGTCGAGATGGAATTACCCATCTTGACGAGATTCTGAGCGAGACCGATCCCAGCTGGCTCTAAAGCCGCCCGCATCTGCTGGCCGATAATTTCTACTGCATCTCCCAGGGACTTGGTTTTCTCCAACTGCCCTTCAAGGCTGTCGTCCAGACCGGCCATAGCGGCTTGCATATCAGCTGGTTTCAGCAGGCCGCGCTCAACAGCATCTTTAATGAAGGTAGCGCCACGGTCACCGAAATACGTGTAGAGCATCTTAATGGCGGCATCACCCTCGCCATTGCTAATCATTTCCTTCGTGACTTCTAGCAGAGATTTCATCGCGTCTTTCGGAACTTTCCCCTCCTTGAGGAATTCCTTAACAGCGCGGTTAAATAGGAACGAGGCACGCAGCGCCTGGTCGCCACCCTTTTCCATCAACGCAAAAATTGCCGCCGTCTGATCCAAGCCGTAACCCAACTCCCTCAAGGCGGCGCCGGAAGTTTTCATATCGCCCAGCAACTTGACCATTGAGATGCCAGTTTTTTCTGACATATTCGTCAAGTGGATAAGAGCCTCATTGGCTTTCTCAGCCGGAATTGAGAAGGCATTGATCGCGCCAGCAAACTGGGTGGGGTCATACTTACCGACCAACTCAATGGACTCGGCCATCGTTTTAGTCAGTTCTTTGAGTTGACCAAGGTTCAGACCCTCTATATTCTGACCCAGCCGACCGATTGTATTGCCAACGTCCTCAAAGTGCAGAATTGCACCGGACGCCATGATGTCCCTGACGGCGTTAGTCAAATTATCGATCTGGCTGAAGTCCATGCCCTGAGAGGCAACCTTACGGGCCACTTCCTGATACTCGTTACCGATTTCCAGTAACGTGTCAGTCAGTTGACCACCCATTTCCTTGAATTGATCGAAATAGGGCAACACTGTTTCAATGGTTCCAGCAAAAGCACCCCCGATTAGCGGGATTGCTTTGACGAGCTTCATTGTGCTGTCTTCCAGCAAGTCAAACGCCTGCATGAAACTCGGCATCTGACCATGAACAACGGAGTCAAATTCCGACATCATCGTCGTCGCGGCGGCGCTACCGACACCTTTGATTGCATCCCGCATGCGATCCGTAGCGGTACTGGCAACCGCCTCCATGGCTGAGAGCATGAACTTGTTACCGAAATCAGCACCCGGATTGTCACCCTCAACGATCCCCTTGAAGGTATTCATAAAGCTGCTGGAGAACTTATCGCCAGCCTGCTTACCCTCAGCTGTCATCCTGGCAACCACGCCAGCCATCGACGGGACGACGTTAACCCAAACTGTCCCTAATTCTCCCCCAGCGGCGGCGGTCAAAATACCCTCACATTCGACGCGGGTTGGGCAACCTCAACCTGTGACGCACGACGGCGGTCCATTTCGTCCATCTCTTCCCACGTCATCACATCCGCATTACCGAAGGAAGTACCGGCTCGTTGACCAGGACGCTCATAGGGTTTCGTCAAATCCGCTAACCCCGCATTACCCTCTTGCAAATTTGCGAGCAAATGATCGGTGCGGGACCAGCCTTCATCCAACGCAAACCTCACACTGCTACCGGGTGGGGCCGCCACAACAATGGACAACATTTCTGCCAAGTCCAAACTTTTGAACATGTCGCCGGATTTGTACCCCAACGCCAGGACATCCCTGACCAACGCGTGCCAGTGCTTGCCGACGACCCAGCCCAGCATTATGATTCCCCCGGCGGAGAAACCCCCTGCGGCGCGGTGATGTCAGAAAACCATCCCCTGAAAAAGTCGGCCTGTTCCCGATCATTCAAGTCCATGACCTGCGCTTGAATATCACGCGGTACTTCAGCCTGAATCATCCACTCAAAACTCTGGAACATCTCATTCATCGGGTAAATACGCCAGAAGAATTTGGGATTGACAGAAACCGTTGTGATATGCGGAAAGACAATCTCCGGTTGCCCACCTTTGGGTTGATACCGGTACAACCGGCGCTTTCCATACGCTGGGTGCTGATCGTCTTGCTGCTCCGGTAAGTCAAACCGCTCAGGCGGTGTGACCGCAGTCCCGTCAACTTCTTTGTTGACGGGACGTGCGGCCTTCCGTGCAGACTTACGGGGTGTAACTTTCCTGGTGCTGGTTGTCACAGCACCTGACCGTCGTTCCAGTACTCATAGGCGTGGTTGCCGTTGGTGTCGGGGAACGGACGAAGTGTCAGGTCGTACATGGTCAACTGCTTGCTTGCCCACTGCACAGGTCCGACTTGCACGACCCGGGCATTGGGCAAGACCAGCCGCATGGACTGCGCCATGTAGTATGCGTCGATGACCCACACGCCCGTGTCGAGCAGCGTCGGGTTAAGAGCACTGGTGATCAGGTTGCCGCTGCTGAGGGTGGCGGCGGTAACGCCGACGTTGCTCTTACCTCGGACAGCGCGAGTCACGTCCGCGTTAGCGATCTGCAGCAGCTTGAACTTGATGGTCAGCGCGTACTTGTCCTGCAAGCTGGCAACCAAGTTGGTTCCCCAGTCGAATACCTCTACCTGACCACGGTCCTCGGTACGGTCCACACCCTCATTCGAAACACGACCCAACGTCACAAACGGTGCACCAATCGCGGTCGTCGCGTCGCTGGGGAGGGTGGTACCGAGCGGAGCGTACAGTACGCCACCGCTGACCTTGGGGAGCGGAGCAGCGACCTCCATGACCTGGAGTTCCTGCCCGAAAACTGGGTAACTCATAATTCCTCTTCCTGTTGACGGAACTTACTGGGAAGCGTGACATGATTATATCCCGGTTTCCAGGTTGAGGTGCGGCGTGTCGATGCTGACCTTTCATTTGCCTAGTACGCTGGAGGCCGATGAGCACGAATAGCTGCCGAATCTGTGATAAACGCGCCTATGCGCGGAACTTGTGTCGTATGCACTATGAACGTCTACGCCGCTACGGTGGTCCCGGCCCCACCAACATGATCGGACACCGTGCACCCTTCACTGACCGCCTACTGAACTCCATACAAATCTACGGTGGCCTGCCAGCCGACCCTACCCTCGGACAGTGTTCCGTGTGGACGGGGTACCGCCATAAAAGCGGCTTCGGCGCTATCTGGTCCGGCCACCGCCTGCTCTACGTTCACAGGGTGGCGTGGGAGCAAATACACGGACCCATACCGGTCAATGCGATAGTCACCCACCTATGTAAGAACCGCTTATGTGTCCGGGAGGAACACCTCAGCTTGATGCGACGTAGCGGCCCTGGAGCCGCCATGACACCTTACCGACAAATCGGGTCAAGTTGACCAGCGGGTCTTGGAGCCGAACACCGGCTCCACTGACGCGGGAAAAAGCGACAAAGTATTGAACCTGACTGCTGGGGTGAGTAATGGTTGTACCCATAGCGTTACCACCCCAACCCAACGCGGTCGCCAACAACTGCTCAGCCGCACTCTCCGCGCTGTTGGGCGCGTAAGCGTGCAAAATGACCCCCACGTCATACAGCAACCCATCTGCGCGCAGGAAGCCGCCAGATGACTCAACACGTAGGAATCCGTTGACCGTGTCATCGGTTTTGCTTGGTTGCGGCAGCCGGGTTGCGACGGGCGTTGGAGCCATTAATGGCGTGAAGTAGCTGATAGCGAGCCCACCGGTCGGTGGCGGGGCTGTAGTGGGATAGGGTCTGGTCATGGTTACTTCGGTCCGCGCGTAAATCGACCGGACTTGTCACGATACACCGTCTGCCCGTTGTCGAATGTTTGTTTGGAGTGGTAAATCGTTTTTTCTTCGGGTTGATAATCTTCGTGACCGTAATTGTAGCTGGCTGACTCATTGTCTTTAGGGTCGCTGGGGAACATATCCATCGCATGTAACAGCGTTGAATGGGAAGCGTTGTCCAGCTTTGCCATTAAATTGCCGGTCTTGACGCGAGCCCTGGCCCTAGTCGAACTGCTGGGACTCCAGTTCTGGATTGTCACCACATAGTCCGCTTTTTCTTCCGCGTTGCGCGTAATTGACATGTCGTTGGCCGCTTCCGCAATGCCTGTAGCACGTTGCTTAATTGCTTCTACAACAATGGGGTGGTGGAGGATCAGTCGCCAACCC